TATTGACAATAAATCCATATTCCTGTATAATATACACATACACTAGAGAAAAGGAAGTAAACATGAATTTATCAATTGGCACTAAAGTACGTTGGGAATCAGCCGCTGGCGTCAAGCGTGGCACTATTAAAAACATCGTTCTTAGCCCTGCTGCTAATGATAAAGTTACGCCATGGATTGATGTTGAATGTTTAGTACAAATTTCAGATATGTATGAACTCAAAAGTGTTCGGCTTTGTGCTAGCGATAGCAATCTCAAAGCAATGCGTGTTTCACTTGTTGCTTAAAAACAACACTTTTTATTGACAACAAATCCATATTCCTGTATAATATACACATACACTAGAGAAAAGGAGCAGTAAATGTCTAAAATTTATATGGTTATGGGCGACAATGGTCTGGGCAATTCCGGTGATAAGATTCTAGGCTGTTACCCAACTTTAAAATTAGCTGAGGCTCGATTGGCTGAATGTCAACTTGCGGCTGACAACGGTTATGATTCGGAAGACGATCTCGCTCCCTACTGTGAATACATGGGAATTATTGACTTTGAAGTTGGTCCCGAAGGTGCTAATCTTGATATTTCATTGAATTGAATCTGTTGTGTAAAAACAACACTTTTTATTGACAATAAATCCAATTTCCTGTATAATATACACATACACTAGAGAAAAGGACAGAGAATATGAACGTTATTTCAAGTTTGCAAGCCGCCAATACTAAGCATTTTGTTGAGTTGATTTCATCTGGCATGCCATCTAGTCTTCGCTACGTTGAGTCGATTTTACGTGTTTGTCTGGGTGATCGTGATGAACGTGCCACATACAAGAACATTCCAATCGATGTTTTGCCGTTTGTTCGTGCCTATTTCAAAGCACAGAATCAAAAAATTCGTGTTCGTTTTCGCGGCCCTCGCCCTGATCAATTATGGAATACTAATAAGCAATTTGCTAATCGTTTTTCAGTGTATTTTGTGTAAAATACAACAGTGTTGCTTAAAAACAACACTATTTCTTGACAAAAAATCCATATTCCTGTATAATATACACATACACTAGAGAAAAGGAAGCAAATATGAAAATCAATTTAAGCTCAGAAGCTACTCGTTTTGTTGAGTCAATTTTAGTTGCTTGTCCAGCTACAGGCGAACTTGCTACATACAAGAATATTCCCATTGAATATTTGCCACAAGTTCGTGCCTATTTCAAAGCACAAGACAAAAAAGTTCGTATTCGTTATCGCGGCCCTCGTAATAACCCACTTGATCGTCGCTTTCGTAATCAACGGATGCAAGATTGTGTTAAGCAATTTGCTAATCGCTTTTCAGTATACTTTGAATAATTAAGGAAAATTTAAAATGACCAAAGAACAACTTGCCAGTAAAATTCGTTGTAATTTGTTTGCTAATCGTGACTCACTTGATGAGGCATTTGAATACGCTCACTCAATGTTATCCACCGAACCTGCCATGCTAACTGCCATGTACGTGGTTTTGAATACCGTGGCTAAAGAAATTCTCAAATTAGAACAAACGGAATCCGTATAATGTTACGAAACTATCCAGCATTTTTCCCAGAAGACGAAAAACAATTCACGATTGAAATTTACAAGCGTGATGCTCGTCGCAAATCTGGCGAACATATGGTCGAAAAATACGATTTGTCAGTAGTAGTATCACGAAAGTCGGCAGACGCTCATGTGGCTCTAATCAGTCACTCTACATATTCTGATCGTAAAGGTTATCGTGTTGAATTACACGAAACTTATGTAACTCGTAAAAATATTCTGAGCGGCGACGAATTTCAAGAACGCTATGATACGCCTTCTTTTTGCTCACCCAGTTCTGAATCATACTGGAGTATGTAAATGTTAGAATGTTTGATTGTTGGCGATTCAATTGCCGTCGGCACTAAAATGTTCATGCCTGAATGCCAGCTACAGGGCAAGGGTGGAATTAATTCGTGGCAGTTTAATCGAATGTATTCTGGCAGTTTTTATGCCGATACAGTTATTATCTCGCTTGGCTCAAACGATCACAAGGGCGTAAAAACCTATGATGAGCTTTTTGAAATGCGTCAACGGGTGGGGGCCAAGAATGTATTCTGGGTATTGCCGGCAGGTAATAATCCAGCAGGTGGCGTGTCTATTGAAAAAATTCAAGAGATCGTGACTGATCTTGCTCAATACTACGGCGACACAGTTCTGCCTATTACACGATTACAACCCGATGGAATTCATCCGTCATGGGCTGGTTATAAAGACATTGCTGAGAAAACAAAATGAGTAAATTTTTGAAAGAAGTTACCGAATGGGCAACCGATATTCCCAATCATACCTATCTAGTAGTAGATAGCAAAGATAAGATGTTGGGTTATATTCGTGCTGGCAAAAAGAAACTTGAAATGTTCAAGAAACCACTTCCGTTCGATATTCGTCGTCGCAAATTTAAAGAAGTTAAAAATACATTTGGATATGTAGAACCAAAATTAGTAAATACTGCTAATAGTTGGCAAGTAAAATCGTCAAGTGGGTCAGTATACACTATTGAGAAAAATAACTCTCGTGTGTCATGTAGCTGTAGCGGATTCAAGTTTCGTGCCAAGTGTCGGCACGTTGATGAATTTGTGATGCCTGTATAATGATATCTCAACCTTATCGTCCGCCCATTGAGAATTGGACACTAATCAGTATAGATCGTTGGCCTGTTTACTCGTGTGACGCCATAGATTGGTGTCACGAACATTTTGATAATCGTGGCGGCGAGACTGCCACGTGGCTTTATTATACACAGGGTCAGTTTGAATTTGAGCGTGAAGAAGATGCCGTGTTATTTGCACTGAGATGGGCATGACCAATCTACTCTGTACCAACCTACATTATGTGAAATTTAAAAAATGATCAAACTATTTCGTAAACTACATCGCAAGATATTGAGCCGGTGGACATTTTATAAATCAACCAGAGATTTTCGCAACCAATTGAGGGCTCATGGTTATGATCGGTCTAATAAAGTTTGGAGTAAAACATGAAGAGAATGCTGTGTTATTTGCACTGAGGTGAGTGTGATCGAAGAACCGAAATACTATTCAGTAGATGTTCCAACTTGGTGGACTCCTGATGATTCGCACAATCAATGGTGGAGAAAATTTGAGGAACATTGTCATACACTGTATGATCTTGAGTTTCGTCTTGGAACTGGTGAGCAAACAACAGGGACTACTAGACGATTACATCAAATATTTGATCAAGAACTCAAATCATTTGATGGCAGATACAAACACAGAAACACGACATCAAGTATCAGATTCAAGAATGAGAGTGGGTTTACAATGTTCTTATTGAGATGGGCATGAAAACTGGAAAATATAACTTTGATCGTGTGTGGTATGAATATGATGTATTATCTGTTTATACTGGCGATATATGGCCAAACATGAATGATGAGAAATGCTGGTGCGAACAACAATTTGGGCCTAATACTTTAACTCCAGATGCTTGGTCTAGATGGTATATTAACGGATGGGTTTTTAGATTTAGAGACGAAAGAGATTATCTATTATTTTTATTGAGATGGGCATGAAATCAGAATTTAACCATTCGATTGCAATCAATCAATATTCGGCTGATGTTAACGAGGTACGATCATGGTGTACTGATAAGTTTGGATATAGTGATAGTAAATATTGGTTCGGGCGATGGTGTTGGGATTTTTCGTATGATCGTGATAACGGTCTATCAAATTCTGAATATTATTTCTATTTTAAAGAAGAACAAGATGCGGTACTATTTGCACTGAGATGGGCATAATGATAATCAAATTGTCGCCCAACCGAGTGTATTCCGGTGATCCTTGTAAGTGGGCAGAGAAAAATTGTCCCAGTTTTGAAGGGCTATCTGTACTGACGCCAAATGGAGAGAAAAACCCTATGTTCATATCACGTTATGATTCTATGTGCTATCACTTTGGTTCAGAACAAGATGCGGTACTATTTGCTCTAAGATGGGCATAATATGTCTTATACTATAAGCAGAGGCAGTATAATTCAGAATTCTTGTACTGAATACACAGCACGAGGAGCGGGTAGTGAGTATGAGTCATTAAGAATTTTTGCGGATCAAGTGTATGATTGGTTGAATAAAAACAACATTTCATATGTATGGAAAGGTGAACAGACAAGTACAAGAGGTCCCAATGCTATCGTAACTTATTATCTTACGGTGAGTATATGTGCGGAAGAAAGCGTGGCCACATTATTTGCTCTTAGATGGGCATAAAAGGAAAATTATGAAATCAAGCAATTTTAGACTTTGGGTACAAGAAATGTGGTATCGACATAAAGAAGAATGTGAGGCATATCGTGATCATGCAAAATCGCCAACTGAATATTGGAATACCTATAAATGGTGGCTGAAGCGTGAATTTCGTTTTCAAAATAAATGAATTCATCCATTCTAATTGACTATAATATAAAATTGATGTATAATATTATTATGAAAACTTATGAGATACGCTATTTAGATGCTTTTCTTAAAGAAAAAATCGTAGTAATAACGGCAGAAACTAATCAATCTGCCGGTAATAAATTTGAACAAATGTATAGCAATTGTACATTTGTTACAATGACTGAACTTAAAGGAGATTCTGATGTTTCGAAAAAAACCAATTGATGTTGATGAAGTTCGACCTCAAGAGGGTGGTGGAAATTATTTCGTGGGTGCCACTGATGATGGTCGAACTGTGCTTAGTATGGTTGTAAATAATACTACAATGAGTTTGACTATGGATGGAAATAACGTTCGTAAATTAATCAGATTATTAGAGGCTACATTAGATATGCCAGTAGACGAATGTGAACATAATGGAAATTAAATATCTATGGATCGGAACTAAACCAGAGAAAAATCATACTCTAGTATGGGGCGTAATTGAGATGCACAAGAATGGATATGATGGATTGAATGGTGACAGTAATTATACATACGTATCGTTCGAGGGCAAAAGTGACAAGAAAATGCGTATCAAGCATTTTCAAGACAATGAACGAAACATGACTGATATTATAAATCACAAGCAGCTCAAGGGTTATACTATTGTCAGTACAGTGAAATTCAAAGAACTGTGCCCTGATCTAGAAGGCATTTTAGAAACATCAATTTGGGAATTATCCCGTTTTAAAAATTAAGGAAATAATATGTTAAAAATGACACTATCTATTGCTAATCCTTTTTCAAAAGGAGTCTATTCTAATTACTATAATTACAATGGAGTTTTAAGTGGGAATAAATTAATCGAGATAAATGTTGATCGAGTGCCACAAACATTGTTTAATTTTGAACTAAATTGCAGCACATCAGATGGCCCGACCATTGAATTACGAGTATTTGGTTTTGGGTTCTCGGTGGATATTTATGATCGTCGTGCATGGGATTATAATTCTAATTCATGGCAAGATCAAGATACCAAGTCAGGTTCTTAATAAGAAAATATCATGATATAGTTACTATATCATTGACAATTAATCAATAAGATGTTAGAATGTATGTTCTAGCATCTTTTTACATTGAGAATAACATGAGTGATATTACACTAAGTCGCAAACAAGTGCTACAATTGGCAGAACTTGCTGCAAAGTTTCCAGACACAGAATGGTTTGCAATTGCAACAGATTCTTCGTCAGGGATTGGCACACAAATATGTGTCAAGTTTGATATATTTAAGAATATTTCAGACCATGACACAACAGTAAACATAACGGATTATTCAACATGGTAACTAGAACAAAAACTGTAGTAGTGGTAAACAAATGTCAATGTGCCAAGTGTTTGGACATTATTGAAAGTACACATGGACACGACTTTGTTTGGTGTAAATGTGGTGCTATCTTTACTGATGGTGGCAAATCATACATCAGACGTGGAGGCAGTCTTGAAAATATTATTGACATGAGCGAAACTTACGAACAAGATTATGAGAGTGAGTGGTAGTCATGAAAGACACTATGAACGAGAAGATTAACGAATTACAAAGACAATGTTGGGATAATCAAATTTGGCATTTGGATTCAGAAAAGTTTGCCAAAGCAATTGCCAATGAGTGTGCTAATATTTGTTTAGAAATGGCGGTTAAATGTGCAGGACTCTCGGGAGATGGTGCTCTAGCTAAAGACTGTGCCATGTGGATTAAAAAAGACTTTGGAGTTGAAGAATGAAAGCAGAACTAGACAAACAACTGAGTGAAACGTATCCCAAGATTTTTGTCAATCGTGATAAAGATATGACAGAATCATGTATGTATTGGGGTATGTCAGTCGGTGATGGTTGGTATGATTTGATTGATACACTGTGTAGAAATATACAAAATTATATTGATCATAATAGTACAGAAACAAATCCAATTCCACAACTAGTAGCAGAGCAAGTTAAAGAAAAATTCGGTACATTAAGATTCTACACTAGTGGGGGCGACAGACTGATTGACGGTATGATTTGGTTTGCTGAAAGTATGAGTGGTCGTATTTGTGAAACTTGTGGTAAACCAGGATCACTACGTCAAAGTGGATGGATCGTTACATTGTGTGACGAACATCAAGCAGAACGCGAAACAACATTTAAAAGTGAGAACTAAAATGAGTACATATACACCAGATTTATGGGTTGTGTTGGAATTTAAAGAAAAAGATAGTGAAGAAGCTAATCGAAAAGTATTAGCCAGTTGGTACGGTGGCTACTTGGGTAGTGATAGTTGGAAATTAAGTTCAGGTATCACTAAGATTGTTGATGCTGATACTCACTATGAGATTCATAATCATAGTGGTAGCGTCTATCGCTGTGGAAAGAACTCAGTAGGAATGAGTGGATACACTTCCGGAGTATACGAAAGTTTTGTCAAAGATTTAAAAGATAGAGCTACAATTAAAGTAGTATCACTTTAAAACAAATTATAGCTCTATCATTAATCTTACCAAGGAAGTGGAGTTGACTCTGGAGTTACGATCTTTTGTGCATCGATCTGAGCCTGAACTTCAGCTTCCATGCTAGCAACACGATCAGGACCTAATGCAGCAACAGTCCATTCGATTGCCATAGGCTCAGTCACTTGAGCATAAGGAGTGAAATTTGGATCATCAGCGGGAACTGGCAACAAATTTACTGAGTAACTTACTGACCCAGTTAAACCATCTTGAGTGTCGCTAATTGTGAAACCTGACATTGTAACAGTATCCTGAAACGGTTCTGGCATTACTGACAATGAAGTAATAGTCATTTTCATAATTATTCCTCTGCTGGAGCGTCAGAAACTTGCTGTTCGTCCAATTGTTTTTTAATTTCAACTAGTAATACCCAAGCACCAGACGATGTTGGCAATTGACCTAGAGTTTGCAAAATAGCGTTAACGGCATCAACCGGTAGATTTAGAGTAATGTTCTTCAATTTAATTATCCTTTTTGTGTAAAGAGTCAATTACGACTCATAAATATTTATCAATGATAATTACTCATTGAAAATATATATTGTATTTATCCAAAGTAATTGACAATAAAAGATTATTATAGTATAATGCATAATAATAAAAGGATTAATATGTCTGCTGGATGGATTAAAAAATTAAACGAATCAAACTCTAAACTTCACAAAGAAGATGTGTTTAAACAAGCATATGAATTAGCCATTCTTGGCGACCATAATGCTGACACATTTCTTACTCTAGTCAATCGATGCTACGATCCAATGATTACATTTGGGGTTAAACAGATTCAAGAAACTACTGATATAGTCGGTCAAGAAAATTCTTGGGCTGAGTTTATCTTATTATTGGATAAACTTCGTCTTAGACTACTTACTGGACACGCAGCTCGTGATGCCATTATAGCAATGAGTTTGAAATTTGATAGCGAAGAATGGAATCTAATGTGTGTAGCTGTATTACGCAAAGATTTACGTAGTGGAATTTCTGACAAGACATTTAACAAAGTCTGTAAAAATACAAAATATGAAATTCCAGTATTTGCTTGTCAACTAGCAACAAACTGCGAAGGACGACCAGAAATGAAGGGAAAAATGCGTCTAGAACCTAAATTGGATGGGGTTCGTGTACTAATGCACTGTGTATGGGACCCAATGACGTTTAGCCCATATGTTGAATCATTTAGTCGTAATGGTAAATTATTTACTAATTTTGAACATATTGAAGTTCAAATTGGACATCAATTAGAAAATATTCATAAACTTATTGGACATTCTGATTTTTTTCTAGATGGAGAAGTAGTCGGAAAATCATTTAATCAATTGATGAGAGCGGTTCATAAGAAAGATGGTCAAAAATTAGCCGCTGACACTGTGTTTCATGTATTTGATATTATTCCGTTTGACGAGCTAAAACGTGGTCATTGGAATCCTCAATTGTACAAACGATTAGACCTTCTAGATAAATTTAATTCTATTATTGATTCATGTATTCCTAATGTTAAAAGAGTAGAACATATTATGGTTGATTTAGATACAGACAGTGGTAGAACTAAGATGAAAAAATATGCTCAAAATTGTGTAAAAGATGGCTACGAGGGTATTATGATTAAGAATCTAGGTGCTCCGTATGAATGTAAACGTAATAAATTTTGGATGAAGTGGAAACCTAAAATCACAGTTGATCTTACGATTGTCGGCGCTGAACTAGGCAAAAGTACTGGGAAGAATTATGATCGACTTGGATCGTTTGTGTGTGAGGGCAAAGATGATGATAAATTTATCAGAAGCGATGTTGGAGGAGGATTTTCAGACGTAGAACGTCAAGAATATTGGGATGCTCGTGAGTCGTTGATAGGTAGAATTATTGAAGTAGAAGCTGATAGTATTAGTCAAGATAAAACAGGTACATATTCATTACGATTTCCAGAATTTGTACGTTTTCGTGATTCATTTACAGGAGAAAAAGAATGAGAGCTTATTGGGATGTCAGTCCTGGTTGGTCAATAGCGATGATAACTAGTATAGTTGTCATTATCGCCTTAATCGTTTACGGCGTCAATAATATTCGAGAATGGCAACGAGAAGTTAAACAAGTAGAGTTAAGCACAGGGTGTGAATACGTAGGCGGCCCAAAAGGCACGAATCGGGTAGGATACTTTGATTGTAACGGTGTAATTGAAACTAAAAGGATTAAATAATGACAGACAGATTTGAACTAGAACAAGCAATCATGAATTGCTGGCACGTAGTTGATGATATCAAAACTATTTCTAATAGAGCAGATTCATTAACACCAGACCAATTAGCTAATGCGCTGATTGGATTAGAAACATTATATCAAATGAAATTCGAAGATTTGTTTGAAAAATTTGAGTCAATGATCTCACATAAAGATCCATTGTTTGATAAACCTATATCTACTCATGAAACATCTTGGCCCAATGATGCTTATTCATGATGGAATCATCTGTTCATCCTTATATTGGCAAATCTTTTACTTTCGAAGATAATCGATCTATCACCATCATCGACGTGAAACTTCGCGACAACGATGAGGTTGGTTGGTGGGTTACTTACGAAGTTAAATTTGCAGTTGATTCTATACCAAAACGTATGTTAATGTCAGAAAAAGAGTTTATCTCTTTCTTTCGACATTTGTTCTTCCCAGAAACTAGATCATAAAGTGATAAATATTATACAATGTTCTTAACCTATCTCATGCTCGGCGTGGCACTTTGTCTTAGTGCTATTGCAGAATTCTACTCTATTGCTGGACTAGCAGCAATCTTTGCTGGTGCACCTATTTCTATTATCATTATGGGTGTAATACTTGGAACATCCAAGTTAACTATAACTGCTTGGTTACATGAATTTTGGAACCAAACTAAATTAGTAATGAAGATTTGTCTTGTATCTGCTGTACTTGTCTTGATGTTTCTTACTAGCATGGGAGTCTTTGGCTATTTAAGTAAAGCTCACATTGAGCAAGTAGGTGCTGGACAAGAAAATGCTGCTCAAATACAACGAATCACTGTAGAACTACAACGTCAAACCGACATTGTAAAATCAGCAGAAGCTAAAGCCAAGACACTAGAAACAAATGGAACTGGAGCTGATGCTAACGTACAAAGTCAAATCAATCAAGAGCAACAACGAATAGACAGTGCTTATTCTCGTGTACAACCTGCCATTGATGATCAGCAGAGAATTGTAGATGCTCAAACTAAGATTTATCAAGATCAAATAACTAAGATAGATCAACAATTAACTCAATTACAACAGTATCAAGATGCTAAGGAAGTTGATCGTGTTCAGTCACTTGTTGGTATAAAAGCTGATGGAGACTGGGGTCCAGGTACTGCTAGAGCAGTTACTACGTGGAAAAATACTCGTACTAGTGAACGAACAGCAGCAGTATTAAAGCTAGAAGAAGCCAATACTAATTCAACTATCAAGTCTGCTAGAGATGAAATTCTTAGAATCAGAAAAGGTGTAGAAACTCAGATAGCAGAAAGTAATAAGCTTATTGATCGTCTACGTAATCAACTGGGTAAGGGCGACACTTCATCAGTAGAAACATTAGTAAATGAACAGCAAGAAAAAATTAAATCTGCTAATGCTGAAATAGAAACATTGACACAAAAGAAATATACATTAGAAGTTGAATATAGAAAATTAGAAGTAGAAGTTGGACCGATCAAGTATATTGCAGACTTAATATATGGAGATAATTCTGACAAGAATATGCTAGAACGTGCAGTTCGTTGGGTAATCGTGCTGATTGTAGCTGTATTTGACCCATTGGCAGTTATGATGTTATTGGCCGCCGCTGAAAGCATGAAATGGATTCGTCAACGATTACCTAAGCCAAAAGATCCAATTGAGGAATCTGAGCCAGAAAAAGTAGTTGATATCGTACAGAAAACCTACGATGAAACTCAGCATGAAATGGTAAATAAATTAGTAGATGAAAATAATAAACTTCGTGAAGATACCGAACTATTAAACAAAGTTTTAGAAGAGATCGAAGATGAGCGCGAAAAACTGTTTTTAGCCCACAGTGTAGAAATGGCGAGGGCAGACGAGTTAGCGGTGATGGTTGATGAATTAACCGCAAATTACGACGGCCCAGTACTATCGTCAGAAGGATCGGATACAAACATATCAATTGAATTACTACCGAAAGAATCTGGCAAAGTTGAGTTGATTGACGAATCGACAACAAAAGATGATATTGTCATTTCTGAATCTGAGATTGTAACAGATGGCGTGACTGAAAAATCAAATCTACATCATCCTTCTGAAGGATATGTAAACTTTGATGGTAAATCTATGAGCATAGAAGCTCTTCGTCAACTTCGACCTGGATTACTATTAAGCCCTAATGATCCAATTAATCGTATTATGTTTGGCGCTAAATTCCCTGATTTTGCAAGAGTGGGAGATATGTATATTAGAGTAGATACTATGCCTCATTCAGTATTCAAGTTTAATGGAACTAAATGGATGATTATTGACAAGAATAATAACGGAACATATGCTCAATATGTCCCTTATATTCAATTCTTAATACAAAAAGTTGATTCAGGTGAATATGATGCTGATCTATTAACCGAATACGAAGAAGTTGAAATAACAAATCATCTCAAACAGAAGTAAAAACAAAGCCATCATATGATGGCTTTTTTACTATGAGGTTAACATAATCTTATACGCGATTCCATTGACTACAATAGGAATAGTATGACTAATAGTCGCTGTGGTATTTGGAGTAGCATTTGCGGTATTGAATTCAAGTCCACCGACATTAGCATTTCCAGTTACGTTCAATGACGTTAATGTTCCAACGCTAGTAACATTAGGTTGAGCATTAGTAGTTAATGTTCCGGCAAAATAATTAGCAGTTGCTATATTACCTAGATTAGCATTTCCGCCAGTAATATTACCGATTACGGAAATAATAGTTCCTGTAAAGCTAGCTGCGTTTGAAATAGTGACATTGCTGTTACCAGCAGTTATGTTGCCCACGACAGATATAATGTTACCAGTGAAACTAGTTGCACTTGAAATAGTAACATTACTGTTTCCAGCAGTTATGTTACCAGTTATCGAAACTATGTTACCAGTAAAGCTAGTTGCAGTTGATATAGTTACATTGCTGTTACCACCAGTTATATTACCCACGACAGATATAATGTTACCAGTGAAACTAGCTGCATTTGAAATAGTGACATTACTGTTATCACCAGTTATATTGCCAGTCACCGAGACTGTAGTTCCTGTAAAGCTAGCTGCATTTGAAATAGTGACATTGCTATTTGTAGCAAAAATATTTCCAGATACGGTTAAATTACCCGTATTACTAAATGTCAGTGTATTAGTAGCATAAGTCGTAGATGTAGTCTTAACAACAAAATCGCTAGGAATTGGTTGAGTGCCAGTAGGAATAGCAACTGCTATAAATCCAGTTTCTCCAGAGTAACTAAATCCGGGAATATTTCCAAAAGAAGTAGTTCCATTTGTTGTATATCCAAAAGAAGTCACTCTTGATATATAATCACCCACTTGTATATTGCCTATAGTAGTTGAGTTAGATCCTCTTGCTCGACCAGTTGAGGTAGAGCTGGCATTATATATATTACCGAACAATGTTTGTGCCAATCTTCCGGGAATAAGTAGAGTACCAGTTGCAAGAAGACTCATTGAATGTTGATACGTGGAACTAGTAGAGCTAATAATCACATCACTGGGAATATATGAACTACTAGTTGTAGCCGTTCCGTTGGATACAACGTACATTGATCCAGCAGATTGATATACTCCGTATGAAGTATATCCCTGTGACTGTACTGTTAGTAATGAATCTCCAGTGGATATAATAGCAGATGGAGCTGATATTGTTCCTCTAGACTTTCTAATAACTATTCCAGTTTGAGTAGCATTATTAGTTGATGTGGTTAATTGAATTCCAACATTACTGTTAGCAGCATTTATTTGTACTTGATTTCCAATGATACTATTTGCAGTTAATGTATTAAGTACTACGTTTGCCGGTAATTCAACTGTAATGTTCCCACTACTTACTATTGGGCTACCGCTAACACTTAAACTATTACTAATAACTCCGACTCTAGTAACAGTTCCACCCCCACTACCTCCTCCGGTATTAGTGATAGTTACTGCTCCAGTTGCTTGACTAATTGATATTCCAGAACCAGCAACAATACTGGTTACCCCTGTATTGTTAATAGTTAATGTTCCGCTAGTTGTTATTGGGCTACCACTTACAGAAATTCCATTTCCGGCAATTGCTGATATGCTAGTTACAGTGCCGCTGGACACTCCGCTAACTGCAGAAATTATTCTACCGAATTGATCAACGGTTATGTTTGCATTTTGATAGCTTCCGTCTACATCGGGAATAGTTACTAATTCTAATACTATATTTCCGCTAGTGGTAATTGGACTATTACTCACAGTGATAGAATTAGAAGTTACTCCTATGCTACTAACGGTTCCAGAACCGTTAGCGGTACTAGTGCTACTAATGACTAGTGCTCCGTTGCTACTTGGAGAGCCACCTACAGCAGTAATAATAATATTATTACCAGCAGTCAAACTTATTACACCAGAGTTAGTTACCAAATATGATGATGAGGTAGTATTACTAACAGTAATACCATTTCCGGCTGATAATGAGGTAATTGGGCTACTTACACTAAAAAGCTGAGTAAAGTTATCTTGTATAGTGTTGAACGCCGTATATAAACTATCCGAATTTGCTGGATTGTTTGGCGCACCTATGTTAATTGGTATTTGACCTGGTATAGACATTGTTTTATCCTCTGTCTATTATTTATCAATATTAGCTTTGTTTTTTTTGATGATTTATTAATTATCTCTTTTTAGTATAAACAATGAACTTGCATCTTGATCAGGTCTTAGATGTTGTAAAAACATGTCTGGAATTTTATTCGTTGGAAGTAATTTATATTGACCTCCAAATCTTCTAGCCAATGCACGATAACTGTCGTAGTGTAGCGAATCTGCCGCTAAAGCAATATAAGCAGGTTCTAATTCATTGGCTTCTGCAGTGACAGCGTACAGTACAGTGTTTAAAATTCTAAGAGCATCGCCTTTTCCAGTGATTTGATGTGATTTGTCTACCTCAAATACCACTCCTATATATCTTGATTTTTTGTCGGCTGGCCAATGATAGTTTAAGAATATGTCAATTGGTCTTCCGTCGTCGGTAACTGCACTAAGATGCTGTTCATAACGACTGGGATCAGGTTCCACTTTTAATGGATAGGGCTGACTATTAAAAACCTCTGTTATGATTTCTCGAATTTGCATGATAGTATTTATCTATGCTTTGATAAGTTCAACTGGTTGCGGATCGTGACCCACGACTTTTGCATTCCAAACATATATGTCTGCTCCGAATTGATACATTACATGAGGTTTTGGACTGATTATTACATTCAGCCCTCGCGGTAGTAGTACTTCAAATTCTTCTGAATTATATGACATATCTCTTACGCTTCCGCCAGTGGTTCCGGCTGGTACAAAAATTCGTAATATGTCAATTGATCGTTTATTAGGATTATCAGGGAGTTCTTTTATTTTTTCTCCATTAATATCTAATAATTCATGACGAGTACGATCATATTTTTCTACAGGTTTGCCGCCATAATGAGCATCGGTCTCTTTACTACTAAGATAATTGTGTGCAAATCTAACCGCCACTCTCCACGAAGTTGTAGTACTAGTATACGCAGGTAAATGAACAGTCAATGGTTTATCAGTTGGCTGATTGTATAATTCAAATGCCAATACTGGACTTTCATTTAGTCCAGTGTATAGCACATAGTCTTTTTTAAGAGTATTTTTAGTCAAAGCCGCATCAGTTGATATTACATGATTGGCGTATCTACTGTGATCTGTGTTTGTAGAGCGACCACGATAGTGACGATGTAAGAAATTATTCCAATGCTTACCTTGATTTGTAGTATATTTGTTAATACTACTATCTACACTAGTATATGGGAGTTCCTCACTTCTATGTATCTCGCGTTGCTCATCGTCAGTGTAATGCTTGATTGGTTCATTATCCCAATCAGCCTCAAATACTGTCTTTATAGCAGGTAGTTTATGATAAGTAGATTCGGTAAGTAACTCTTGAATTCGCATGATAGTATTTATCTGCGACGAGTTATTCTTCCGCGAGTTAGATCATAGGGAGAAAATTCTACTTCTACAATGTCGCCCATTAGTATTTTAATCCCATGCTGACGCATTTTTCCAGAGATAATACCTATTATAAGTTTTTCGTTTGGTAGTTGTACTCTGAACATAGCATTTGGTAACAGTTCTGTTACCGTGCCGTCTATTTTAATTGCTTCTTCTTTGGCCATATAGTTTATTTATCGTTAGCCTCTACGCATTTTAGAAATTTCTACCGCTTCTTCATCTGAAAAAACAGGTACAGCATTAGACTTGTGTAAGACACCAATACCAATCATTTTGTTGCCAGTATATATCGGAATATCTGCTTTTACGGCAGTTCCAACTCCAGAATTGAGCGATGGTGCCGACAATAATGTGCCACGTTGTGGAATAGTGGGTAAACTTTTTCCAAGTGTTCTGGCATTTTTGATGGGCTTTTTGACAGATGGAGCACTATAAGATATCTTTAGTGCTTTCCAGTCTTGCTCTAGCTGTTCTGCCACACGCTTGGCTTCTGCCGAAGCGTACTTAAACTTACCTTTACGTTTGCCAGTAGTAGTGAAGTGTGTCAAGTGCATTGTCATAGTATATACCATAATAGTAGATTATAGTACATTGTAGCACAGTCTGTATTATTTGTCAAGGTATACCTTTGAGAATTCGGACTATTTCGTCCTTTTCCCAGCATTCTTGTTCCAATTCACGATACTGTTTACGTAATTTACCCAATTCTTCCCAACGGTCGGCCAATTTTTCATCGATTCTAAGAATACACAGTCGTTCTTCAATGGCAGATAATCGTTCGTCGATTGTTTTGGTAATTGTTTTGGTGATTTCTTGCCCACCAACTGTTAATGTGCCCGTGATCTCAGCGTTTCCTTTGACAAAAAGTCCGGGATCAGACATAGTGGAACTAGACCATGTCGGGCCAATGGTTGAAGCGATAAGAGATTGCCCAGAACTTCCACCAAGACCTGCTCCTATGGTAAGTGTATTAGAATTTATTGTATTCATTATCCACCACGCTTAGTAACTACTAGTCTTCCTTCTTTGTCATAGTTGAAATCTAATTCGTCACCTTCTTTCCATCCCATTCTTTGTAACAGTTCTGGAGGTAATGGAATTACAGTGTCTCCAGTTTCAGGATCAATCTGTGTAATTACTTCATATGTTGAGTTGTCAGAATTTTTAGTCATGTTGTTATAATACTACAGTAGTAGTATAGAGTCAAACATTTTGGACAAATTGATTATTGTCCAGTTCTTTGTCTAATTGCTTCTCTACGTAATTTTACTAATACCGCTTGCACACTGGGATCAGTAGGTGGAAGATTAACTACTCTTACATAATAAAATCCTTGATTTCCATTATCTGCCCAGATTAAAACTTTCTTACCACGATATTGATTGATCGATAAGATAGACTGAAGTTTAGTTGGTATTGCCATAAAAGTAGAAAATTTATCAGGCTCAGCCGTACTCATTGCATTGCTAGCACTACCATTTGGTCTTGAATTTGCAATTAATTTAGTTTTGGCATAATCACCAGATTTAACTAATTGTATATCACATAGCTCACTGACAAATAAATTAACTCTAGTTCTAGGTGTTGTTGTTTTATTTAAGTCATCTATTGTAGGAGTATGATCTTTTGAATATAAACAAATACTAGCAGATGGCAAACCTTCTTTTTTTATTTTTTCAATTGTTGCTTCAAGCGAAGTACTATCCATAGCTGGGGCCACTAGTTTAGCTACAGCAGCTAGATACTCATTACGATATGCTGTGGGATCACAAGCAATGACCATTGCTCGTACAAAACGTCCTACTACATTAACAATATCTTGATGATCTTTTAAATAGTCGCCACCTGTGTGTCTAAAACTTACATAGTTTCCATTAAAGCTAATACTAGCAGTATGACTTCTACTAATATCTCTAGCAATTTTTTGTACTGTCGCTAATTTAATTTCAGTTGACATATTCGGTTTAGTAACTGCTGAAGAAAAATCAGAACTAGTCAGACTTTTCATAACACCACTAGCATAGCCATTGTTTTCACGACCGAATTTTTTAAGTATATATTGATCGCCGGTGAATACAGCCAATTTTAACACATCCAGGTCTTTGGGTAAACTGACATTGATATGTAGACCGGTTGAATTATTACTATAAAATTTATATTGTTCAGCAATTCCAAAAAACTTTTTAAGTGAGTCTAGTGCTTTGCTAGGAGGTTCAGGTGGGCCTACTACTTCAAGAGCAGCATCTTCACGCTCATTAGGAGATAAACTTCCATCTGGTTCAATATACCAACGATCTAGTGATTTTGTATATTGATGATATTCATTGAATACTACGACTTTAGAGCCCATTTTGCTTTTAAGTACAGATTTTAATTTATTACTTGCCGCATCGTACTTTCTATCGTAGTACTCGTAATCACTGTCATCGTTGTCATCATATTCAAAATCAGTTCCATCGTCATCTTCGTAGTCATTGTCTTCATCATTATTAATGAATTCATCATTACCATTTTGAGTTGACCAAAAAGAATAAGGAATACATATCTCAAATTCAAATCCAATCTTAACGCCTTCAGATTCGCCCTGCTCCATTGATTGAGCAAAGGCAGTAGGATTCATCGCCACTTCATGAACGGTTTGTAAACTTTCTGTCGTGAATTCCTTTAATCTCATATTATTTTCCTAATTTTTGTTTTCTTAAACTTAATATTAACTTTTGAACTATTGGATCAGTTGAAGGTAAAACTGTGTTAGTGAGTGTAAATCTTTCCCATTGGCCCTCAGAACCAATTGAATTGGTATGCACCCGATCGAACAAATTTGACATTGACTTAAGAATCTGATCTGTTGGAACGACAAACTTTGCAAAGTTTTTAACATCCGCAGCTTGTAATTGTCTTTGTTTAGCAGCACTAATATCACTTCTAGTAAAAGACAATTTTAATTTAGCTTCTTCGCTATTCTTGTCTAGACTTAAAAGTGTAACAGTGTTTGAGTACTCTTGCGGATCAAAAAATATATTTCTTATTAAAGTTTCCCATTTCATAGCTCTGCTTCTACCGATACTAAAGCTACTAACGTACATGCAACCAACAGTTACTTTCATTCCTTCTTTTCTTAGTTGCTCAATTTGTAAATCAATACTATTATCAGATGTTGGCATAATCATCTTACCCAATTCAGCAAGATATTCTTTACGATAAGCGTTGGGATCACTGGCAATAATAATAGCCCGAACAAATCTTCCAACTACATTCAGAACTTGATCATAATCATTTAGATAATTTCCGCCAACTTGACGAAAACTTATATACTTTCCGTTATTAGTAATACTAGCTGTATGTCTGTTTGTTAATGATTTAGCAAGATCCTCGATTGATTTAATTTTTAGCTTTGTCAATCCTTCATCATTTGCTGCTCTTGGTGTAATTCCAGGATATCCACTAGGATGCCAGTCATTACCAGTCTTTAAACCACGAATAACACTTGCAGCATAATTATTATCCAGTCTGTTAAACTGTTGTAGCACATACTGATCTCCAGAAAATACAGCTAGTTTTAATACATCAATATTTTGTGGGATACTAATGTTTATATGTAATCCAGTAGAATCATTAGTATACAGATGTAATTTTTTAGCCATACTATAAAATTTTGCTAGTGTTTCAAGTGCTTTAGCTGCGGGTTGTGGTGGTCCTACTATTTCAGCAGCACCATCATCATACTCTTTGGTATTTAAACTACCATCTGGTTCAATGTACCAGCTAGTCATATTTTTAGTTCTTTGATGATAACTTGAAAATACAGTTACTTCAGAATTCATTGTTTTTTCTAATGCTGGTTTTAATACTTTAACTGCACCCAAATAGTCATATCCATAATCATTATCATCATCATAATCATAATCATCTTCATCTGCTTTATATTCAGCTAAATTTAGAGTATTATATACTGTATCAGGATCAAATGTAAAATACGTTGTCAGATTATCCTGAATATTTTGTTCGTTTGAAAGATTGTTAGATTCAAATGCTGTATTGAGCAATTCCGACCATCTAATATCTGCTAAATTACGAATATTTAATCCAATACGTTTAAGAGTATCACTACGACCACTATGAAGATATATTTCATACCCAAATAGATAAGCAAAATACAATTCTTTAGATCCATATGATTTCCAAGAATTACGTCTATTGCTGCGCGTCATAATATCTTTAGCTTCTTTAATTGCCTCTACTCGTTTGTTCTCTGGTATTTCATGAAAAAGTTTTAAAATTTGTGGCAATGCTTGTTTTCGTAAATCATCAAGTACTTCTGTCATGTTGCTATATTTGCTAGGAGCCTTAAATTTAAATAGTTTGTCAAACACTGTTGGACTTATATACTCGTCGAATCCACTAGATATTAACATGTCATTATATGTAATAATATCTTGAACAGTTTCTGCCGTTATTGTTTTTACAAGTTCGGGCGCATCAGCAATACGATATTGAGGAACACATACTTCAAATTCAAATCCAATTTTAACTTCATCTGCCTGCTTCATTGATTGAGCATACGCAGTAGGATTCATCGCTACTTCTACTACAGTAGATTTTAAATCTGAGTATCTCACTATGTATTATCCGTAGTTGATTTTGCACTTTTAGCCATACTAGATATAATATCAGAGAATAATTTTCCATCACCACTAGATATGTTAACTTTAAATACTCTACCGTAAAATGGAATACTAGAGTCACCAGCGGCATTAAATGCACGACTATGAATTTCAGATTTTGCAAAATTATTAGCAGCCAATACTGTTTTTGGATAAATCATAATTGAATAATATTGATTTGCTGGAGTATTTACAAGTTTTTCTGTTGTCTCTGGACCAAATCCGTTGGTCCCAGCAAGCATCTCACTCTTAATATCTTCGTTTCCTAGCAATATCTGAATGTCAACATTGTTAGTCCACTGTGATGGATCTGCAACGTACATTGGTGCAGACCATCCATCAGTATTAATCAACCCTCGACGAATTGCTCGTTCAATGATAGAATTTTTACTGAAGCCTTTTTCTGTATCTAGAGTAACACAATTAATTCTAATAGCAGAAACTCCAGTTTCTCTATATTTCATGATAGCTTGCCATGCATTTGGTGTAGTAGTAGGTACATAGGTAAGTTGATATAATTTTTTCAAATACTCTTCTTTGTAAGCAGTTGGATCACTAGCAATAATCATTGCTCTAACAAAACGACCTAGTGTGTTAATTATTCCCTCAGGATTATTAAGATAATCATTTCCAGCTGATCTAAAACTAACATATTTTCCGTTAAAGTTTATACTAGCAAAGTGATCTGAAGAAATATTTTGTGCTATTTTTGGAAGCATCTTCATCATTTCTTCTTGAGTACGATTTGAGCGAGACTGTACTTCTTTTTTGAGATTAATAATTACACTACGAGCATAACGTGATCCTGGAGTTCCTGGGCCTCGTCCAAATAAATTTAAAACGTATTCGTCACCTAGAATTAGTGCTAATTTAAGCACATCTAATTTATCTGGAACGCTTACATTAATATGTAATCCAGTACTACTATTAGTATATATGTTGTATTGTTTTGCTGTAGTGAAAAATTTACTCAACGTAGACAATGCTATCGGAGCTGGTTCAGGTGGTCCTACTATCTCTAGACCCTGATCATTTCCCTGACCTCCTAAGCTACCATCTGGTTCAATATACCAACGATCTAGTTTTTTTGTTTCTTGATGATAGTTATTGAATACTACCATTTCTCCAAATATTGGCTCAAATACAGCTTTCATCATCTTGCTGGTACCACTATATCCATTGCTAATTCTATTAGAATCTCTATTTCGTATATAATTTAATAACTTAGTAGTTCCACCAGCAGCAAATTTCCATTTAGTTGCTAATAGCTCACCCATATTATCAGTGCCGTAAGTTTCCATTACCCATTGGGTAAATGAATCACTTGACACACCTGCATTCTGATCAATCCAGTGTCTTAAAATTCTAGAAGTTTGTTCAACTGCAGCCCAATTTGAATCAGTATATAATGCATAAGATATCATAGTAATTTCGTCATATGTTAATTTTCTTTTTGATCTAGATGATAAATCAACTTGTAATTTATCATTGAAAATTCTTTTGACTTCATCTTTAGTTCGTTGAATCTGATTTTTTATTTCAGTTGGAGAGTATCCATTATCGGCGTATTGACGTTTTGTCTTTCTAAGCTGTGCGCTAAGAGTTTTGCTTAACTCTTTATAAAATTTAGTAGAAAAAAAATCTTGACGATATAATTTTAAAACACCATCAGTAGAGTCTTTTGGCGTAATATACTGAAAGAAAAAATTATTCATGTCAATTAGTCCAGGAATTAGTTGACGAAATTCCTTAATATTCTTTGTTTTAATATCAGCTATTATTTCTTCTTTTGTTTTTTGTGAATCATTTAAAGATTGTTTCCACGCATTCAATGATGCTTCTGGTACAATACATTCAAATTCGAATCCAACCTTAACTTGATCGGAATTGGACATACTTTGCTTGAATGCCGTAGGATTCATTGCAATTTCGTTTAACTGTGATGATTTGAAGTCTAAGTATCTCATGATAATGTATTTATCTTTTTCGCTACTACTTAGTTATTTGAAATCTAGTATCTTGGCTGTGTTGTTCTCAATGCACGCATAAATTTAATTGCACGAGGATCAGTGGCTGGAATTACCTTAACGGCAATATATTTATATCCAGCAGCTATTGCTCCTCCAAAAGTGTATTGAACATGTACGCCTCGATATTCATTTTGGCGCTCAACTTGAGCCATATCCATTGTATACGGAATAATTTCACAATGAGCAAACTGTTGAACGGGAGACTTTTCTGGATCTGACATTAATACACGAGCGCGTCCACTACTACTACTTTTTGTAATTAGTTTTTGTTGAGCTAGTTCGCTACTAGTAGTTATTGAATAGTTGACTTCTGGTACAAGTTTGTAATCTATAGACAGTACTGTTTGAAAATTTTGTATAGATGGATTATTAAAGCTATCTTTCTTTAGATACATGTCAATTGTTTTTACAACAAGTCCATTTTCTTTAATATATTTAATATATCTAGCATTATCTGAGAGTACAACAGGTTGACGTTGATTTACTAACTTTACTACTGCTTTTAAGTATTCATTACGATAAGCTGTGGGGTCACTAGCAATGACCATAGCTCGCACAAAACGCCCTACTACATTTAATATTTCGTTATAATCTTTTAAATAGTCACCACCTGCATGTCTAAAGCTAATATATTTTCCAGTCCAATTTATACTGGAAAAGTGATCACCTGATATACGTTCTGCAATTTGTTTCAACAAATCCAAATTGATTTTAGATTCTGTACTACCGTAAGCAGTTTTAATATCAGACGATACAGTGCTAGCGACATTTTCGGAGTTGGGCGTTTTTAGATAGTTCATTACACTTTTGGCATAATTATTATTTTCACGATCAAATTTCTTTAGTATATATTCATCACCTAACATAACTGCTAATTTAAGTACATCTAATTCTTTGGGAATACTAACGTTAATATGCAAGCCAGTGTTATTTCTTTTGCTGGTATAGAGTTTTAATTCGCTAGCCATAGTAAAGAATTTTCGTAAAGAAGTAAGAGCTGCTTTTGGTGATTCAGGTGGTCCTACTATCTCTGCAGCGCCATCAAAGCCATTGGGTCTCAAGCTACCATCTGGTTCAATGTACCAGCTAGTCATGTCTTTAGTTTCTTGATGATAGCGATCATATACAATAACCTCGGAATTCATTGTCTTTTTAAGTGAAGAATTTAATACTAATGCTGCTCCTCTATATCCTTGAAAATCACTCGGTGGATTTCTAGACATATTTGGTCGTAGTGCATTTGGAACATCTGGATCAATATCTGCTAGAGAATATGCATTATATACCTCTAGTGGATCATATGTAAATAAACCATTAATATTATGCATCACTGCTGAAACTACATTATCTTCGGATCTAAAGACTTCAGATACATCAGGCCACATCATTCTAAATATTTCACTTACTCTAACATCGCCATTCAAACCCCAAAGATTATTAATTAACTCATCTAGTGCTCTATTGGCTACAGCCTCATCTGAATTATAATTAGAAGCACGATGCTCTCGTCGCCACGAATCAGATCGATTCTCAAGTCCTCTTGAAGCATGATACTGAGGATCAGTTCGAACATGTTTATAGTATCTTGCTGCGATATCGGCCAACACCTCTAATTCTTTCTGTTCCGGACTTAATTCATACCCATAATTATTAGTTCTAATTCTACGTTGTATCTTAGCTCGTGAAAGTCTTTTAAATCCTGGTAATAAATCTGCTGGTAACTGACTTATAATCTCTTTAGTAGTTTCAACTCTTTTATCTAAAGTAGATTTTTTGGCCGCAGTCATACTAGGATAATTAGCAGTGTCGATTGGGGTAAAATATCTATCAAACTTTATCATATCGTCACCCTGCGACCCGCGCCATAGTGATGATGGATTTTGTTTAATAATACGTCCTACTCGTTGAGCAGTAACTGGCAACTGTGGGACAGCTAGTGCTGCTGAATATGCTGCTGCTCTTTCAGCTTCATGATATGATTTAATAGCAGCTTGAGGTACACATACTTCAAATTCAAATCCAATAAGAACGCCAGATGATTCTCCTGTCTCAATACTCTGAGCATAAGCAGTAGGGTTCATTGCTACTTCATTAATAGGTAGTAATTGATTGTCAATGTTTGAAGTTGTGAATTCAGTAGCTCTCATTTAATTTTTCTTATTTTTAAAACGATCTCTTCGCATCTGCAAGATAACTTGTTGCACATAAGGATCGGTAGGTGGTAATTTATCAAGTATCTCAAGAGAATATCCGTCTCCTACGTATCCTAATGCTCCACCAACTCGTTGTCTATAATACTCACTTGCTGTAAAATTTGTTGGTCGTATAACAACCTTGGCAAATTTAGTAATAGGCGAATCGGCTAATCTTAATTTCATACTTTCGTTACGTGCGTTTGCTCCCATTACGTTATAAGCTTCTTCACTATTGGTCTCTATTGATCCAATTATAATATTCTGAGAAGCTTGATAACCTGCTCTAGATAATAATGTTTTAAAATTAGTACGACCATCTTTATAAAGATACACAGTGATTATTGAAAGACCTTCTTGTTTAATTCTAAGAATTTCTGCATCAAAGCCAGTTGATGCCATAGCAGGAGCGGCTAACTTGGCCACTGCAGCTAGATACTCATTACGATAGGCATTTGGATCACTAGCGATAATCATGGCGCGAACAAAACGTCCTACTACATTGACGATACCTTGATGATCTTTTAAATAATCACCGCCGACATGTCTAAAACTAATATAATTTTCATTTTCATTGCTGATACTAGCAGTATGAGAATTGCTTATACGATCAGCAATATCTTGAATCTGATCTAATTCAATATTTTTTGAAAATTTCTTTTGACCAAATACATTTTTACCAGAGCCTGTTTTTTCTTGACTGAAAGCGACCGAATTAGACGAATCAGGTGACATATTATAATTACCACTTAAATCTCTCATGACGCTACGAGAGTAGTTATTTTCTAATCTTTCATACTGCTTTAGCACATATTGGTCACCAGTGAATACAGCTAACTTTAGTACATCAATATTTTTTGGAATACTAACATTGATATGTAGACCAGTCGAACGATTAGTATAAAGATTTAACTGTTGAGCCATTTCAAAGAATCGCTTTAATGAATCAAGTGCTTTGGCAGCTTTTTGTGGTGGGCCTACTATTTCGACACAAGCATCTTCCTGCTCGTTTGGACTCAAGCTACCATCTGGTTCAATGTACCAACGATCTAGTCTTTTATCATCTTCATGATATTCATCAAATATTACAACTTTTTTATTCATCGTAGATCGTAATGCAGTAGCAACAGCTTTGCTAGCTTTACTGTATCCCGGATAATCTTCATAATCATCTTCATCATCATCTAGATGTTCAGCTAAATCATATTCATTATATACTTTTTCCGGATCGTAGTCAAAATATTTTGACATACTAGCCAAAATTCTATCTACACTTGTTTCAGGAAACATTTCTCTAAGAACATCTAACTGATGAAAACTAAGCTGAGTCATCTCTTCTAGAGCATCTTTATATGGTCGGTTTGCTTCTCTTCTGGAATTTATCAACAACAAATGGGCAAGTATTCGTACAAACATCAGAGGATTTCTTTGATCGTTGACGTCGGTATATCTTCTAAGTCTAGCTTTTGCAACTGGTATATACTCTTCTCGTACATCTTCGGGAATTTTATAAAATAGCTCTTTTGCTCGCTCGACTCTTTTTTCTAAAAGTGTGTTGAATGCAGTAGTAAGATTAGGATATTTACTTTTTCTAGGCTTTGGAGTAAACAAGCTATCAAACTTTCTCAGATCAGAATCTCCAGAAGTATATTGATAAAGAGACATATCTATTATTGTGTCTGCATCATAAAGTAATTCGTCAACTAAGTTGTAATTTATAGTTTTGATCTTAGATTCTTTGCTCGTAAAGACAGCACTAGGCACACATACTTCAAATTCAAAACCAATCTTGACGCCATGTTGCTGTGCTTGCTCAATACTCTGAGCATAAGCAGTAGGGTTCATTGCTACTTCATTAATAATAGCTTTAAAATCAGTGTATCTCATGATCTTTTATTTATCTGTTCTTTTACATTACTTTTATCATTGATAACATAATCAAATCCAAGAAACTTGGCATGACGTTTTTCTAAATCACGAAGTCCTTTATTAATTGGTTTAGTCATAGCAGCAGTATTACTAAAATCAGTTGACCGTTTTATCACTCGGTTTTGCCAAAACCAAATTGAAGTTTTAGCAGCAATTTCTGGTCTTTCTACTAACTCAGGATGATTCACTAGGTCTAATCCCAGTGCCTTACTCGCTCTAGTGTAATTTTCTCTTCCTGATAATTGAATATATCCGCGTCCAAAATACTTTGCTCCATCACCATTTTTAGTATTACCCAGATCAGCAGCAGTTTGTGGACTATATTGCTTATCATATAGCTTCATAAAATATGACGTGCCGCCTCGTTCTTTGATATCTTGAAAGTCTCTTGATTCATGAGCACATTGTGCCAAAAATTGTGCCAATTCTGTGCCTTTAATGCCAGCTTTTATCGCTTCTCTATACAACATTTTAGCAGTGGGTGTTTGTAATAATGCTCTTGTAGCTGCAATTTCTTCGTTACTTACTCCATTTTTTCCAAGCGGTAATGATTTACCAACTGTCTGAGTAGATTGAACTGGCATAACTTCTGCTGGCTGTAGATTAGCAGTGGGATTACTCAATGAACTTAATCCCAGCATTGTTGCCGCTGCTAGATTATGCTTGAATCCTTCTACAATAAATTCTTCTGATCTCACTTAATCGACTTCATTTATTAACAATTCCACTTTCTTAACGCTAGTGCTTTTCGAGTAGGTTTACCATCTTTTTTCATTGGCCCTTTAACTCCAGACATTCTAGCACAAAAACTTTTGCGACGTTTTGCATCTTTGCTACCGGGCTTTAGTTTACTTGGCTTGGTAGTTACTGCTGTTTGTAGTTTACTTCCTGGATGTTCTTTACGATATGAATCAACACCTTTTTGATTTAGACCACCTGTCTTGTTCTTTCCAGCCTTCTTTTGCCAAGCCGCGGTTTCTGTCACATCTTCATGACCTAATCCTCTATTTAATAAAGATTTAACTTTAGCTGGTAATTGATCATAAGATTCAGTATCGCCCTTGCTGCACAATTTAACAGGATCAGTTCCTTTTGGAATCAATATCAGATTATCCTCGTTATACCACCAACTTTTATACACATCTCCTCTTTGCAATGCTATCAAGCCATATTCAGGCTGTCGAGCCGCTTCTTCACGAGCACTATTGACCCAGTATTCAATGTCATCAGAATTCATGTGTTTATCAAGACTTGGGTAAACTATGTCATCATGGTCGCTTTCTTTAGGACTACAATCAATAACAATGGCAGGGCAATTACTAGCAAAATGACTACGATGCTTGGGTGGGTTTGCTTCGATCCAAACTACATCTCCTTGTTTGAACTTTGGCTGTCTGCGTGGGAATCCTTCATCTCCTCCATCATCGCCTCTATCTTTGTCGCTTGAAGCAAATTCCTGTAGACTTTCATTTGGTACACAATTATTAACTCGAACACCACCTTTGATCTTAGTGCCCTCTTTATGCTTACCTTTCCAGCACTTAGGATCCAATCTTTGTTTAACTGCCTCGGTAACAATTTCGTTAATTTTCATTTTTACATTTTACCTGTTCTAGCACGATTATGTGAAGTTTCTAAAACAGCTAACTTGATCTCCTGTTCATGAACTTTATCGTGAATTTGTTCAACTGATTCTTCTATTTTAGAAGTTCTAATTTCTAAATTTTCAGTTTTAAATAATATTTTATCTAACATTGAATTTTGTTCAGCCATTGTTTCATTTTGATCGTCGTGAACTTTTCCAACAGCGTCTAGTGTTTTAGACATTTTTTCGAACCAAGCTTTACCTTGCCACCAAAATCCACCAAAAGCAAATACTGCCACTATAATTGCCCAATCTTTTTCTATTGTTTTAATTATATCAAAGATATCCATCGTAATCATCCTCATATTGATCGTTGTATTTTGATTGTTGTTTTTTTAGGTCTAATTGCTTATAGTAATTCTTTTCTTCGTACTCGTCCCAAGCTCTGTTATAAGCTTCGTCTAATTGACCAGTAGGAATCCCATGTTCATTGTACCCTCTATTTACTGTTTCCCAATAACTATTTGGTGGGGGCTTGAGTCCATCTTTTGAGTACGAAGCAGTCATATAATATACCCATGCTGGATAAGTTATACCATCTTGACCTCTAATTCTCATAACTTTTCTATCGTAGAATGTAGGATATCCTTCTCGTTGATCTAATAGATGTAGGCCATTAGCAGACATTTCCCATAATACTCCAACGACATCATTTTGACTACTAGGAACCACATCACAGTAAGTTTTAAACTCTAGCTGAAATCTGGGTAAAGTTGCTGCTCCCATATCAGTGCTATCACCAGTTCGTACCATCATATTTTTTGTATCGGTATTCATACCGTATGCAAAATAATAGGGACAATGCTTGATTGCTTTTTTTACAGCAAGCTTTTCTAGTTGAGTTTTACGATCATCTTTATATGCTACTAGTCCTCTACGAATTCCTCGTGATATATTTTGACTAGATTCTGTTATTTCGTTTATAAACATTTTATCTCTCGTATCCTTTAAATCCTTGAACTGGGCTTTGATAATTCACCGTTGGCATTTCTTCGCTTTTTTTAGTGCTAATTAATTTTTTATCTTTTGGAGCTAATCCAACTATTTTGAGAGCCGCGTCAATAACATCAGCCGTAGTAGAATCATAACTTACTACGATTTCATTTTCACCCCATATAGACGCCGGCGCCATTGTTGGAGCTGGTTCGCTTTTTCTAGCTTCTTCGCTACGAGCAGCAGCAATTGCTACTCCGAATCTATATTGTTTATAAAAATCACTATTTGGTAATTTAGAAATGGCATAAGTAGCAGGCATCGCTTTAGATACTTGTTCTGCCTCAGTATCTTTTGAAAAATCTTCTACGATGAATTCTTTTGCTCTCATATTTTTATACCACCGGATCAGTTATAACAATATCATCGCCACGCATCATAAAATTTCCCGTGTGTATATCTTTTGCATATCCATAAGAAGTTATAAATTCATCTGTTATTTTTAGAGCTGGAATCCATAATGGGTGGGTAGAGCAGTATTCATCCCATTGTGAGGGCTTTCCATAAGCATCATTCCATTCGTAATTTGGGTTGACTATATCTGAAATAGAAAGTCTATTTATTACTGTCGAAAATCCTATGTAGTCTCCGCTTGAATATGGACTTAATTTTTCCATTCTAATTGCCGATACTATGGGAGTAACCGACCATACTTTAGTACTAACGAATTTAGGGAAATGCGGATTATTTTTATGATTCATACAAACTTTAACCCAACTTCTGTAAGCTTCGTCGTTAGATTTAAAAATTTTGAGTACATAAGAAAATTTAGGATGATCCCACACTGTCCCGAACGCACCATTGCCTATAGGACCGAATCCATATCCAATTAATATATCAAACCAATCACCGCCACGTTTTCCCGGCGCACCTATAGGTTGAGTCGGGTTTATTTTCTTTTTCAACTGAGGTCTAATACTAATTAGTTCATCTAGTTGTGTTTCTTTCAAGATAAATTCATGTGATTTCATTTATGATCTTCTAATCATTTCTTTCAATCTTTCAAGTTCTTTATCGTCTTCATCGTCTTTTTTAGACACTGATACTTTTGACTTTTGTTTAGGAATTTGCATACCGGGATTTACGGTAGAAGTCGGTGATTCATCTGAGTTGTTATAAAAATTAGATACGTGTGATTTTACATCATCAACGTTTTTATCAACATATTGTTTTGCAGCTTGTCTGACTGATGGTTTGTCAGTAAAAATTGATGGCTCATCTGGGTTGTTATAAAAATTAGATACGTGTGATTTTACATCATCGACGTTTTTATCAACATATTGTTTTGCAGCTTGTCTGACCGATGATTTAAAAATTGGTGGTATTTTAAAACCAGACTTAGTAGGAGCCGGTAATGCTATTGGTGACATTGTAGGTTCAATTTTACCCATGTCTTTAGCTGGTTGATTTAGTATCGTATTGGCTGTTGCCTTGCCTACGTTTGACATAGTGCGGCCAATTTGTGCTCCGGCAGCACGAGCCAATGAACTCAATCTAGAGGGTGTATCTGATGTTTTATTTAATGGGTTTAATGAGTGCTTTGCCCAATCCGAGCTTACTTTTTCTAAGTCAGCGTCACTGGAAGCTAATTCTGAATTTTTTGGTATGTTTGGATTTCTCAATGATCGTGATTGTACTTCTCTCTTATCTTCAGGTTTTAGTTGCTCCAGTTCATCTGCATATAGATTAGTGGCTGTAGACTTAAGAATATCTATAATATCTACATCAGACATACCATTCTTTCTGCCTAGCTCAACTGCATCAATAAAAGATTTAGCAGAATTTCCATTCATAAACCATGCATTTCCCCAACTCTCACGAGCAGCATCTTGGGCTATGGATTTCATAATATCTAGATCATATGGATCATGACCGGGTCTCATGTTCTTTGCTTCTGCGCTATCAAGAAGATTAATAATATCATCTAAATCTATTGCAGATAATCCAGCAAAAGGAACTGATATTATACTGGTAGCAGAGGGCGTAACAGCTTTCATAGCAGCGCCGGCTAATCCCTTAGGCATAGCAGCACTAGCAGCAACAGCTCCAGCTTTCTTTAAGAAGCCACGACGACTTGGATCGAATTTTACTTCATCTAATTCTCTGTTGAATTCTTCTTTGACATATTGATCTAGTTCACTGTGATCATCGTTAAATGGGCTGAGTGATTCTCTGACTTTGCTGCTTTTTATTTTTCTTTTTCCAGACTCATATCCTGCGTCATATTGACTGCGTTGATCCCAAGTTTCGTCAGATGACATAGCATTATGACGAGTCATTGACTTTGTGCCATTTATAGCATCCTTAAATCCCATTTCATAGTATGAACCAACTTTAGGTCCATTGGTGGTTGATAAAGATTTTACTACATTGCCGATGGCCATTGGTGCCGGCTTAGGTTTAAAAGTCGGGTCCATATATCGACGTATTTCAGGAGCATTAGACTGATCATGTAATTTTCTTAGTGCTTTAGCTTCTATTTTCCAAACCTTGTCCGTATTTAATCCTATTTTTTTGCCAACTTTATTATGATCAAGATCGTGCCAATATCTAAGATTTAATACTTCTCTTTCTTCTGGAGTTAAAATTTTCATACCTGAACGAATAATATCTTTAAGACGATTTTTATCAATATCACTTTCAACTTTATCAATTCCACCTTGATCAGTTGCAGTAACTGTATTGAGCTGATCATAATCCCCTTGCATCATTGCATCGTTGGGATCAAACTGTGGCATTGGGTTACCAGACCCTCTAAATGTTTTACCATTAGGATTATATATTCCGCCCTCGTCTACTTCTTTTGGCTTGTCTTTGGGAAATGATTTTTCCCAATCTTGTTTATCATTTTGATCCCATCTCATTCTATCTTGCCATTTAGATGGTTTAAATCCACCAGGACCGCCACGGGGTGATTTTCCCCAGCCAGTAATGGTGTCTTTATCTAATGGATAATGTTCCCATGTACTTTTATTAGAACTTTCAGAAATGATGTCGGTTATCTTCATAATTAGTATTTATCATTTTGTCTTAATAAGATAAATTCAAAACAATTAGTAACAATGATAAATAATTATGTAGATGCTCGATAGAGGTCTACGTACATTCTTGCTTACTTAAAGGAGATAATCATGAGCAAATCATCAGTAATAGGTATTGACTTGGGAACCACCAACTCAGCAGTTGCAATCGTAGAAAACGGAGTTGCCAAAGTTCTAGAAAATAGCGAAGGCACTCGTACAACACCATCAATCATCGCATACACTAACGACGAAATTTTAGTCGGTGCTAGTGCTAAGCGCCAAGCAGTAACCAATCCAAAAAATACAATTTATGCAGCTAAAAGACTGATTGGTCGTAAATTTAAAGAACAGGCAGTGCAAAAAGACATCGATATGATGCCATTTACAATCATGGAAGCTAAGAATGGCGATGCATGGGTTCGTGTAGATGACAAAGAACTAGCGCCACCACAAATTAGTGCTGAAGTTCTTAGAAAAATGAAAAAGACAGCAGAGGATTATTTAGGGCATGAAGTTACTCAAGCAGTTATCACAGTTCCTGCGTACTTTAACGACAGTCAAAGACAAGCAACTAAGGATGCTGGTAAAATCGCAGGCTTGGAAGTACTTCGCATTATTAATGAACCTACTGCTGCTGCTCTTGCGTATGGGGTCGATAAAAATGATAAAGCTGATAGGAAAATTGCTGTTTACGACTTGGGTGGTGGTACATTCGACGTGTCAATCATTGAAATCGCGAATGTCGAAGGCGATAAACAAATCGAAGTATTAAGTACCAACGGTGATACATTCTTAGGCGGAGAAGATTTTGACCAACGTATTATGGATCACTTAGTTGAAGAATTTAAGAAAGATAGCGGCGTTGATTTGAAGAATGACGTATTAGCACTTCAAAGACTTAAAGATGCAGCAGAAAAAGCTAAGATTGAATTGTCTTCTGCTCAACAAACTGCGGTTAATCTTCCATATATCACTGCCGATGCTAGTGGTCCACGTCATATGAACATCATTATCACACGTTCTAAGCTTGAGAGCATGGTAGAAGATTTGATTGCTCGTAGCATTGAGCCCTGTAAAGTTGCATTGAAAGATGCAAAATTATCAGCAAGTGATATCGACGAAGTTATTTTAGTCGGTGGACAGACTCGTATGCCTAAGGTACAGGAAGCTGTAGAGAAGCTTTTCAACAAAACTCCTCGTAAAGATGTTAACCCAGATGAGGCGGTAGCTGCTGGTGCTGCCATACAAGGCGCAGTGCTTGCTGGTGATCGTACTGATGTGTTACTACTAGACGTGACACCGCTGTCGTTAGGTATCGAAACAATGGGTGGCGTAATGACTAAGCTTATTCAGAAGAATACAACTATTCCTACCAAGGCAAGTCAAGTATTCTCTACTGCTGAAGATAATCAACCGGCTGTAACTATCAAGGCTTTTCAGGGCGAACGTGAATTGGTTCAGTACAATAAACAATTGGGTGAGTTTAATCTTGAGGGTATTCCACCAGCAAGACGAGGAGCACCTCAAATTGAAGTGTCATTTGATATCGATGCCAATGGTATTATGCATATCAAAGCAGCAGACAAAGCTACAGGCAAAGAGAATAAGATCACCATTAAATCGAATTCTGGTCTAAGCGAAGCTGAGATTGAAAAAATGATACGTGAAGCTGAAGAAAATGCTGAAAGCGATAAACAAACTAGAACATTGATCGAAGCTCGTAATCGTGCTGAAAGCGCAGTTCATGAATTCAAGCGTGATCTGAAAGAGCATGGTGAGTCGTTGAGCGAAGATGAGAAGACTGCTATCAATACAGCAATCGAATCAGTTGAATCTAAGCTTACAGGTGAAGATTCAGAAGCAATTACTAAGTCAGTAGATGAATTGTACGCCGCGATTGGACCGTTAATGGAAAAGAAGATGGCAAAAGAAAATGCCCCAAAAGATGAGCCAGTAGTAGATGCTGAATTTACCGAAACTAAGTAAACAGTCAATAAAAAAGGGAACTAAGTTCCCTTTTTATTTCCATTTTAATATAAACAATGTCACATCTTCTTCATTATCGAATTTGAATGCATAGTTACTACCATGTGAGTCCGGAGTTCGAAGAAGTTCTTCTGATGAATGCCCGTCATAATCAAACGTCCAATCAGATTGACAATTATTTTGACACCAACTAATTACATTCTTTAGTTCACCAAAACTTATGTACAGTGAAATACTATTTGTATCGTTTAACATCAACTCCGCTTTTTTCAAGAAACTCTATACCATCAGTACTTTTGTATTCATCTCTGTAATATACTGTAAAAATGCCTGCTTGATAAATCATCTTAGCACAATCAATACACGATGAATGTGTACAAAATAGTGTTGCACCCTCGCTGTTAATGGTAGACTTAGCAATTTTCATTAAAGCGTTTGCCTCTGAATGCAATACTTCTGGTTTTGTTTTTAATCGATACCATGTATCTCTACCATATCCATCATCAGATAACGGATCAGAGTCGTTTAACGGAAAATCAAAGCTAACAACATCATATTTTTCATATTTGTCCGCATACTCATGAAACTCACAGTTATTATCCCATCCACTTGGTGTACCATTATACCCATATGTTACTATATTATCTTTGACGATAACTGTGCCTACTTTAAGTCTACGTGCGTAGCTCAATTGGCTAACATCTTGAGCCAGTTTCATATACAAATCTACAAATTTATCTTTCATTCTTTCACCAAATAGTTGTCTCGAATCCAGCGATCACAAGTTTCTTGACCTTTAAAATAGTATAGTGGACTGGCATTAGAAATATTAAATTTTCTACAAAATGCCTCGCCGTATCTATAACCTTTTAATACATCAAATATATAGTAATATTGAAATTCTTCGAGTTGCTCTTGTGTAATAGTGTGATACTGCATAATCATGTCTTCACTGGCGAAACTTGCCCACATTTCATAGGCTGGCAAATACTGTACAGTTGAACCTAGCGCCGTTGAGCCTAGGCTCATCATTCTACTCCAGACTCAATGATGCCATCTACGATGAAGAATTCTGCTCCTGTGCTAGGAATAACTCGACCGATAATGCCCTTGTTATCACGATTGAAGTTGATTGCTACTTCTTCTAATGTATTTCCCTGACTTGCAAATGATCCATCTTCTTTATAATATAGAAAATGTTGATCTGATTCTACCTCATATGTCAATACTACAATGTTTTCTTGAATCATCTCAGTGAGTGCACCTAACATAACATGTTGATTACTATACCAACCTGCTGCGAATGAAGCAACAGCACAAAGTACTAATAATAAAATTTCCATGATTATTCCATATCTTTAAGATCGAGTGTGCTCCATTGACTGAGCTTTTTGAATTTACGTTTTTTGGCTTCTAATAGTCTATCAGATGAAATTTCAAATTGACTAGTTAAAATGTCAATCATTGCCAATACATCGCCTAGTTCTTGTTCAAGTCTATCTCTGTTAGACTCTTGTAAATACATACCATTAATGCCAAATCTAAAGCATTTACTGGTAGCTTGAATCACTTCACTACATTCTTCTTGTAGAATGAGTAGTGCCTCTCTAGTTTGTTCGTTCATATTTCGCCTCCACAAGCGTGTACTTTACCTGCTAACAGCCCACTACTGTATGATGTTCTCCAACCATTTGAAGTTTTTAACCACTTTAAATTCTCACATCCACAAATCCTACACTTGATTGATCTAGATACACTGTGATTATAAAATGTCTGATTGGAACGCCAGCGACTTCGGCCACTGCTCCACTCACCCTGTTCCCAATCATCACGATATTCTTCACCGAAGAATCCGTCACCATTCAAACCACCATAAAATGAACTCATTTTTTATTGTTCTCGATACTCAAAGCGTTTAATAATTGTTTGTTCCATGCTTCTGGTGGATCACTATCATGCCAGATAATTTCAGTTCCATATTCTGGATGACCGTGAATATTAAGACAGTCCTCGATATTGCTCCACACAGAATGAGAAGAACAAGTAGTTAACCATCTAAGAGTAACTGTACCATCAGTCCAAATTACGCCCTCAAACTGAGGCTCATGATCTTCATTTTTCTGAAAATGATTGTGTGTATCTCTCTCGGAGATACTCTTTCTATATGCTGTAAATCTTTTCATTCTTCTACTCCGAAATGTTGTTTAATCCGAATCGAACAAAATATCGCTTCATCAGTTATAAGATGATTGACTTGATATTGAGATGCTCTTTCTAAACAAACTCCTGCACATTCCAGAACAATCAACTCTGCAAACTTTTCACGACTGAATGTACGAAATCCGCTACCGTCTTCGTTAAAGAATTTTGTAGTAGCCTTGTCAGCAAGTTCTCGAATTCGTTCGTTCATTTAATCACCGTATAACTAATGTCTATACAAAGTATGGCAGCTTCAGCTTCTTCTTGAGTTTTGAATTTGCAATATTTAACTATCATATAAGGCATAGACCACCATTCATGATTGTCTACGCCTAAAAATTCTTCCCGAGAAAGCCATATATATCTCTTCATGACACCGAATGTACCGTCTTTAAATTTAACAAGACTATGTTTCATGTTTAAGTTCCATTAATTTTTATTCAGTAAGCGACTTGTCGAACCATAGTGTCGCTTAAACTATTCAAGACATTGAGTGTGTCATCCGATTCAGAGTGGAATACTCCTAAGTTCGCGTAGTGGAATTCTTCACGATTAATATACTAAGTGGAATTCTTAGTATAGACTATTCTAAATCTACCAAACCGTTGGCCAAAGCACGATAACCAGCAGAGATCACTTTGCGGGTAGGGGTACCGATACGATAACGAGTTACTGATTGACCTTTGCTGTTCTTACGAGTGTTAGCATAAACTGCGTAGCCGGCAAAACGAATGTTGCTGATAACTGCGGTTGGATTGGCAATATTAAAACGAGCTGTCATTTGTGGGACAGTCAGTTGTTCGCCATTCAAGAGTGCTTCTGTTAAACGTGATTGTTGAGTTACTTTCATTTGTAGTTCCTTTAAGTTAATAGTTGTGATTTTAAAAAGTCACAGCATGTAACTATTATAACATAATTAGTAACTACAGTCAATAAAAAATGGACACATATCTTACGAGTGTGTCCATTATAATTAAACTTCAATGATCTTGGGATAGTAAGGATCTTCTTGTTGAGAAACTCGTTCGTAACCAACATATCCACGTGGATTACAAACAACTCGTGTGGACCCAATCATGTAATCAAAGTCATGATGTGTATGTCCACCGACCCATAATTTGATTTGTGGGCGATCCAACATAAACTCAGACAGATCAGAACTATAACCTCCGTCCATGTGATGATCATCCAAATAACGTGGATGTGCGCTTAGTTTACTTGGTTGATGATGACCCACTACTACAAATTTTTGATCATATTTACCATCTACCGTAGATTTAATAGTTTCTAACATCTTACGATGTTTCGCCACTGTATCACTTGGATGTAATTTCCCGAAACCACGATCTTCGACTCTGATCAAACGATAGTCATTCATAGAATCTGCAAGAACACGAATGGTCAATGGGTGAGATTTATTACAATCAGTCCATAGTGTGCCGCCGATAAACGTCACATCATCTAGAACGAATACATCGTTTTCCATAAAATGTACGTTGGGGAATTTAGCACACTCGGCTCTCAATGTGTCGATTGTTTGATTCCACTTGCCGTGATAGTACTCATGATTTCCTGCTACATATAGTACATGAGAAAATTCATCGCTACATCGTTTCAAAAAGCTACGAAATGATTGAGCTTTATGATATCTATCAGGTAGAATATTATTCCATTCTGGCTTAATTTCGTGTTCTGGGAAATCGTACATATCGTTGGCGATCATAATGTCGCCAGCTAACAATAACACATCTGCATTTTCTGTATTTTTAATATCTAGATCACCGAACTCCAAATGGATGTCCGAACATAATGCAACTTTCATAATTTATTACTCTGTAAATACTTGATTGGAAAATTTTTGAGCGAGACTGTGTTGACGATTCATATTGGCTGGTTGCCCGATTCCAGCCTCGTCATGAGAAAATATACCGTATTGTTTTAAAATAATAGGATTTGAGCCACTAATAGTATAGAAAAGTGACAGATTATCGGTAATGCCGGCGTGAAGAAGTCCCGGAACAGCAACACCCAATGGAAGTCTACGATTCATTGGGTAATCTTTGCTACCGAAAACTTCATTCGGATGTTCAGATTTAAAAATTCTGAATTCTCTTAGTCGATCTACTACGGTAGGATGAGTTTTATATTTTCTATATGTTTCCCAATACAAGGGACAATGCCTGTTTATTACGGCATGTTCTTTAGCCTCGGCAGATTTGCTCGTAGGCGGTTTATACGGCTTGTATTGTTCTAAAATCATTCAGCTAATATACGTTCTTCAAGAGCGTACATTTCTTCCATAGTGCTATCAGTCCATTCTGTAGAATTATGTGCTTCTACAATCTTGACTAAATCACTGGTGGCAATGCCAGTATCATTTTCTTTGTCGAGTTCCTCGAAAAGAGCTTGTGAGTTTTTATAAGCGACTTCGTTGATTTTCATAATAGTATTTATCCTTTTCATTATAAATATTATACTAAAAAAGCTATTAAATGTCAACTAAAAGTGTTGTAAAAATACAACACTTTTAAGAGTTTAGAGCAATAACTCCAATTAAAACAAACACCGAGACCAATTGATACATACTATGCTTAAATACTCGCTTCATAAATACTGCTTCTGAGCAATATTCCCACGAATGTTGAATTTTCATTATACTTCCTTAATTAAGTGTGAACTATATTATAGCAAAATAATCATTAATTGTCAATCATTATTTACATCCATCTTAGAGAAAAAAGCGTCATATCTTCTTCTTTGACAAAATACCAAACTACTTGTTTGACTCCAAAACTAATTCGACGATGATACAGATATTGCTCTCCCCAGCGTGTATTGAGTGTTTTATCAAGCCATTCACATCTAGGCTCAAGTTCTGGCATATGTGCGAGCTTTTCATACGTCATTATGATAGAATATGGAAATTTACTCAATACTGGTTTTGTATACGGAAACAAATCATATTCTACTTCCATCTAGCAGTAAACCAATATTTTAAATTCTCAGTAATGAAAGTAATTTCAGTTTTGTCTTCTGAAAATTTACAATTCATTCTTTTTTCAAACTCTAAGTATAGCTCCTCGTCTGTATACAGAAACAACTCGTTTTCTAGCCATTGTAAGGCTCGTTTAACTGACGATCTATTAGTATTTAATTTCGTATTCAATTTCATGCCCACCTCAATGCAAATAATACTGCGTCTTGTTCATTCTTAAAATAAAACTGCCCTCTCTCACCATGCTCAAATGTTTTGCGATCAATGTGTTTTTTACACCATATACTATGATCGATCCACGAAAGATATAAACTTTCATCATGATGAGTGGGTAGTACCTGTATCTTATATGGAAATTCTATATGATTTATCATGCCCATCTCAGTGCAAATATTACTTTAATTTCGTCGGTGACATTATAGACCGGACAAAACTCATAACCATTATAATAACCAATCTTAGTCGCACCGTGTTTGGTTAACCATTCTTCCATTTCAATATATTTTCTGTCACCGTCACCAACTCTAATTATAGTGATAGTATTTTTCTCTATAGAATCTATACAAAAATTAGAGTGAGTGGGAGCGCGCTTGCCCCCAACTACAACTTTCCTTAGTTTAAAGTCTGTCATACCCACCTCAATATAAATAATACAGCATCTTGTTCATGCTCAAATTGAAAACATCCAAATCTATATCGATAAGTTTCCTTGACAAAATTCTTACCACACCAGTTCCATCGTTCAAACCATTCAGCATCAGATAATGCATCATCTGATACTTTAATTCGATGAAGATATTTTTCTAACTGTGCTTTTTCTACTTGCATTTCGGCTATGATCTCATCATGATCTTTCTGCCAGTAACTATGTTGTGATTCGTATTCAGTCATCATACCCATCTCAGTGCAAATAATACTGCCGCTTTCTCTGTTTCAAACCAAAATACCCCACCTGTCCAATAGTAGTGTTCTGCTCCGAACTTCTCACAACACCATTGTGCTATCTGACGAGTTCCGTCGGTTGTATTTCGAAATTGAACGCTGATATAGCCACCAGACTCTAAGATTTTGTTCCAGTCTTTCAAAGAATGAGGTTGATTATATAAATTACCAAGCTCAGCCCTACTGTTAAGATATTCCCTAACAAAATCTTTAATTGATTTCATTTATAGATATACAATGCAAAAATCATTCCTACATAAGTTAGTTGATGTAACAATTGATCTAGACCTAACAATACCCAAAACTCTGGATGTGTAGTTGGACCCCAACCCAATCTTTTATTTATATTCATCTTCGCCCAATCAATGTGATAATGAATAAACATATCAGCTAGGGCAATATACCAAGCCAGTGTAAGCTCGTCAGTGAACAAAAACAAAACAGTAAAAGTTCCTAGACCATGTAGAGCAGCGTGTAATACACCGCCTAAATGACCATATGTTCCTTTATTCGACCATTGATATTTTGTCTGTAATGGAAAATCAATGATAAAATGTTTAAGTTGAAGTGCGATTAATAGATAAAATAATGTCATAATTTTAATTCCCAATTTTTAACAGTAGTACATTGTAACTTCAATGGATGAGTCCAGTCAAAATATTCACCCTCAATGCTAATTTCTTTACAAGTTTTAAAGAAATGATCCCATAAATGAGTGAGTTTATTTTTAAGATCGATATCTATATTCACTGGGTTTCCAGTTTCTATATCCTTGAACCAATATTGAACTACCTTATATGCTCTTGTAATTCTAAGAATCTTAGTAATTGGAGCTAGTTTTCTAGAATGTCGAGATAGTAATATAGATACATGTTCATGATCGTTGAAGTAGAAATCTTTCATTTCTAAGAATTGTTGATCCATATCATAATATTCTGGCAAACGATATATCATGCCAGCCATTTCATTATCATATTTACATCTATCAGTTAGAAAGTCAGCAACCATACGATGAAATTCAGTTAACGACTCTCCTCTTAGACCTTTTAATACAATTATTTTACTAAAATAATCTGCTATATCATCAGCTAATTTAAAATCTTCATCAGTGAGCTGATTTTTAAAACCATCGCCGTCATTAAGTCCTAGACCCTGAAATCTTTCTAGATTATTTCCATGTACTCGATATAAATGTGCGCTGGCAGCTAACAAGTCGTAAGCTACTCGGTTTTCTGATGTATGCTTTTTGGCAACCAAAAATGGCCAAGCAATAGACTTGTATCCTGAGCCAGAATTAGTAAGAGTTACGTTGACTACTGAATTATTAGACATGCTATTTCCTAGTTTATTATTTTTATCAAAGCAAGTATGATTACTCGCCTCGTTTTGTAATAACCTTATCTGCTAAACCATATTCTACGGCCTCAGTAGCACTCATAAAGAAATCACGTTCCATATCTTTTAATAACTCATCGTATGTTTTGTTAACTGAGTTATGATTAACATAAATCTGAGTTAATTCTCGTTTCATTTTAATAATCTCTTTAACTTGAATTTCCATATCAGTAGCTTGACCACGAGCACCACCACTTGGTTGATGAATCATATGTCTGGCATACGGAAGAATCAATCGCTTGCCTGCTGCGCCAGCTTGAGCCAATAATGATCCCATGCTACATGCCTGACCCATCACGATTGTGCTAACGTCGCACTTGATAAACTGCATGGTATCATAAATGCTCATACCAGCAGTCACGCTACCGCCTGGACTATTGATATAAAAGTGAATGTCTTTGTCTCCTTCACTCTCCAAGAACAATAACTGAGCTACGATAATAGATGCACTTTGCTCATTAACATCGTCGTGTAGCATAATAATACGATCACGTAACAAACGACTATAAATGTCGTAGCTACGTTCGCCACGAGATGTTTGTTCTACCACCATTGGTACTAAACTCATTCTACTTCTCCTGTTGTTTCTTCTGACTCGTTGTTTTGTACTATCGGTGTCACTGTAACCGTGTGAGTGTCGGCTATGTTAACTGCCAACAGTCTAATCATATGAGCCACGGCATCATCTGTCATGGTCAGACTAGATTTGGCATGCCTATCTTGCCCGAAGGTGATCTGAGTACGATCATCAGTTGTTAACCCAATAGTATAGTATGCTGATGTATCCATCTTTTGCTCCTTGATAACCTCGACAGTTGGTGCAGGAAGATAGGATGTTTTATGGTTAAATCCAAACATTATGCTTTCTCCGTTTTTAAAATTTCTAATTCACGCTTTAACACATATACTTCAGATTCTAACTTACGATTTCGTTCGTAGATTTTCTGATACATTTCTTTTTCTAGTTTTAAGTGTAGCTCTGAGTTTGCCAATCGTTGTTGACATTCTTCATAGTTAACTTGATACTGTCCCCAGTATTCGCCGTTGCCTTCTACAACAGCTCGTAAGTCACGAACGTCTTTGGTAAATCGTGCTAACTGTTGAGCCTTGGTGTAATAGGATGATACGATATTTAATGCCATAGCATCCTGACATCGATCTAAGGTCATATCGCTATAGGCATTTTCAGGATTTTTATATACACGATTTATCTCGTCCATTTGAGCTTTGATATCGTCGAGACGAGTATCAGTTTTGATGATATCTACCAATTTTTTGTTCCAGAACATTATTTTACATCCTCTTGTTTGTTTACCAAATCTGCTGCTAGTTCTAGAATACGATCTCTCCACGATACTCGTTTTACCCACTCAACGGGAATGCCAGCTAGACCATAATATGCACCTGCTACTTGTCCAGCAATTGCCGCTGTAGTATCAGCATCATCACCCAAATTGGCAGCTTTCAAAATACAATCTTTGAAATTTTCAGTAGTATAAAAACACCACAATGCTGCTTCTAATGATTCGACTACGTAACCACTTCCACGTATATCTTTTTCTGTTGAGTTAAAGTATGTACCACGAGCAATGTTTTCTAATGATCTTAATTCGCTAGTCGGCTCAGAGATATCAAGTCGTAAAATTTCTTCCTTACTCATTTCGCTTAAGGCACGTACAAGAATTTCTCCGAACATACGTGATGCTTTTACACATTCATCTGATCCATGAGTAACAGTAGATTGAGTTCCACTCAGTTCGATTGCTTTCTCTGCATTAAGAGCATACATGATTGGCACAGGGGCAAGTCGCATAATGCATCCATTACCAGCATCCATAAAGTGAGTAGATCCAGCAATTGGATTTTTTAATGAGTCTTTTTGAAACTGACGAAGTGCGCCTTTAGTTGCCGTGCCAATATCAAAACATCGGCCAGTACAACTCATATATCCATCTGTATACCATTCTACATAACGAGTCATTTGATCAAGTGGATCAAATCCTTTTTCCGCTAAGCTGTATCCCAAACACAGCGCCATACTAGTATCATCAGTCCATTGACCTGACTTAAGACTAAATGGACCACCACCCACCATGTCTGTCATTAAGGGAAAAGTGCCGCGATCTTTGAATTCTACTGTAGTGCCAACTGCATCGCCCACTGCAAGTCCTAGTAGACATCCTTGGGCACGATCTAACATTGTCATTTTAATACCTTTATAATATACTACTATTATAGTATAAATTTATATATTAGTCAACTATTTTGGAAGAGCGGTTTTTGATTTTTTTGATTTTTTCGACAATTCATTTTTTGAATTGGATTCTGATATGGCATCACAAATGTTTAGTTCTAGTGCTGCTTCTCCATCTAGCCATACATCTTGTGCTGGTAATAACTTCTCTCTAATCATTGATTCGGACAATCCAGTACATTCTTTATAATGATTGATCATTCTTACTTGAGTAAGCTCAAACTCTTTGACTGTGGCAAATAAATCATGAGCTTTTCCTTCTGAACCGGCCGAAAATTGATGACTAAGTATACTGGTATTTGGAGTTAACACACGTCGACCTTTTGTTCCGGCAATAAAAATCAACAATCCACAACTGGCAATAGTACCTAATCCTACGGTTTTGATTGGAATCTGGCTAGATTTCATGGTATCGATAAGAGCAAATGCCGCAGATAAATCTCCACCATCGCTACATACCATTAATAGTAATTCTTTTTTACGTTGAGTGGAAACATAATTTTCATATAAAATCCATTCAATTACTGGCTTAATAGTTTCGGCATTTACTTCATCCATAAACACATAAATTCCATTTGATTTAAGAGCATCCCCTGGATTTTTATCTAATTCTTCGGCAACGCTATTGGTCATATATGTTCCTTATTTTATAATAATTTATTCAAATACAAGTATATCATAGAAAAAATATCGTGTCAACATATTAGGTAATAAATATATGACTAGGAGAAATACAATGTTAACCATTTTTACAAAAATTAAAGAATTCTTTACTGGCAAACCACAAGCACCCGTAGTAGAAGCCCCATATAAAGTTGAAGCGCCAGTGGCTGCTCAAGTTCCGGAACAAAAAGTTTTTTCGGTTGATGTTGGTGATGTTGTGCCTGAAAAAGCTTTAGCCATTGAGTCTAGCGTATCTGAACAAGTAAACACTAAATCAGTCGCTCCATCACTCAAAATCGTAAATGGATCTGCTCCGAAAGTTTCTAATAAACCAAGAGAAAGAGCAAAACCAAAAGCAAAACCGGTTGCTGCTCAGCCTGCTAAACCAAAAGGTCAAACATCACCTAAGCGTACACCTGCACAAAAACCAACTTCATCAAAATGAACGACGATTTTTCCATTGATCTGATCAGTGATTTGAATTTAACTGATTCTGATATATTTGATTGGGAAGGAAAATCAACTAGCTTATTTTGTGTAGTGGCAGGTAATGTAAGCGACGATTTATTAGTATTAGAAGATACATTAGGACACCTTAGTAATAGCTACAGAGGTGTCTTTTTTATTGATGGGAGCTTAGAACATACTCGATTAGAAGACTATAATATACGAGTAGAAGAAATAAAAAATATGTGTCAACGATTAAGTAATGTTGTTTACTTACACAATCATTTAGTAATACTAAACGGAATCGCTTTTATCGGGTGTAATGGATGGTATGGTAACAGAAAAAATATAACTTGTATCGAAGATTTAGAATTTCTAGATGAGTACAGATCCGATGATTTGAGCTATCTTAGTCTAAGTATAAAAAGAGTTCAGTCTATGGACGAAGTGAAAAAGGTAGTTATAATTACCAATAGTATTCCGGGAGAATACTTTGGGTTTAATAGTCCGAACGTAGATTTGCCAACTGAATTAAATTTAAGTTTGAGCTTATTATTCGATAATAACAGTAAAATTAAAAAATGGCTATTTGGAACTAATGATCTTACAGTTGATGTTGAACTAAATGACAGACAGTTTGTAAACAATCCAGTTGTGAATGGATTGTTATACTTTCCAAAAAAGATAGACCTGTAATTAGGCAGCTGCCTCAATCTTAACTTGTAGCGGAAATCCCTGTTTACGAGCATCAATAGTTACTTCAATTCCACGCTGTTCTGCTATTTCATACGGCAGAATAGCAACTACCGCGCTGCCTACATCATGAATATCATTGGTTAGAGTTATAGCAGAATCTTCGCTATGATCAAAATATTGAACCAATGACTCTACTACGAATTCCATTGTAGTTACCTCGTCATTGATATAGAACACTTTGTAAAACGAAGGTTCTGAAATATTCAGATTTGGTTTAAGTTTAGTAATGATCTCAGCTTTACTCATATTGATTCCTTTGTGTTGATGTGAGTGATAATATTACCACTCACAATAGTATTTATTATACTATCAAGTATACTTAATGTCAATAGATTTCGGCTTCATAGCTTCCGGAACATGTCGTTCTAGATAGATAGTAAGAATTCCATCTTTGTGATGAGCATCAGATACTTCCACGTATTCACCTAGCTTGAAACTTCTTTCAAAGCTTCTATTAGATATTCCGTGATGTAGATATTCTACAGTAGAATTTTCTAATTTTTGCCCAATGATTGTCAATACTTGAGCATCAAGTTCAATTTTGACTTCACCTTGAGCAAACCCAGCCGTGGCAATTTCAATGTAAAACTTATCGTCAGTTTGTCTGACTACATTGTATGGTGGATAATTTGTGTTGGCTTGTTGTTCGGATAATCTGAGTAATTCAGCGAATGAATTTTCAAAACCAATTCCGAATTTGGCGATGGACGGAATGTCCAATGAGCGTAATGTAAGAGTACGTGTCATGTTTTTCTCCTGTTAGGCAGATGACTTATAAGACCCGACCATTCGGCATCTTACATTACTATTTATGCAGCATCACTCAAATTGTAAAAGATTCTCCACATCCACATCTAGCAGATTCGTTGGGGTTTGTGAAATCAAACCCTTCATTCAATCCTTTCTTCACATAATCGATTTGTAGACCATCGATGTAAACCAAGTCTTTTTGATTGACCCAAACTTTTGCATTGTCACGCTCGTATTGAACCCAATCCCAAGTACACGGTGCTTCATCTAAATACTCCAGCACATACGCAAGACCACTGCATCCAGTTGTCTTTACCCCGACTTTGATACCCTGACCACGACCACGCTTAGCGATATTACTCACGATCTTCTGTGCGGCGCGTTCGGTTATCGTAATCATTTTAATCCCATTTGTTTACGAATATCAGTGCCGCTAATTTTAGTGATCTCTTCGTCAAATGTTTCTTCACCTGATGTATAGCCAACTCCACGTCCCCAACCAATGTGAACAATATTAGGTACTACTTGAATCTCGTACTGACCTTGATACAATGGATCTAAATCATGTCTAATGCGTTGCTTGACTTCTTCTAAACCGAACGGATTACTATCTTGCCAGCCCTGTACGTCACGAATCTGAATGATAACTTGACCAGTCTTTTCTAACAATCGTTCAAATAATGCACGATGACCGTCATGCCATGGTTGCCATCTTCCCAACATTTGGACAGTTTCTTTACGCCAATCGAATACTGAACGACGAGTATTTGAGAGAATATGATCCACAATGAACACAGACCATTTTTCTGCATTCTGTTCAGTGACACGGAAATCATAAACTTCAGGTGGAATAAATGCCTTGTTAGTATCGTCGTATCTTCCTTGATCAATAGTATCCATCCAGATAGTCCAATCTGCTTTAAAATTATTACGCATTTCTACCAATGGTGCGACAAAATCACAGATAACATAATCAGCTTTAGATTCGGATGCTAATTGATCCATTCTATGACTCTGACGAATTCTGCCAGTTTGACTAAAATCCCAATCATTAAATTTCTTTCTAACTTCATCAGCATTAAACCAGTCTACCGAAAGTCCATAGCCCTCGTTTTTAATGTCTAAGAAATGATTTTTGATTGCAGAAGCAATCGTTGTTTTACCGGAACCAGGAAGTCCCATTACTAATATTCGGGTTGTCATTTTTTCTTTGCCTTTTTAACTGCTCTGTCAAATTTAAGTTGACTAATATGATCCTTAAAAGTAACTCCATTTAAGTGATCGATTTCATGTAAAAAACACTTAGCATCAATATCGCTGAAAATTCTAGTTTGAAGTTGTTGATTTCTATTCATCCAAGTTGCCTCTACGGTTTTTGGTCTTTCAATGTCAATCATTACTCGCGGAAAACTTAAACATCCTTCACGAGCAACATACATATGCTCACTGATTGATATGATTTCTGGATTGAACATTGTAATATATTCGTCAGTTTCCTGTATGTGCATTGTTATAACACGATATGATATCCCAACTTGATTGGCAGCTAATCCTATGCCACCACTTTTAGCCATGGTCTCTATCATGTCAGCCATTAAAAAATCGGTTTGAACTGGGGGATTATTAAAGTCCCACGGTTCGCATGACTTTAATAACACTGGATCAGGCCAATACTTCAGAGGTAACATCATGTTTTTTCCTATAATCTGCTATAGCGGCTTTGATTGCGTCTTCTGCAAGGATGGAACAATGTATTTTAACTGGAGGTAGTGCTAGTTCTTGGGCAATCTCCGTATTTTTAATTTTTCCAGCCTCGTCAAGTGTTTTGCCCTTGACCCACTCCGTAACGAGTGATGAACTTGCAATTGCTGACCCGCATCCGTACGTTTTAAATTTTGCATCAGTAATAAGACCCGTAACATTATCTACCTTTATTTGTAATTTCATAACATCTCCGCAAGCGGGAGCCCCGACCATACCAGTGCCAACTTCATTATCATCTTTTGCAAATGATCCTACATTTCTTGGATTTTCGTAATGATCTAATACTTTATCTGAATATGCCATTTTATTCTTCTTTACAACATCTGTCATTGAGTTGACATTTTTCAAAGTCGATGCAATTGCATGGTATTGGTTCGTTTAGTGCTTCAAATAACATTGACTTAACCTCATTCAGCTTATTTACTTCGGTCCATCCACCAGTGAAAAAAATTCCCTCACCGATACTATCTAAGTAATCATGTGCAATTTTGATTTTTTCTTTATCAATAATCATTTAGTAGTCTCTTTTATTTTTGTTTTAATAATATCAACGACATCATCGTTTAACATGATTTCGTAGTGATTCGATTTTATTTCGATGAGATTCATATCATCTCGACATGTCATGCTCTTGATAGTAACTACGCCATCGTTTGGATTAACCATCCAAGGACTTGATCCCTGTATGGTTACAATGTTTGTCCACGGATGCTTTATTGAAATATTTAAAGAATCTTTAATTGGAGCACTATTAGTTCCAATATCTCGTAATAATTTACTGAACGGCAATAAATGCTTGGCGTAATTTGCAATTTCTGCCCCATTGTACGGCGTACTCAACGTTACTGCACCCAGTACATTATTAGAAAAAATGTCACTTAGATGAACCGAGTAGATGCCACCAAGACTGTGACAGATAAAAAACATATCTTTACAATCTTTTAATTGAGATATCATTGATTCTAGATTATGGTCAAACCCATCTTTGCTGTCGTATTCTAATACTAGTTCGTTATCATACTTCAATTTCTGTCTGATGTAATTGAAACTATTTCCAGTGGCATTAGCACCATGTATATAAACAATAATCACGATATTAGTATAATTTTTTAGGCAATTCTTGACTACGAAGATATTTCTTCCAACGACTCTTGGCTTTTGCTGCTTTTACTTTTCTAGCAGTAGTTGGCTTCTCGTAAGTTTGACGAGCGCGAACTTCTTCTAGCAAGCCGCTGTCAGCGACTTTGTTTTTGAACTTTCGTAGACTTGATTCAAACGATTGTCCATCTCTAATTACTACTTTCATAATTCACCTTTTGTTATTACTACTGGATTATCTACTAACTCTTTATTGATATTTATCTCGGTTATGTTGCTCTTTTGATAACTTTGAGCATCATACATATGAGGTAGAAGTACTCGTTCTATTTCACTGTGCAGCCCTCTAGCGCCTGTTTTTAATTTCAGACAATTTTCTGCTATTTGATCGATTGCGTCTGGCCCAAAAGTCAATTCAATATTATCTAGCCCAAGAAGATATACATATTGCTGAATATAATTATTTTTCACACTAGTCAGTATGCTAACAAGTTGCTCTTTGTTAAGTTCAGTGATATTGACTAGACTAGGAAATCTACCTGTAAATTCAGGAATCATTCCGTATTTGGTCAGATCATCTGGCATCAATTTTTCTAGATAATTCGTAATCACCAATTTGTCAGCCATTCTAGCAGCAAATCCTATGCTGTTTCCATCTAATCTTTTTGCAACAATGTCTTTTAATCCAACGAATGCCCCGCCTGCGATAAAGAGAATATTAGTAGTATCTACTTCTAGCATTTCTTGACTGGGGTTTTTTCTTCTTCCACTTTGAGGAATTCTACAGACAGTGCCTTCTACCAATTTTAATAGTGCTTGCTGAACACCTTCGCCGCTAACGTCACGAGTGATGGATGCGCCTTCTGATTTTCTAGAAATTTTATCGATCTCGTCAATGAATACGATTCCACGTTGAGCTTTTTCAATGTCTCCTCCAGCCGCTGCTACTAGTCTACCAATCATTGACTCAACATCGTCTCCGACATACCCAGCTTCAGTAAGTGAAGTTGCGTCCGCGATTACAAACGGTACGTCCAGATATTTTGCTACAGTTTTGGCAAGCAATGTTTTTCCAGAACCAGTTGGCCCAACAATCAATACATTACTTTTTTGTATGTTAGTGTCACTTTTATTATTGATTCTTTTATAGTGATTGGCAACAGCCACACTTATAATTTTCTTTGCATGATCTTGACCAACGATATATTCATCTAGAAATCGCTTGATATCATCCGGATACAATGAGCTAGAAGACTCAGTGGTTATGTCATCTTCATTGTCGTTGATAAGCAATTCTGTACATAAATCTATACAATTATTACAGATCGCGGAGCTTTCACTGACTATTAATTTCTTAACAGCATTTTTGTGTTTAGTGCAGAATGAACAGTTTAATATAGTAGTCATCTAGTACTTATCTTTTTCAGGCATTGCATGCAAAAATCGATGACTAGTAAAATTCTAGTCATCGATTGACGAGGCTATCGCTTATTCAGCAACAGCGTTCAAAACATCTTCTACTGATGCTTTTCGTTTGCCGCGAGTCTTGATAGAGTCCAGTGATACTGTAGCTTTTTTAGCCTTGACCACTTTTTCTTTCTTTTCTTTTGGCACACGAGGTGCTTTTGGAGTACGAGTATCAATTTGTTCCTGAATCAATGCCTGATCTTCCGGCGATTGAAATTCAGAAGCAGCTAGAGCAAACTGAAGTGCCTCTAGACGTAGCATCGGAGTGGGAAGATTGATAAAGTCTGTACGAACTTCGGTCAATTTCTCGCCCTTGCTTTTAACATACGACTTTGATTGTGACGATTTAATGCGACGAGTGAGATCCACGCCACATCGAACCTTAACAACTTCTAAGTTATTAGATCCAACGTGTTTAGTGATTCCGACACAAGTCCAAAGAGTATCACGCTTAGCCATTTTGTATTTCCTTAAAGATTAAAACATCTGGAGAATATATAAGAAACAATTGTGAACCCAGATGATACTCACAATGTTTCATTGAAACTATAGTATACTTGATAATGGATTTAAAGTCAAGAGTTTTTTGAACTGGACTTATCCATTTTTGATGCTTCAGTGATAATAAAATTAATTTCTTCCACCGTAAGTGGGCGCCGCGATTCAGAATTGTCCATAATGACCATTTCATAATCTGGCGGGTCAAACCCCCATTCGGGGTTTTGTTCGATTAATTCCATGTACCACGCTTTGACTTTGCCCATTACGCAAATTCTCGATTATCGTCACTAACGCGATCGATATATTTGTGTTCGAGATTAACTCGCTCACGCAAGGCACCATAAACCATGATTGGAGTATCTAATACAACGCCATGAGTGACTTCTCCGCCGTATTTTACTCGACTGTATTCGACTTTCCCAGTTACAGGGAATTCGCCCATGTAAGTGCCTTCGACTTTCATGCCTTCTAAATTCCAATTCATTTTAAATCTCCGCTGTAAGTTTCCGAGATATCAACAAGTTCCATGTCGGTAACGACAATGGTCGGATGAGTAATATTATAGTCTAATTCTTGAATAAAGTCGCTGACATCAGCATCTTTGTCAATTTCAACCACTATCGTAAGTACAATACGCTTATTCATCATTGTCTCCGAGTAAATAAGAAACGTCACGATCTTCTAATTCTACCATTAGTTCCTCATCGGAAAGATCGCCAATGCCACGATAACCGTCAATAAGCATATCGTCTAAACACAATACGCCTTGATTGAAATCTTCTACCAATAATTCAACTAATACGCCAATTGCTTTTTCACGATCAAACATTTTAATCCTTATTTAAGACATATTCAAACAATACCCATTTAGCACGATTCAGCAATTGACGCTGATCTTCAATCGTGTTGAAGTCTGGCTGTTCGTAAGCCATCATTTCTTGAGCATCGCTCATCATACTGGCAGCGATCATAGCGAATTCGCCATAACGAAAAGAAGAGCTAGACTCGACTGCTTGACGCATGCCCTGCTCAGTAACGCCGAACATACTAACTTCACGTTTCTCTTGCTCAGTCAGAGCTTGATAAGTTGCTGTAGTCATTAACTACTCCTTACTTAACAAAAGGGTTGCTAGTGAAGCGAATACCATTGCCATCGTACAGCCCAGTCATATCTAACTTAGCGTAAGAGTCTTGAATCTCTTGACAGTATTGAAGAAACTCAATGTCAGTGATCAACCCTACTTTGTGCTGACGAAAGAGTTCCATGAGTTCTACGTTCAACGCTTTGATATGAGTGGGCTTGCGTGCTTTAGTCATGTACTGTTCCTTTTTCTCTAGTGTAAGTGTACATTGTACAGTAAAGTGGATTTATTGTCAAATAACAGTGTTGTATTTTTACAACAGTTTAATGTAAGCAACAGGCACAGAATCTCGTGTTCCAGACGGCAAACGTACTAAGAAATCCTTCAAAATAGTACGACCAATTACACGAACCACACGATTAGACCGAGTATCAATAGCAAGCATTTTCTGTCCTTTTCTCTAGTGTATGTGTATATTATATCACTAGTCGGACTTATCGTCAATGGGTATTTTTGAAGTGTTGTAACGGCGCAACAACTCTTTTGATGACATTTCTTCTTCTTTTACGACACAATTGTGTTGAGAAAATGTAAAGTAATTCTTAAAATTGATCTGACACTGCACACAACGAATTTTGCTCATTTTTTTGTCCGTTTTTCAGTTCGTATAATATGATTGTTACAATCATATGACATATTTAGTTCAAATATATTACATCATGACTAATCTAGTAAGAGCAACTAGATCGATAGTACTCAATAACATATAATTGGCTAACATTCCAAATGATCGTCTAGTGTAGGACGCCCATGCAAATATTATACATTGAGCAATGAACATTGGATATAATATAAGAAATGGAGGAGTGGGCACAGTAAACATCATAATGACTGAACAAGTTACACTCAAAAACCAAGCCAAGATTTCTAAAACACAACGAACTTTGTTGCTTTTAAAATCTTGGCTAATCCATTCAACTATATTGAATAGAATTTCTTTCATGTATTACTTCTTAGAGCCTCTGTCAACAAATGCATACATTTTTTCGGCTGTTTCCAAAACTTTATCAAGTCCTGGAAATTCTGGCATACCAACGGTAGTAACTAACTTGCCTGTTTTTTCATCTTTGGCAGTAGACATTTCCCATCCTAAAAACTTGGCGTGAAATTCTTCACTAACCATGCTTTTGGCCATATCTAAGATTTCTGTACGAATTTCATAGCCGTTCTTGTTGAATTTAACTTCTGGTAGTTTTGGTGTTTCAAATGACATAATAGTCTCCTGTGTGTATGTCTGACATTGCTTTCGCAATGTGTACTAAGTATACTAGATTGTTAACAAACAATCAAGTAATTCGGTCAAGCTAGTTTCTTGTCTGACATCATTATTGCTTTGGCTGCTTCGAAGTTACCCGATCTAGCAAATATTCCTGCCGCTCTGGCTCTTCCGATATGCTCGATAAACGAGTAAACTGCCACTGCTACTTTTTTAATTGACGATTTCATTATATTAATCCTTTATCAGAGTGTTGTTCAAATTGCTTTGCCCAGTGTTCTACGTCCGATATGCATTTAATATTTTTTGATGATAGATATCTTTCTAGTCTGGTGTGATAGTCTTGCTTGGGAAACATTTCCGCAAGCCGTTGTAACATAGTGTACATTTTCATAATTTTCTCCTGTATGTGTGTATGAGAAATTGTAATTCTCAAATTATGATTGAAGAATTGTGTTCTTCAATCTTACTTATGCTGTATAGCAACATAATATAATTATATATTATCTACCACGACCAGCTTTACGTAGTACTTTTACTGCTCTTGGAATTGCCATTATCTTCGGTGCTTTTCCAACTTGAGCTACTTTGTCTTGAACTCCATCAATATTAAACTTTTGTTCTCTGACTTCTTTTGCTGCCATTGCTGCTCGAATAAATGGATTTGGATTACGATTTGGTTCAGTCATTGTCAATTTCCTTTTTTCTATTTACTATCTTTGATATGTATTGATTTATACTACCCTCTAATGCTATCAACATTGCTATTCTACTGTCATATAATCTGATATATCTTTTCTTTTTTACATAATATAAAAAATGAGGACAAGTAAGTTCTCGATTTATCATTATCGCCATGAATAACAGACCAATAGTCGGGTCAGGAGTAATTTCAAAATCACTACTTTCTAATTTAGCAAGCTGAAACATGCTGTCTCCATGCTCGGTTAATCCCAAACCACCAGTTAATCCCAAACCTTCTGTTCGTCTGATATTAGTCCACCACGTTTTCATAGCGATATCTAACGTTTCCGTCTCATCCTCTGGCAACAACAATAATACTGCATTAATTATTGTTTTTTTATCTGTTACGAACGTTGTCATGATTGTATTTCAATCTGGATAAACCTTTTGACCCTGATTCAAGAATACCACTCCAAACTTATCAGTCTTGAATTGACTATTCAATTTTCTACATAAGTTTCTAGCGTGTCCTGGATTTGAAAAACTAGTCTTCTTATACTTTGGAACTGAATTACTGTCCAAGTAGTGTTGATTTTTAAGATTAATTGGCTGATCACTATAGAATACAGCCCAAATACCATTAGCCTCAATAACTTGATCAATTTTGTATGTTTGCTTATCTACTATCTCTAATAGAACTTTTGGTTGATTTCTCGACATTAAAACTTACCGCCTGCTAGCTCAATCTGAATTACCTCTTGAGGAGCATTTTGATAAGATTCTACCTTATCAGCTAGCAACTTAACAATCTCGTCTCTTAAGAGTCTCGCCTCTTGAGCTGGCAAGACAAGATTTTTACCCGGACTTTGATCCATGCTACTAACTCGATCTATAAAGCGTTTTATATTAATCATAGTAGTACTATTTAGCTAGATCAGCATCACTACTAGAATTAAATGGGCCAAGATATTCGTATCGTTGAACAAAAATATACTTCGGGCAAAAAATAGTTTCCCACGTTCCGTTCATGTTGATACGAAAATATCCAGCACAGTGATAGCATAAACTAGTTGGTGATTGTGTGTAAACATGTAACTTACGCTTTACATCATAAAAATTGTTATATGTTTTACCTTCAGTGGGCCAAACGGCGTATGGTAGTTCTTCTATCTGGGCAAGCTTTTTTGGTTTATCAAATTCTACCTTAAAAATCTGTTCGATTGATTTTGTATCAGCATAGTGTCGAGTGTCGCCACCGATCTTAATACTATAACCAGTTTGATCTGCCTCAACGTTACCGATCTTACGATTTCCATCTGTAATGACCCAAAGCTGATTCTTTACAATTGTTTTTGCTATTAGATTCATGATTTGTCCTCTGGTCTATAATTTTCAATCATTGATTTTATCGCTCGTTCAATAAGCTCATTGAATGTAATATCCAATTTATGAGCCATTTTCATGTATGTTAATAGCTCTTCATCTGTGAATTCTAATTCAATTTCTTCTTTGTCACTCATTCTGTTTCCTTAAGTTTTGATCTAGATTTGATTTTCTGAAATATCGATGTTGATTCATTGATAATTGCTCTACTTGGCAAAGGATTTTGTTTTCGCCATTTTGTATATTCATCATTAGAAGAAAATCCTCTAATGATGGCAGCTCGTTCGACATAAGCAGATGGGCGTAGTCCTAGTTTTTCTGCTGTAATTCTAACTGCTGATTTACCATTGTAATATCGTTCGTTAAAATGTGATCGACACCATCGACTATATGATGGACTACCATCCTTGTATGTGTGAGAGATAACTTTTGCTTCGTTACAACTAGAATGTTCACATCTAGGACGATCCGATTTTAGAGGAATTCTAGGATTATATTTAGAACTAGTTGACTTAAAATTAATCAAGATAGTTTCCTATTATTGCTCATTCGTTTTTTCCTTAAGTGGGCCATCATATGTGGAATTCATCCACTTAGCATACTGTTCGACCTGCTCACTGATTTTAGTCAATTCGTATTTTGCTACGAATTTCATCAAGTTCATTCCAACTCCAGTCTTGGGAACTACTCTGATTTGATCCTGAATACATTGATCGACCGCATCTTTAATTTCTTGTGGTTGAGCAGTAAGATCACATAACGTAACGTTACGTTGATAGTCATCTGTTACACGATGCTCAACTCCATTGTGATCAACCCAACGCTGTAGCATCATATTATTCCAGTTGAATCCTTTACGCTCTCGATCAGCATAGGCATCGATTAGTCCGATAGATTTCTTTGTGCCTTTGGTTCTAACTCCCGGATAAGCAGAGAATACATTATCACTAGTGTCGCCACGCATACACTTTTCAAAAAGTAAATACTGTGGTTCTTCTAGTTTCTTATGCTCTTTGGTTTTCTTATCTTTAACTTCTTTACCCTTGTCATCATAGAATCCTTCAAGCGTGATCAGATGACCAGACATTGAATTATATTGTTTGACATTAGGAGCAATCAGTTGAGCAAAGTCACCATCGCTGCTAATAATGAAATGCTCATCTTCTGAATGAGTTTGAACAAATCGTGCAATAATGTCATCTGCCTCGGCAGTAGGGCATCGTAATACTGATACGTTTGTTTTTTCATCAAGAAATTTGGTAAATGTATCATAGGTATCCCAGAACATTTGATCCTGTTCTACTTCTTTTTCTGTCAGAGCTGCACGCTTAACAGCACGATTAGCTTTATATGGCTTGTAAAAGTCTTTACGCCATGAACGACCCTCTAGTGCAAAAATAACGTGACAAGACTCAGATCCAATAAAACGTCTGACTATGCTTTGAACACCAGAAAGTGTAAGATGTAAGGCCATTCCAATTTTTTCCCAATCATCACTTCCTCGACTGGCAAAGTGACGTGATTTGAAGAACAAATTAGCAGTATCGATCAAAATATATTTCATTGTGGCTCTTATTTATCTATAATATACGTATATTATAAGATAAAAGAGCATTATTGTCAATGAATTTGGATAAGTCTGTGTTAGCTGACTTCTGTTCGGCCGTTTCCAATATCTTTAGAGCGAATATGGCGCAACTCTTCTCTGAGTAAATCCACTTCTCTATTTTCTGGATCTGCTTGCTCTTGTTCGTACATTTCTAGTACGATATTACGACAAACATCTTTGAACCATCGATCAACTATAACATCTTCAGTTTCGCCCGGTTTCATTTGATAACCGGCACGAGCTAAGTTGGCCACAAACTTAGAATTCCAATCTAATTCAAATGATCCAGCATTGATATTATTTGGATCCACTTCTATTTTTAGAATAGATATATATGGTTCACCCATTTCAGTGGCCAATTCCTTTTCTGTTTTTACTGGAACAGCAATTTCTTTAGGTTTTCTGGGTTTTCTAGGTTTCTTTTCTTTGGGCGTGACTAAAACGGGTTCTATCACTGCTTCTGGAACTGACTTTTTGAATAGATTTTTAAGTTTATTTAACATGATTATATTTATAGACAAATATTATCTTTATCTATTTTTGTTTGAGAATGACATTTAGTTAAGATATAAGACTCTTAATCTCACTAAAATTTTCTATTACGTGTTCTAGAGTAGATCGATTTTGTTTAACATGATGCTTTATTTTATATCCATTATTATGGTAAGATATCTGGTTTTGATCTAGCCAGTTGTTTATTTTTGGAAGTAACACATCGTAATCAATATGTTCAAGATCACTCTCATAACTTAGTTTAAGATAATTATATCCGTTGTTGATTAATCTAGTTTCAATGGTTTTATACCAATCTATAGATTCTTCTTTAAACTTTAAAAATTTATCAGGATCAACGTGTACTTTGATGTCACTTGTATCTACACGAGTCCATTTAACTAATTTATCCGCAACAATCCGACTTACATACTGAGATATTTTTGACTCTCGTTCTAAGACAATAAATTTTGTCTCTGGATCATCAAATATAAAATCTAGTTCAAAATCCTTTAACATAAAGTCATGAATTTTAATAATTTTATATTGAGGAATTATTTGAGATAATATCTCTGATGTCTCTCTGGGATTATTATTTAATGTTTCTATCAAAGATGTCAGACTTCGATCTTTTAATTTAAAATGATCAATTAACGCCGTAATTTCGTGTTCTCTTAATGATTTAGTATGAGGAACATCATTGATATCGTGAAAGCGAATAAAAAGTTCGTTTAGAATTCTAAACGAACCATAAGAAAACAACAGTTCACACAATAAGTTGCTACCTGTTCTAGGTTGAGACAGTATAATAATATTTTTCATGATTATATTTATAGACAAATGTTCTATTTGCCTAATTTCCCCATCGTAAAATGAAGATAATCATTGATTGCTCGTCTACAAAATTTAAAAATCGTCCATCATCTGTACTTCTCAGACCACGATTCTTAATGACAACTCCTTGTTCACTCATCCAATCTTGATATTTAGAATAAAGAAAGTCATGATCATCGTAAGGATTAGTATGAGTACTAAGATACCAATTAGTAGCATTATCTAAGAATGGACTAATAGGCAAATTAAGATCAGACTTTTTTAGTTCGTTCATATAATTATTTTAAGTTTTTCGATAAATAAACACGTAGTTCGCGAATCTAGACAATTCCAACTACACTAACGCTTTCAAGGAGCATCAGCATGATTATTTATTATCTCTACATCAAGACTCATAAAAAGACAGGTCTCAAATATCTTGGTCAGACATCTAAAGACCCATTTAAATACAAAGGGTCCGGAATAGATTGGAAACAGCATCTAAAACTTTTCGGAAATGATTTAGATACAGAAATATTACTACAGACTGAATACAAAGAACAAAGAAACCATTGGGGTAGATACTATAGTCGCCTATTTAATATAGTAACTGCGGTTGATGATTTTGGTAGCAAAATTTGGGCTAACAGAATCCCCGAGACTGGCGGTGGCGGATCTCATTCGAATGATACCAAGAAAAAATTGAGAGCATCTCAAGTAGGAAGAAAAAAACCTCCTAGAACTGAAGAACATAGAAAAAATCTCAGTATCTCTACTAAAGGTTTATCCAAGACTCGCAGTGAAGAGCATCAATCATCACTTACGTCTGCTATTAAAGAAAACTGGTCAACTAATGATGATCGTCGTTTAATAACTGCCGCAGTCGGAAAATCTAATAAGGGAAGAAAACATACGCCCGAAGCTCTTGAAAAGAAACGACAGGCAATGTTACGTTATTGGAGTATTAAAAAATCCCTTTCTGTTTAGCATATTCATATACCTCGAATGATGCAAGATTTTTTCCTTTTGACTCCATCATGATATCAAAGTTATCATTGAATGATAATGCCCAATCACTACAAGCATGATTCCAATAAAAATCACTATGAGCGCGTAATTTTTGCTTGTTGATTTTATTCTCAACTAACAGATTACGATCAGGTAACGTATTGACACAATGCTTTACGAGAACATCTTCGCGACTGACTGAATAATGACAAGTAGGGCGCACACCGCGCCAGCTATCCATAACCCTAGTAACACGTACATCGTTTGAATCGATGTATGTACCTGTATGTATCCAATTATGGTGAATATCAAGCACAATAGGAACAATATCGCTAATAGTAAGACAATCATCTAATCCCCATGAATTTTCTTCGTTTTCGATAGTGATACAGTTACGGGCTTCTGGTGACAGTCTGCCCAATACTTCACGGATACCTTGCGGTCCGCGTTTGCCACTGATGTGAACGTTGATTTTGAAGTCTTGGAACTGTTGACCGTAGCCCATCCATCTAGCCATGTCTGCATGATATTCAAATTCCTCTATTGAGTTTTCTATAATATTGTCACTAGCACTTGCCAGCACACAAAATTGACCAGGATGAAAACTAAGGCGGACATTGCGATCCCTCCCAATCCTTCCAATCTCTCTGAAGTGTTGTTCGCAATACGATAACACATCACTTCGGTGCCAAAAATACTTCCAATCGTGATGAGTGTAAACAGGTAAGATATCGCTGCTAAGCCGTACCATACGTAAGTGTTCATCTAAATTTCCTACCTTTACTACAAGTTTGCGTGTTGCCTCGATGTTTTGAACCATCAAGTCCCACAGTTTTTGTTCTGCCACATCACGAGTTTGTCTGGCAAGCCATGCAATTGTTGTTGTGCCAGTTGTATATTTTCTAGCATCATCTTTAGGTTTGATGCCATCAACTTGATTTGGATTATCAATCCATTTACAAGCAAATCCAATTTTGTTCATAATAGATACTTAATTATAAATTGCTCAATAAAAAGGTAGTATCCCCATACTGGGAACACAACCGCGAAAAAAGTTGACCAGAATCCTTTAGCAATAATAATACCGCCAACCCAAGCTATAAGTAACAGAAGACTAATCAACGATTTCATGATTAATACCGTTCAGCAATCAGAGCAAAACGTTTACCGTCTTCTGCCCATTGATCTTTGAAATTTTTGTGTGCGATACACTTACTGTATTGTTGATATGCATAATTACGCATATTATACAAACACGATTCGTCAAATTTGTATCCATAATTGATACAAAAGTCTTTGAATTTTTCCAAATCATCAAAAATTTGATTGACACGAGGGTTTGATTGAATTTGTACTTTAGCCATGATAAGCTCCTATAATGGCGGGTTAAGATAATTGGTACTTAGTACCGGTTGATTTAAATTCACAATCTCGATATTGACATTGTGAGTAGTATAATAATTAACGATTTCACCGTAAAGTTTGTCGCTAATCATTATTAGTTCAAGTATGTTATATTGTACTACATTTTGACTAATATTGTCAAGTGATTTGGACAAGTCCAACATACTTAGATTTTCTACGTCTTGCTCATTCTTTATTTGAATGCCAACGTTGATCGTATATGTTTTGAAATCCACTGGAATCCAACACATTCTGGTCGCTGTGTTGACCGCTTTAACTCTGCGCTCAAATATGGCATATTCGTGCTGATCCATTTTAGCCCTTGCTATGATCTTTAGTAAGAGCAACCACGATATCTAAAGTCTCTTTGGCTGTTTTTACTGCTGGGTATTCTTGAATCAGCTTGTCTAATTCTTCCTCGCGTTTCATTGCTATTCTAGCCCAGCAAAGTACGCTTTGAATTTCTGGAGAAAGTTCAATGGTTGATGAGACGCTGAATACGGGAGTCCAATAGCCATTGACCCACACATACGTAGTATTGCCCATCAATCTGAGTTCGCCTATCGTTCCTGGTCCCAGATCAGAAATATTACCACTAATGTATGGTCCAGAGCAGCTATTAAGCACATGAACATCGTTTGTCCCGATTATGCTCTGAATCATAGTTATGGCTGTTGTGCTGGGAACAAATATTCATACTCAGCAATTCCACTATCAACAGTGATTTTCATTGCGCCCTGATCAGAGATATAAATCTTTTTATCTCCAACACATTGCATAACACTGATAAACTGTTTTGTAGGCCATGCCCATGATCTAGATAGTGTTCCGGTTACATTGCTTTCAAAGACAAAGTTAGCACTATGACTACTTATGTCACCGAAATGAATTCTAAGATCAGTTCCGTCCATTTTTGTAACAAACGTGGTGGATTCATTGTTGGCACTGAATTGCTTATGTAATCTCTGAATACTAGCAATCTTAGGTTCAAACTTGATATTCCATGTTGCTCCAGCAAACGAAACTGCCGGTGATTTGGCCTCGATGATGCTTTGTGTCATTAATCTATAATCATTGACAAAATCTCCAGTCTTTGTTTCAAAGTGAATTGCGGTCGGAACACCTGGATATTCTGGATTATCGCTAATGACTCTGAGAGTGGCGTGTTCGTCATACTCATCGAATCCAAGAATGGTTTTAAGTTTAGACAAGTTTGGCATTCCGAATGTTCCGACAAATTCTAACATCGGAACTTTAAATTTTCCACTTACAATCACTGATCTATCTTCTGCCAAAGCTGCAATTACAGTTTGTTTATCAGTTCCAACGACTTTGATTAGATCAATAAATCCCAATTGAGAAGTATGACTAATAATGTCATTTAAATTATCTTTCATGTTTTTCCTTTATATAAGTTATAATACTACAATGATTGAGTTAAGTCAATGCTATTGGACACATTAACTGAATGAGAACAGCGAAGAGAATGTGCTGTTAATATTACTATCTGCTTCTACGTCCCAGTTAAGAACTCCAATCAGATTCTCAATCTTATCATTAACCAACGATTGCATCATTGCCGCTTCATCAAATGGCAAATCTTTAAACCAAGTTGGCAATCTTAGCTGATCTACTGGATAAGCAACAGAAGTCATTTGAAGTGGATTATCTCTAAGTTGACAAACCACAATCTTCATTCCATCCACGATTTTTTGTGAATACTTGTCTCCGTTCATTTCACGTAGAAAATTCCAATTGATAGAAGCATTAACATGACCCGGCGGACTTACTTTCTTAGTCACTCTTCTAGTGGTAGATTGTGCTTCTCTTTTTAGTAATTCAGCGTAGTAAGTTATTTTCTTGACGCCCATTGGTCTACCTTTAGTCCATGGATCATTTTTAGATAAAAGATGTTTAAAATCTCTAATCTCTTTAATGATAATGTCACGATTAGTTCCTTCTAGTACAAGATCAAGAATTCTAGACAAGAATTGCTGAACATACTTTGGAGTATCTGCTCGTTTCAAATCAAGACCCATGGCTTTAATCTTACCACGCTTTCCGTTCACATCAAGACGTTTACCTTCTTTGTCGTAGATATTTACAGCATAGCGTTTCTTAGTCATGAAGATACCACGATCAGCAACTAACTCTCTGCTACATTCAATAATCTTGCCGTTCTTACGTGGCACATGAAATGATGATTCCATAAATTGAGGGAATGATGCATTGACCTGCTCACTAAGACCATCATATACTTCAATCGCCATGTCTTTGCTCCAGCGTTCTTTCATCTCTGGATCTTTAGACAAAGTTGGCCAAGCTGAGAAATAACAAGAGTCAGTGTCACCGTAAATAATGGCATCTCCGTTATGATCAGACACTCCAGTAATTGCCTCGTTTAAGAAAGCACTCATATGCTTAACAATACAACGACCACCAAGTGTAGTGCTTTGTCCTAATCGTATGTCATAGAATCTGCTGTGTTGATTCAACAAAGCGCCGTACGCAGAGTTCAGTAGAATCTTTCTAACTAACTGACGTTTATCAAGAAACTCTCGCTCTTCTGGAGTAGCAGCTAACTTCATTTGGTTCTGTAACTCAATACGTTCATTGAACCATTCAGTTAACAATCCTGGAATAATACCCTCTTTTTCATAAGTAAAGATAGTTCCATTAGCCGATAACATCCATGGCTGATTAGAATCGAATATCATTTTCCAAATTTCTGCCGCGCTTGCTTCTTCGGACTCGCCACGTTCCCAATCAATAGTTAGCATAGTGCCACGCTCTTGATTCATAACAGCAGTGTATTCAAGAGTTCCGAATAATCCGTCCCAAGCTTCTGCGAATTTCATTCCTTTGATTTTCTTTCCTTTGGCCGATACAGAATCAGCCATACGGTCAGAAATGTACTTGTCGGTCATGTGTGGTCTAATTTGGCCGATAATGGTTTCTGGCGCCATGTTAAGAGCACGGATATTCGACGGGTAGAGTGATTTAAGGTCGACTGCTCCGATCGATTCATGGATTCCTTTCTTAGGCACAGCAACATAGGCACCTGCTGCCTTTTCGTCATCATCTTCATCATTCATTACTCTTCTTGTTTTTGATGGAACTATAAAACCACGAGCATGTGCTGCATTGACAATTGCTTGATCAATCATAGCCACACTGCCCATGGCAGTTGGTAACAATACGCCATTCTGATGAGCAATATCGTTAGCTAGATATAAAAACTCTAATTTGTCATGAATCTTAAACAACAACATTGTATCTTGACGATTGTATTCTAAAAACTTACGCCAATCTTTATTGTATAGTTGATCAAGTGATCCTTCGTATTGAGTTTTGTTTTCACCCACTTCCATTTCACCAATACTATCTAACTTATAACTATGTCGTGATTCGTAGTTATATTTCTTGTACAGTTCTAGATAGTCCATGTGAATTCTACCGCTTAGATCATATGTTTCCTGTTCTTGATCGAACATTACATAGGTTCTAGCTTTTGGTAATTGATTCCATAAACAGAATCTACGAGTATCGTCTTTAGACATTACTCTAGTAACTCTATTAACCATGTACGGAATGTCATAGCCTGCTGAGTTCCAGCCAGTTAGTACATCTGCATCTTCGATCAATTCAAAGAATAAATTGAACATATCAGTCTCGTTGTTAAAGACAAATATGTTTTCAAACGAGTTAGCTATCTCTGTTGCAGTTTCTGGATCCATGTGTCTAGGAGGAATACAAAGAGTAACTAATTGCTGAGCCCAATCTAGATATAATGATATAGCGGTAACTGGATTAAATGGATCAGTGGTTGGTGCAAAACCTTTTTGTGGATCAAAGTCGGTTTCAATGTCGAAAAAGCATGTATGAAGTTTAGGGCTTTCTTTGCCAAGATAATTATCTGATAGCATACGAAAAACTGGATTAACATCGCTTTCAAATATTTTCTTGTTAGAGTGCATTCTAAGTTCTTTTTGAAACTCAGTTCGCTTTCTACAAGAAAATTTGCTTAGAGAATCGTCGTATACAGAACGATATTTTCCTTTTGAATCTTCGTAATACAATACGTAGTTCGTTGGATACTCTTTATAAATACGTTTCCCGTCAACTCGTTCTACTACATGAATAACGTCTTTATCACGATCATGCAGACAATCGACATAACTCATTAAAGAGTCTTTCCTACAGTAGTCAGAATATTTTCGAGTAATTCGTGATCTCGTTGTGTTTGACCGAATTCCATTTTATGAGCAATTTTAATTGCTTTTTTCAGAACAGTGGCTTTGATGTTCATTTCTTCTGCCATTGCCTTAATTGTATCGGCTAAACCACCATTGAGAGTTTCAACTTCGTTCATGATTTGCATGCCCTCATTGATTAATTGGTTAAGTTTAAGTTTTTGATCATTCGTAAACATTGTTTGATCGTGTTCTTGTGTGTCTGACATTGTTACTCCTTTTGAGATAATACTTATTATACAGGAGTTGTGCTAAATGTCAATATATATTGGTAAGATTACTGATGCATGATCCAAGTATCAGGTATTTCTTTGTACGTTTTGGTCCACATATCGTGTAGTTTTTGACCACTAATGCTGTGAGCTTTGGCAATACTAGTCATCATGCCATCAATAATGTCATAAACGGCATCTTCGTCATCTTTAACAGATTGAATCTTTTTCTTTTGAGCCAATAATGCAGCCTTTAATTGTGGGACCGCTTGATCATCTTTACTATGATCCATATTCTCATTAATTCTTTCGTTTAGTAATTCGGAAATTTTCATCCGCGTTCTTTTTTAAGTATTGATCTGAGCATCCAACGCTTTTTACTGTACAAATCTTGCAAATCGGCCATGAAATTGGCTATACCTTGCTGTCTTTCGGCTGTAGCTTCATCAAATATTGTTTGTACCAATTGAATTAACGTTTCTGTGTCTTGTAGTAATTCAACGAACATCAATTCTGCTCGTGGAATCTTAGGCTGATCTTGAATAACGCTTAACTCTGTCATTCGTGACATACTTCCCGGTGCATAAGAATCCAGACTACGAATATACTCAGCAATTGTATCAGCCGATCCATAAATCTCACCGTAGTATTCGTTTAAAAAATCGTGATACTGTGGGAAATCAGTTCCTTCCACGTTCCAATGAAACCCAGTAGTCTTAAAATAAAGACCATATGTACTACCTAATAGTATTTTTAAATTATCTGCTAACATTATTTTTTACCTTTGTTATTTACTGTTTTATTTTTTATTGCCCATGCAGTGGCAAATGCTTTTTCTGGATGTCCTGGATATTCTTTTTTCAGTTTTCTAACCAATTTCTCTTTTCCTGGAGGAGCAACTTCCTTTAAGTCTTTTTGACTATCTTCAATTTTGTCTTGTGCTTGTCTAACCATTGGGTTAGAATTGTCGCTCATGTCATAATTAAAAAACTTTCTACCTTGACCTTGAACAAATACATAACCTTTCAGACTATTTCCTTTAGATTCGTCCAATTCACAATGACCCACTTCTTTTACAAAAAAATAGTCACCAGAAGGATAATCACCAACTGGAATTAAATCATCATTGTGATGCTTGCCAACTGGTGTTGCTTGTTGATAGATGCTAAACTGATACTTAGTATAGACTTTGTGTTTACCGTTTTTGTCGCGACCGCCTACTCCTCCGACACTGTCTAAGTCTAGAAAAAATTCACCATCATCGTCATCGTCACGCCCTCGTCTTGAAGAGGTAGTGGGTGGTGCGGGTGGAGCAGGTGGTGCTGTAGGAGGGCTGCCGTCAGTATCAGATGAGTTAACATAACCCGGATAACCCTTGCTTGGAGCGAACTCATCTAATTCTATGCTTTCATCAGTGCTTCCAAAACTTTGATTTGGTTTTGGAGCACCCTTTTGAGTTCCCTTATAGTAGCCACCGAATTTTGATCCTTGTGGTTTACGAGTAGCAGCTTTCATGCTACCCTCTCCCATTTGTCCAGTTTTTGTTTTTGGTACTACTAGTCTAACTGTAGAGCCAGGAATTTTGCTAGAAGCTTCTTCTGCTTCATGCTTAGTATGATACAGTAGTGTAGGCTGATTGCTGCCCTTAGAACATACCGTATACTTACTATCTAAGGGAGCTGTATCTTCGAATGCGGTCATGTTAAGTGTATTGTCTAATGACTCTTCGTCTGTAATTTGATAATTTTGTCTGCCAGATTTATAATTTGAAACATCAGAACTTATTTCTTTCCATGTCTTTAGTATCTTCTGTGCTGTTTTAAATGCAGGATCATTGGATAACTCACTGTGAGTTCTTAAGAAATTACTCAATTCATCAGCATCACCACTTTTCAAAATATTGAACAGTATTTGATGAATATTAGTGGATGTTTCTTGTCCTTCTTCAAACCATTCTTTTTGTCTGGATTTCTTTTGAACTTCACGATCAATTGGTTTTTGTTGTGTAGATTTATTTCCGAAATAGTCTCGTGCTATAGGTGCAGTTCGTGGTTTTACCCATTCACTTGATTTTCGTTTATCTTTAGAAATAATATCATCATTGATGATTTCGGACATTTTCATATTATCTTTTACTCTTTTTCTGTGCTGAAATTTGTTTTACGAAAGCTTTATTTATTGCACGAATATCGTTAGGCGTTTTTGTAACTTTTGTATTTGAGTCTTCTGCCACATCTTGTTTCAACGCTCTTTCTATTTTATTTGCGTCAGCAAGAGTTATATATCTGTGTCCATCTATTTCAAAAGTTGGAAATGTTCCAATTGGAGTTTTTCCCTTTCTTCCAACACGAACTGTACTACTCCCAGTTAAGATATTTGTTCCTGGATATTTAGATGATATTTTAGAAACTTTGATTTTAGTATGATCTTCTACTGCTTCCGCCACGCTTTCAGTATTGGACGCTGCTTTAAAGTTAGCCGAAGTAGGAGCACCCTTGCTTCCTGGTTTACGCATATGTTCACCGCTACCATTCTTTATGCGATTTTGTTTTTTATGTATATTTGTCCATAATCCAGGACCAGTTTTACCTTCTTCAATGTCTTCGTCATCATCCCAATCATCCATATCAATGTCACGAGGTCCGCCAAATTGTTCTTTATCATATTTTGCTTGACGTTCAGCTTCTTTTCTGTTAGCACGATCTACAAATTTTTGTCCAATTTTATTTCCAATTTTGTGACCAATGTAACTACCTACACCAACAGCACCAAGTCCTAAGGAAGCACCAGCAAGTGCGTCACCAACGATACTCATATCTATTTCATCTACTTGCTTAGTTACACCTTTCTTTTTTTTAGCAATAGCAATAGCAGCTTGTTGGGCAGAGTTAGCGGCTTCATCTAAGTCTCTACCATAACCTTCTCTTCCTTCTCGTTCATCATTGAAATTAATTTCATCTTCAACTTGAATCAAAAAGTCTTGTAGATTTTCGAGGTCTTCAATTAAAAATTCTTCGTAGTGTTTTTGTCCGTATGCACTAATCCATTCAACTCCAAGATGACGTTCATATTTACCGGTATGAGTAATTTTCACTGGACGATGTTCAATATCTATAATTGAATTATGTGCCGGCACCCATTTAGGCAATGCAGGTTCTGCATATAAGTCTGAATTCTTACCTGCATTTAAAGGTTGATACTTAGCTAGTTCTGGATTATTTTTTCTTATATTCTGTATAAATGGAGCGTGTAATTTCATATCTCCACGTAACATTTCAAAGTATCGAGCTATTGACATATACTTTGAAAACTGGTCTTCATGAGGGAATCTACGCTCATCATCGAACTCATAATCAGTTGTTGAATTCATTGAATCACTAGCCAAATTATGATACTTGTCAATCATTTGCTTATAAAATCTCGACTGAGCAGCAACTTGTCCACGATCTTTCATTCTTTTAAATGGAGCCATTAAGCGTGAGCCAATACTAGGTTTTTTAACTCCCTGTACTATTCCACCCATCATATTATCAAATTTTTCATCGCCTGTTGCTTCATTTATGCTTTCGTCATAGTGATTAGGCTGTGCTTCACGCTCATCTTTACCGTGTTGCCACTCTTTGTATTCTTTAGTACCTTTAGTGTATGGATTATCATCATTGTATCTAGCACGCCAACCTTTCTCGAAAGGATCATTCTTATCTGGGCCTATGCTTTTCTTATTGTCTTTATCTACTTCTGCTAATTTTAATTTACGTTGTCCATGACCAAAATCACGCTCATTAATTTTTTTTGAAGGTTTTTTAAATTCGTTTACAGGTGCTTTGTATCCTGGATCACCCGGAATTCTCACTGGCTCAGATTTAGGTTCTGTTGATGGGAGTTTGTATCCTTTAGGTAAATTTTGTAAAACTTCCTGCGGAGTCAATCCTGCTTTGTTCAGAGCAATACTAATAATTTGATAGGGGTTTTGCCACTGCTCTATGTTTTTAACATTTTGTATATATTGACTATGTCGTTCTTTAGGATAATTCTCATGTTGTGCTAATGCATCTGGATTGTGAGTATATTTTGGATCTTTCAATTGAGCCGTAGTATCTGAGTGTAATTTTGCAAATCTTTGTTGCGCCACTGGATTTACTAAACTTTTTACTATAGTAGCATTAGTGCCTGTATTAGCTGGCGCGGTCTGTGCTTGAGCTCCTCCACCCAATGCTGCTAATCCTATTGCTCCAGCCCCGATTGCTTTTTTACCAGCATTCTTAATGCCTTCCCAATCTTCTTCTAGATCATCTTCTGTCATATTGCTGTCACGACCAAATGGATCTCTTTTTAAAACGTCAAATGCATCAGTTGAGCTAATATTTTCAGGACGTCCAGGTCCTTGTCCGGGATATTTATTGTCAGGGATTCTGAGAGAATGTAACTTTGGACTTCCTCTCATTGAGTGCCCGTACATATCTAGTTTTTCTTCTGGTTGATAATCTAGACCGTAATTTCCTTGTACTTGCTTACCGGTAGGAGTTTTAGTAGTTTTTAAAATTTTAACTGATTCATTAGTTGCTTTAGATTTTTTTTTATCTTTTTGTGCTTTTCCAGCTAATACACTATTTTGCCATAAACCAAATTCTTTTGCTTTTGGTGCTGTTGGCGCTTTTCTACTTTCTTCGTGACATTCACATGGATTACATTTGCACTCTGGGCAATGATCATCCATTTTTGTTGGCTTTGAATCTTGATTAGCATAGATACTAGGATTTACTCTACGTTCTGTAGCCATCATAGGCTGAGATACGGTAGCTACTGAACCACTGGAAGTTGCACCAGCCGACGTTTCAGTTACTATATCCATGAATTTTTTAATGTCTGACATTTTATATATCCTAATCAATAGAGTATTTATCTTAATCTATTTTAAAATAGATTAAGATACTTTAGTTGATAAAGTTATGGCACTAGAGCTATTTGACTAACAGCCAGTATAATACTTGGTGAAGTCGGTATTGTAGTATTAACTTTTGGTATCGAAATCAACGCACTGGTACCAAGAGCTGAGTACCATTTGATAGTTAATACTTGACCGGCAGTGAATGCATAATATAATGTCACGGTTACGATAACGGTTCCAGGTTTACCAGCATGTGGTTGGAAAATAGTGGCATAGCTAGCAGTTTGAGGTACGTTAACTCCATCGACAGCAATCCAAACTGCTATATCATCATATGCATTTCCAAAGTTCGCTGCCTGTATACTGTAAGTTATATTATAAGTACCAGCATTCACTATAGTTACTTGTCCAGTAGCAGCATTTAAAGTAACGCCGTTACTTAATTGTGTTATGTCTAGTAACGCTATTTCTGCCGCTCCAGCGGCTCCTACTTGAGCAAATCCGATTGAAGCACCTGGATCATGCGCCGATTTAGTACTAGTTGATACTCCACGAGTGATGCCGGTAAATGTATTGCCAACAATTCCAGTATATTGGATAATTTCTGATTGTATGTTAAGATATCCTGCCGATCTGAATCCTGCTGTGCTTACTACAACTATAGGAGTAGTACTGTTAGCAGTGATGGCATCCACCAACGTAGTATCAGAATCGGCAAAGAATGATCCATAATACAGACCCAACACTACTGGACCAGTTGCGCCGGTTAATCCACTAGCTCCAGTTGCTCCTGCTCCAGTTGAACCAGTTAACCCTGAAGCGCCTGTTGCTCCTGTAGTCCCTGATAAACCGCTTGCTCCAGTAGCGCCAGTAGTTCCTGCTAACCCCGATGCACCCGTTGCTCCTGCGCCAGTTGCACCCTGCAACCCACTTGCACCCGTAGCACCAGTAGTACCTGCCACGCCGCTTGCGCCAGTTGCTCCTATTAATCCAGTACTTCCTATCGTTCCAGTAGAGCCAGTTAATCCGTTTGATCCAGTTGCACCGGTTAATCCGTTTGATCCAGTTGCACCGGTTAATCCGTTTGATCCTGTTGCACCGGTTAATCCACTAGCACCTGTTGCACCGAATGCCCCAGACGCACCAAATATTCCTGTTGATCCAGTCAATCCATCAGCACCCGTCGAGCCAGTCAATCCACTAGCACCTGTTGCGCCTTGAATTCCGTTTGAGCCAGTTGCGCCTTGAATTCCGTTTGAGCCAGTCGCACCTTGAAGCCCTTGTGATCCAGTTGCACCCACTGAGCCAGTTAAGCCAGTAGAACCAAATGATCCCGTACTACCAGTTAAGCCAGTAGAACCAAATGATCCCGTACTACCAGTTAAGCCAGTACTTCCTCTTAGCCCTGTTGATCCAGTATCACCTTGAGTGCCTTGAGCGCCATTAAGATTAACTGTCCAAGTTGAATACGATCCTGATCCAGCTATCGTATTGACATCCACGGTCATTGCACCATTGATTGAATTATAAGATGCCACCATGCCGATCATATGATTATTAATATCATAAGCAATGATTACGTCTTGAGCAACGGTATAAGATAAACCTGTACCAACCGTTAATGATTGAGTAATTAATCCAATAGTAAGTGGGCTAGTACTTGTAGTTGTATACGTATCACCACGAAGCCCAGTTAATCCGCTTGCGCCAGTTGCTCCTGATCCAGTGGCACCAACGCCTCCGACTAATCCAGATGCGCCAGTAGCGCCAATAAGTCCCTGTGTTCCAGTGGCACCAGTTAATCCGATTGTGCCAGTAGAACCAGTAAGCCCTTGAGTTCCAGTAGCACCACTTGCGCCGGTTAATCCAGTAGCTCCGTTATTACCTGTTAAACCAGTTGATCCGATAGACCCTTGAGAACCCGTAGCTCCATTTAACCCCGTTAGTCCAGTGGATCCAGTCAAACCAATTGTACCAGTTGAACCGGTCAGTCCATTCGAGCCAGTAGCTCCGATTAATCCTGTTAACCCAGTTGCTCCATTATTACCTGTTAATCCAGTTGATCCAATGAAACCTTGTGATCCTGTAGTACCAACATATCCAGTCGCACCTTGTATTCCCATTGAGCCAGTTGCACCAGTTAATCCTTGTGCGCCTGATCCAACTGGTAATAAATTTCCATTAGAGTCACCGACCCATACAGAATAATTATCAAGATTGATTACAATTTCGCCGGGTCTTGCTTCACCGTCGTATTGATCTTTTGAAAGTTTAGTGTACTTATTACTGTCGCGTCTAATAGCCATGATATGTGTTCCTTAATTACTTATCAATATTTTCGTATATGTCTTTATGAATTTTGCCGTAATCTCTCATTAATCGACCGGCATAAGCATTGGCTTCATCTTCTATTCGTTGACGTTGTTTATCATTCATATCATCGCTGGCAGTGCCTGCTCCAAATTGCTTAAAATGTATAATTTCGTGACACAATGTTCTCATAATGTCAGCTAAATTTCTATTTTCAATGTGAACCCAAATATCACCATTACTAGTGGTACTGCCAAAAGTTCTAAGTTGTTTTACTTTATTTAAGTTAGTGCCGTATTTAATAGTCGGGCAATCTTTTGCATCTATCTTCTCGCACACCCATTTTACAAACTCATTAAGTTTGGGTATTTTAGTGGATGATTCATCGAATTCAAATAGTCTCATAGTTAGTATTTATCTTTTAGAGACGATAATAAAAATGACTTAAATAAATTAAGTCATTTTTGATATTATTTAGAAAGTTTGATCTTTTTTTGCCAAAATGGACTATTTCTAAGCCATTCATAGTATCGATAAAAACCTTCTTGTACTCCGATCTTTGGATTAAATCCAAAATCTTGACGAGCCGCATCTACATTAAGTGCTCCACGAATCGGAAAATCTAAGTCTCTTGGACCGATTTGTATTTGTCCAGTTGTTACCATATCAATTGTCATTTTGGCAGCATCAACTAATTTTACACCATGACTTTTTGTAATATTGTAGGTTTTATTCTTAGTTACATCACTGAACGTAGCCGAAACAATACCGTCTGCTGCATCATCTACATAAGTAAAATCTAACGTGGTATTTGCACCATGAACCATAATGGTATTGTTTCTCATAGCAGTCAGAATAAACTTACTGATAACTCTGTCTTCAATATCTAGTTCTCCATATACAGCACTGGGTCTGAGTATAGTGTGAGTAAGCGATTCATGTTTACGACTGTAATCACGAACTAACATCTCGCCTGCTAATTTCATAATGCCGTACTGACCCTGAGGAGTACAAATAGCATCTTCACGAACATCATCTTCAAAGTCTCCGTATACCATGCTGCTGCTAATATATACGAATTTTGACACTTCAAATTTGGCTGACAGTTCTAATAAATTGATCAAGCCCTCGCACATTACTTGAGCACCACGTCGTGGATTTGCATTGACTACTTTCTGTCTAGGGAAAGAAGCAAGATGAATCACGATTTCAGGAAGAAACATCTCAAATACATTTCCAGTAAATTTACTTTCAATGTCAATTTTATGAATTTGAGTTTTATGACTGATCTTTTTGATACGCTCAGCCATGACATACTTAAGTTCATCTGCTGGTATAATTCCGTAGTCAGTTTGATTGTCGATGATTCTAACATCATGCCCTTGTTCTTCTAGTCGTTGAACGACATTATGACCAATTAATCCACACCCGCCTGTTACTAATATTCTCATTTTATCTCCATTTCAGTGCATAATACACTGAGTGTTCTTCGTATAATTTAACTATGACTTCTATCATGTCAGCGTATGTTTCGTGATTCACATATCTCATAAATTTTGGATCTTCTATTCTATGGCTCATAAGCCAGATGGCTTCGTCTGTCTCAAGCCAATCTTGAAATTTTGAATTATTATGCCCAATTCCTATCTGATCATCATATATATTAATTTCAAATTTAAATACCGAAATTGAAGTAATTTTCTTTACTTCATCTTCGACTATTTTATACTCAGTTGAATAATCGTGAAAATCATAGTTACTAGTACGCTGATAGTCATTACGAATTTGATTAATATTTTTCATTTATATTTCAATAAAAAATAAGTTTGATGTTGAGCTACTAGTCTAGCAATTATACGATATGTACAATCACCGTATATTGCATTTTTGTACCACACAATATAGGGCGCCTCTACACAATTATCTAGTATCCATTGTCCTTCATCAGTCTTTAGCCAAGTATCTAAGTTCGAATGTGCGATAAACATCTGATTCGATTCCATATTATCTACTGTAAACTCATGAACTAGCATGTCAGACTCTTCGATTACATGATCATCGACTCGCCTAAATGAAGTAGGTTTGATTCGTCTTTCCCGAGACATTGACTCTCTAAGCATTAGATGCATAAATGATAGTGGCATATTAGACATTAAAGATCCGATATTAATGGAAATACTTTAGCAATCACTCTAGCACATTCAAGTGCAATCTCACGATGCTCAAGTTGAGTACTTTCATCTGCTCTAACATCAATGTAATGAATCCAGCTACGTAGTGGCCCATTGACGTATAATCTACTCATTGTCAGACCCTCGGGTAACACTGCTCGTGCCTGTTCTTTTGCAATACCCTTGGAAATTGCCCAAGCATATAAATCTTGTGATTGCTTAATCAAATTTAGCTGACCTTGTTCCCATTGATAGGCAATTCGACGTTGATCGTCGTTTGCCATATCTAAAGCAACACTGTTTTGACGATTCTTTGTATCTTGAAGTCTAGCTTCACGAACGACAAAACTCAAATCCTTTGTTGGATCTGCGTATCGTTGTGAAAATTCTTGAAATGAAAATGATCTATGACGTAATAATTGACGACCAATATCTCTAGTAGTTTCTATTTCTAAACATACAGACACCATTTCCATTGGACTCCAGTGTTTATGTTTGATCAGATACTTAATCAACTTCTCACTAGTCTCAGTGTTCATTTGATTACTTGGATTTGAAACTCGCGCACAAAATGCAACCAAGTCCTGAGCGTCTTTTAAACCTTCTTCTAAGACTTCTTGACTTGGTTGCGAATAACTAATTAATTTAACTTTCATTGAATGTTCTCTAAAACGCTATTATGACATTATTACAATGTCTTGTCAAATTCTATTTGACCGATTTTAAAAGATCATCAATTTCTGGCTGTACAATGTCGGCAATTCCTTCAATGTCTAATACGAATTCGATGCCGACCATTTCTTCGTCATGTTCATCTAACTTACGAACGATTGCCATTTCAATCTCATCGCTTTCTAGTCCCTGACTAAACAATTTCTTGATATTAATTGTTTTCTGTCTGCGACCGTCCAATTTAAGAATGAGCTTTTCGATGAATTCGACGGGTATTTTAGTCTTTTCGACCCCGTCGATTATGTGTTCCCACTTAGCTAAAAGCTCAGGAGTCATTGCATTATCCTGTTACGGTTGCCTTGCGTGGGCGACCAGCTTTTTTAGGAGCTTGTTCTGCCAAAATCTGAGATACTGATAATGGATCTGCCGCTTTTTTCGAAGTTTTAGTTACTGTCTTTTTTGTTTTTGCCTTGACTGGATTCAAGCTACTATCCATTCCGTAGGCTTCTTGAGTTAGTCTTTCACTTTCAGCCAATAAACCACGAGCCTCTGCTGCCATTTTGTCTGCTTGTGCTAAACGTTGACGAGCCAAATCATTGTCACCAATTACACCGTCTACTGATGTTGACACTTTGTTTCTAGCAGCAACTTCACGTTCTTGATTTTCACGCATTCTACGAGCAATATCTTTTGGATCTTGAAGACCACGACTAGCATCTAATTCAGCCAAACGCTTAACTGCATCTTCACCCTTGCTCATTTCGTTCATGATGCTATTAAGTTCGTTTAATTTAATAGCTTGATTTGGTGCTGGAGTCATCAACACTTGACTACATTGAACTTTCTTCATCATGCCTTCATGATGCAAAACTTGCAATAAGATTTTGCCGTCTCTTGTATAGTTTTTGTTCAACGCATCAGCTAAGTTGTCCATTCGCTGTGCAGGTTCACTCTCGATACACATGATAAGTGGATCGTGAATATTTTGATTCAATGTCTCGGTATAAACCACTAGACACATATGCTCTTCACCGGGAATCTCACGAAATACTACTGCCACTTTACGGTCAGCGATTTTTCCCACATGTTTAATAAATTTGCTCATTATACTCTCCTATGAATTAGTTAGTAACATCACAAAATATTTATGACTAATTCAAAGGAGAGAATTATTTTTATTTAAGCAAATTTATTCATCAAAGTATGCCCATGTTCCCCATGGAGGAATAATACTTTTATTTCCATGAATGATCCAAGTAGTATCACATAACTCTGAATCTCCCCAACTTCCATTAGGGTATCCGTCAGTAAACACGATTAGACGATTTACAATTTCACCTCGATCTTTCAAGTGATCAAAAATACAATCGAAGTCCGTACCGCCTCCGCCTTTTGGTTCATAGTCATCAATACTATCTAAATCTTGACTATCAAAATCGGCTTGAGCATATACGTTTGTATCGAAACAGAAAATATGAATCTTGTATCCACTAAACATATCCATCATTCCAGCTACTTCACTTACAAATTGATTTCCTACTTTAGTAGTAATACTACCAGACATATCAAGAGCAATACATACATCGATTTCTTCGCCGGGAGTCATACTTGGCAAGATAGCATCTAAGTGCCAGCCACGACGATTGGGTCTTGCAAAAGAATAATCATTCTTGATAGCAGAGGTTAAGTTAGTCTGAATCAATTCCTGCCATGGCATAGTCGGGTCAGTGTATTGATCTAATAAACGTTTTACTCCGTTTGGTAATTCACCTGCTCCTGCACTTTGAGAAGCATTAATAATGTTCTGTTTAATTTCTTGATGTAGCTCGGCTCGTTCAGCTTTTGTCATTTTAGCTGGACCCTTGCCGTCTTCTCCTTCGTCATCAGCGTCTAGATGTTCGTCGATAAGTTGATCAATAAGTTGATTCATATCAATTAGTTGAACATTTTTCATTAGATCATCGTAGATCCACTCACTAACTTTACCATCATATTTTGCCTCATACAAACAAGGAACAGTGGTAATAAATTCACCAATTTTATGTCTACGCAAATCGGCATTAACCGCGTAATCATTGGCAATGTTAAAAAGTTGAGGATCGCGATACTCAATTCGGCCAATATGATCATAAACTACATGAAGCACTTCATGACCGAACAGAAATTCAACTTCTTTCTGACGTAACATTGTGATAAATCGACTATTGTAATAAAAGTGCCGCCCATCTGTAGCCGCAGTACTACACCACTCATCAGCATTAACCATTTTAAGACGAGTGGCTAAGTTTCCAAAAAATGCGTGATTGATTAACAAATTCACTCGTGCCATGATTAACATCTCACGAGCTTTTTCTTCTACTTTGGGATCAGTTGGGCCAATAAGTTTGTCAAACTTATTATTTTTTTTCTTTTTCTTATCTGAGATAATATCACTCATTTAGTTCTCCGTCAATTATTACTTAGATTTTACTGCATGAATGATGAAATGACCATACTTTTTATGATACTCGGTAAAGTTTTTAAGTTTAGTAGCATCCATATCTAGTTTATATGTCTGAAGAGCAAGTTTTCCGCCAAGAATGTTCAATTCTGGGTCAAAATTATCTAACATATAACGAAGGAAATTATCGAAAATTTGATTAAATTCGGCTCGATTGGCTCGTTTATTATCACAAATATCTTTCATTTCATAGCACAATGAAACAGTCAAAGAAAATTGAGCAGAAATTTCTTTTGTCTCCAACGTAGTTACTTTTCCAGATAAAATCTCTGCTGGATTAGGAAGTTTAGAGGCAAATCGACGATGAGTCATGAATTTTCCTGCCAATCCTTCGCCTACAGCACCAGTAATCAATGTCATCAGATTATCTGGGTCATCAGTTGATCGTAAAAGTTTACTAACAAACGCCCATGAACGAGGTGTAGCAAATGCTTTGCTGCTAGATTTAGCATCAAATTGCCACATATCTTGCTTGGCGAATGTCAGATATGTAATTACGTCCTCATGAATAGTATTTTCTAATGCCCATTCTTGCCAAGAATCAAAATCTGCTTTCATTTCAAGATGAATAAAACGATTAGCCAATGGCATAGGCATACGATAAGTAACGCCACGATCACTATCTCGATTACCAGCCGCTACAATTTTTACATTTTTTGGTTTTACATAAGTACCAATTCGACCATTTAGAATCAATTGATACGCGGCGCCCTGTACGGTACTAGGGGCACTATTCATTTCATCTAAGAATAAGATGACGAATGGATATTTACTAGCGAGTTCCTCGCTTGGCAATTCAGATGGGTCAGCCCAATCCATTTTTTTAGTAATTTGATTGAAGAACGGAATTCCACGTAGATCAGTAGGTTCCATTTGAGCCATACGCATATCAATGATATGCCCGCCGCCTTTTTTAGCAATATCAGCAACCAATTCTGATTTGCCAATTCCTGGGGGTCCCCATAAAAATGTAGATAGTTCTGCGTCAAAGCACGTTAAAATTGCTTTTTTAGCTTGAACCGAGTTAATAGCGGTAAGTGGGGTGTCAGTGATTGACTTGGCCATTTAAATTCCTTTGAATTAATTAAGTAAGTAGTAATTATAGTGCTAAAACGATTTATTGTCAATGATTACATTGACCGAATTATTCTTCATCTTCATAATAGTCATCTTCCGGATGACCTTGATCGGGTCCACGATAATGCGGATTACGTTCCCACGTATCATAATCAGAAAGAATCCACTGTTGATCTGATCGATCTTGCCCGACATTCCAAGTCCACTCTCGAACCGCTTCTCGCATGAAACTCATAGTTCAACTCCAAAATGTTGTTTAATCTCATAAGAGACTGATTGGCAAGTAGAATGATACACCATACGTTGACCAATCGGCATATTAACAGGGTCGCTGTCAGGATGAAAGCGTTTGTTCTCCATAGAAAAGTTTGCCGCCATACTAGCACATTCTTTCACAATCAACTCGGCGAACTCTTGTAATTTATCTGGGGAAACAAGGTAACAACCGTCTAAAACGTTCTCCATGCCTTTTGTTGTAAGAACAGTTACATGCGCTCGATCGGCAAGTTGTCTAATTCGTTCGTTCATTCTTCAACTCCAAAATGTGCTTTGATAAACACAGAACAATGACGAATAGCCGTTTCGTAACCATACACAAACTGACTATCCTGATTTTCATCATTGATCCATCCATTTCTACTATCAACGATATCAAGACATTCTCTGATTAACAACTCAGCGAACTTTTCTTTATCGAAAGTTTCATACCCACCTATGCAATCAGAAAAGTTCTGAACGGTGCATTGTTCGATCAGTTTGTCGATTCGTTCGTTCATTCTTCAAATCCGATTAAGCTACTGAATCACGAATTTGTTTATAGTCAACGTAGTATTCTACGTCATCTTGATTCTGAGATTCTTTTTTAGTTTTTACCATTTCGGCAACTGCGTTTTCTTGAGAAAGATATACGCCAATGACCATGTTACCCACTTGATCAATATCAACATCATCAAGTGCCGTTTCGCCGTCAAGAGTATAACGCATCATTAGCAAATAAACTGCATTCATTGTGGAATCCTTTGAGTGTGACAGATTAAACTACGTATGACTCATACTTACGAATACGAGATTCGCGATCAGTGTTGCGATTTTTACGAGTAACTTCAACGCCCTTTTCATTCATAGCCAAAAGAAAAGTTGTCATATCTTGATCTTCTTCAAGATAAGCATACTCGGTTCGTTGATACGAAAACGAAGTGATTTTATCGGCGATGCCCAGTTTAGTGAGAGTTTTAAGCGGCACGCGAAGCCAGCCATGACCAGGATCCGTGTAATACAAAAGAGTGATTTTTGCTTTCATTTTAAATTCCTTTATGTGTGTGTGTGTGCTGATTGAATACCGCTTAAACGCCAGTATACCAAGATTTTCCCTTCCAGCCCTCAAGACGACCTACGTAAAGAGCGCGTAATGCCCGCTCGTCATCGATGATTGATTCCCATGCTAAACGAGCATTTTCTAAGGCAGTCTCCAGACGGCGTTTAGCAAGACCGGCATGATACTGAACATCGGCAGCGTCAGTCATTTTGATCTGAAACTGAGCGGAAAGTGCTTGAGCGACTTTTTGATTCATGTTTAGTTCCTTGTTTTTTGAGTGTATGTGTGTATTTTACAGGAAAATGGATTTATTGTCAAGCCAATTATTTGACAGACTCAACTTGCACATTATAGTTTGAATGATTCATATGATAAAAATGAACATAATGTTCGGCTGCCCGTTGAGTGGGAAACGTGAGAACTTCACCTTGTTTAGTGAAATCGGCTTTAGTAGCGACATAAATTAGCTTGAACATTTTTACTTCCTTTTCTCTAGTGTATGTGTATATTATACAGGAATATGGATTTATTGTCAATAAAAAGTGTTGTTTTTACACAACATTAGCTATTAATCGTGTTAAATGGGCTAAAGTCTTCTTTAGCGTATTTACGAGCGTTTTCAGCTATGGCAGCAGTTAAGCGGCGCTTGAGTTCGGCACGAACGGCCATAAGCTCTTGATTTTCGACCCAAGTTTTGAATTCTTGAGCGGATGGAAACAACATATCGTATTCAGTACGATCAATTTTATTATCTGACATTTTTTACTCCGTTTCTGTTACTGTAAAACCATTATAAGCTATAATGGGTTTAATGTCAATATATTATGTTGTATTTTTGCAACAATTAATGAGTTACTAGAGCGGGCCCAGTCATTAAATTCGATCCGTATGTATTTTTAAGGATTTCCCCAGCAATATAAGCATTGTCTGCTTGTACAGTTACCTTGATAAAACCACCGATTCCAGTTTTAACATTTGCCCAATATGTATTCATTTTATTTCTCCGTTATTGTCGTAATATAAGTACAATGATCCATTTTTCTAATTGATCTATTGCTATATTTATCTCGTCTATCTTAGGCTGTATATATTTATTTGTCTTGAGTCTACGAGCCTCAACTTCAGACTTGTTCAATTCTGTAACCATTTTTTCTAAATTACGTTTCATTTTATTTAGATCAGCATTAAAGTTCAACGCACTAATCTGACTGTTAAACTCTAAGTCTACCAAATGCCAATCAGAACTTTTATCTATTTTCATAATGATACTCTAACATATACTATATTTATTGTCAATGACTAAATATAGTATAGAAGGAATAAAATGAAAATAAGCGAAATATTAGTAGAACAAGAACTAGACGAAATTAGTCGTCGTGGGTTTCTAAAAGGAGCAGTCGGAGCGGCTGCTACTGGACTTGGTCTCGGTGCCACTAATGATTCAAAAGCACAGTCGGCAGATTCTCCTCCAGAAAATATGATTGTTAATGATATTCCACAAAATTTTGTTCCCGGTGATGATCCTAGATCCATTCCGCCAGAAGAAGCAATTCAATATATGCCTCCAATTATTGTTGGATGGCCAGCTCCATTTTGGTGGATCAATCGCTGGTGGTATCCTCCACTTCGTCAACAATTCTTACAATGGACTCCGTACTACTGGGTGGGAAATCCTCAGTTTAGCGGCGGCTACGGTCAAGGTAATTATCGTGGAGCTGTTCAGCGTTATAATGAACCTGTTCGTCACACTCAAAGACCATCTGCTCCGCCGCCACAAAGACCAATTCACGTACAAAGACCATCTGCTCCGCCTCCACAAAGACCGGTTCACGTACAAAGACCATCTGCTCCGCCACCACCGCGTCGTAAATAAAAATAGGAACCGAAGTTCCTATTTGGTGATTTTGGTTACAAGGTATTTCCTACCTCGGTAGTGATCACGCCGCTAAGCGTTCTGCTACAAAGCTATCTTCGTTTGCTTTTATTGGTTGTTTACTTTTTACGACTATCTGTGTCGAGTTGTCCATTCCGTTACTCTTTGCCCAATCGAAACCTGGTCTTCCCCATCAGAAATATACTGGAAGTACGTCACAACTATTATCTCATACTCTTGGACGTGGATGAGAACCAGTATACTTTTGGTGGAGAAGGAGGGAATCGAACCCTCGTCTTGAACACTTTTCTCTTTACTTCTGTCCTGATTACTCAGGGTTTACAACAATTCTTTAAAAACATAGTATACACATATTTATCATTATTGTCAATAGAATTTGGATTAGCCAAGAAACTTAAATGACCACGTTTTTACATCCATTCTACCCTTACGATTCTCGTGATTGCTCCAGATATTATGAATGTTTCGTTTAACTTCTCTTAGTTCCCAACGTGGATTTCGTTTAAGGGAAATAGCCATACTAGCACTGCTCAATTTGATCTGAACGTCAAAGCCCATTTCATTCTGTAAGTGATCAGCACATATATCAGTAAACTTGCCACCCAAACCGAACCCACAATAATCAGGATGAATTACAATTCGATTAGCGTGTAATACCATTGGAATACCCTTATCTTTGTGTTCTTGTTTCCACATTACATAATTTGAAAAGGCACAGAATCCAATCTGATTATCTCCACTAAACAATCCAAAACTATAGTTTTTCCCTGGTGGTAGAGTGTCGCTTAGATAGTGATACTTACTAAAGACTTTCCAACTTTTGTTGTCAATGAGTTGTCTAATCCCAAAAACAAGCTCTTCGGTTCTGGTAAACCCTCGACAAAGTGACCTCCGGTCAGTGTACTCTTGGGTATTACAATCGATGATCCAATCTGGGTTCAACCATTCTAATACATCATAGTGACAACTGAGCAGTGCTATGGTCTTGCCTGTTTTTCGTGCATGTTTTTGTACCGCATGTGCCATTGCTTTGGCTACAGTTCTATCTACTACACTAGTAAATTCATCAATGACTGTAAACTTACCGTCTAATCTAGCCATTTGTAATGCAGCTTCTGCTCTTGCTTGTTGACCGTTACTTAATGTCTTAGCTGGGGCAATCCAACAAGTGGGTGATGCTAGCCCAACTCCGCTTAAGAATGCCACTCGTTCATCATAGCTATATGATTCATCAAACTGTGAGATAACTGCTGTGTCTGGCTTTAGTAGTGTATCAAAGCAATCGTTGCCCCAAATATGTTTAGCAAGAGTAGTCTTACCTGATCCACTTGCTCCAATGATAAGACCGACATTGTACGGAGTGTCAAGATCAGCTCTAATCTTAATATTATGTGTTAATTTCTTATCAATATCTAAGTCAACCGAGTTGGCTGCTTTGACACAATAGAAGTCAGTTGGCGCATCACATTTTAATGTTAATTCATATGTTCTCATGACATTATCTTCACTTTTAAACCACGACCCACTAGTTCTTCGAATAGTTTTTTAGCTTGCAATTCTCCGGATTTATCTCCCAAGAATTCCACAATCAATATATTACGAACATCGTCGATGATGGTTTTCCGTTTTTTAGACTGAGGTACGTTTGTAAAATCAAATAAATTTTCTGTGCTCATTTTATAAGTATACTGTAATGAATATCATATGTCAACTACTTTGGATAAATACTACATAATGAAATTATCTGAAATATTACGTGAATCCATACTAGACGAATACAGCGATACCGATCCAGCTATCGTTGATCATCTTATAGACAAGGGCTATAAGCAGATTGGTCAGGGTGTTGATCAAACCGCATTTCTAGAACCAGAAACTGGATTGGTACTTAAGATATTTGGAACACAGAACAATGTATCACTGGCACCCAATGATGAAAATACTAAGCCTATATTCTCCAAGGAACATATGATGTTCTTTCGTTGGGCCAAGTACTGCAACAATCATAAGAGTAATCCATTTCTACCTAAGTTTTCGGGTTTTGAAAGTTTCTATTGGAATGGGCATGTTTATATACAGATGCGTCAAGAACGTCTGAATAGTATTGGTGCCATTGGCAAACTATGCAAAGAAATGGCAGATCGAGCAATGGCTAACGAGAGCTTTGAGGATGTGGCACAAACTTTAACGTACCCAGTGTGGGGATATAAGAATTCATGGGACAAACTTTTGAATATACTGGGCCCTAGAGGAGTTCACGTATTTTACAAGACCATTGTCAGACTTAATGACATTGCAAATCAAATGGGATATGAACTAGACCTACATGGGTATAACTTCATGGCGCGAGCGGACGGAACTCCAGTGATCATTGACCCTTGGATAGTTTAAAGTCTACTAATCGCCACTTCAATTACTCCGATATCATTGAAGTTTTTCAATGCTTTATCAATTATTGATTCAATTTGTGAGTCATTTGATGGTCTTGTGTATTCATCACCACCACTTATCATCATATGTCAACTACTTTGGATAAATACAAGTATGAAATCACATGAATTCTTGCCCGAAACCAATAGCTCAATCGATGAAGAAAAATTGACAGAACTAGTTGGTATTAAAAATAAAATCAAAGATTTGCCTGTTCCTAACAGAATCAGAGATAGTGATAGTCCTTATCCTATGGGCGTTGAATGGCATGATATATTACTAAAGAATGGATTTCACCCATTGGGCTCAGGCGGTTTTGGGACAGTATGGAGTCATCCAAAATTATCTTATGTTCTTAAAGTGTTTATCTCAACCGATACTGCCTATACTGCTTGGATATCAACCGCTCGTAAACACACAGACAATCCACACATGCCCAAATTTATTAGTAAACGAATAGTTCCTGTTACTCCCGAAGTATCAGCTATTAGAATGGAGAAACTCACTCCTATTACTAACAGTGATGATATAAGAATAATTAATTGGTCAAATAGCGTACTAAGAAATACAGGTATGCCAAGCGATATGACTAAAAGTCCAAAATATAAAGATAGTAGCTTTTATATAAATTGGGGATCAACTCATCCTCAATGGATCGACGCCCTAGACATAGCAAAAACATTGATAAAATCTGGAAATTTTGAACCCGATCTTCACGATGCCAACGTTATGGCTAGATCAGATGGTACATTGGTAATAACTGATCCAGTTTTTATAGATTCCGCACTTTTGAAATCAGCATGAAAATCACAGAAATTCTAACAGAACTACGTAAAAACCCGGAACGAAATCCCAAGCTTACGGCTAACACTGAATTGATTAGGGCAGTAAGTGATGTGTCTAAAAATTCAGAGAATGTGGCCAATCTATTCATTTCATTTACTGAAATAGATAAACTAGGTATCAATCCACGAAGCAAATATAAAACTCCAATCGGCATATATGCATATCCGGCCGCGTATGTTGTTGATAAAGTTGCAAATAGTTTGTCAATGGGAGTATTACCATTTGCCGGAGAAAGTGAATATGCCAATATATTCAAATGTAAGGGTAATATTATTGATATTGATCTAATGGATAATCAAGAAGCAAATGGCTATTATAAAAAGATAGCAGAATACTGGAGTCAACAATCAGGAAAAGATTGGAAAACATCAGTTGATGAAGTTGAAAATATAATTAATAGTGCAGAGGATAAAGCTAGAATTAACCATATGGCAGGTGGTCGATTTTGGTACGTAACCATGAAAGTTTCAAAACTACTAGGTAAAGTTAAAGCACAAAAAAAATTCCCTACAGGGTTAAATCAATTTCCGCCTAGTGAAGTATCATGGAATAAACTCTTTCGTGCTATTGGAATAGATGGGATTGTGGATAACGGCTTTGGTATAATTCATACAAGTGAACCATATCAAGGTGTTTTCTTTAGTACAGATGCCATTGATGTGGTAAAACAAGTACACAATCGACCAAATTACTTGCCACACAAAATTGCTAAAAGCACAGAACAGGGCACACATACAAAAGATTACATGACCTCTAAGCATGAACGTTTTAGAAATATGAGTGTGAATAATCAGAAGAAGTGGGTGTTAGCTAATCCAACAGATATACGATTCATGCCAAATCCCCCAGAAGATTTTCAATTAGAAGTTTGCAAACGTGATCCCGATGCTATTGCTGGAATAAGAAATCCTAGCGAAGAATTACAGCTATGGGTAGTTAATCGATCCATTCATGGTCTATGGTCTGTTCTTCAAACTGTTCGTAAACCCAGTCAAGCCGTTCAAGTACTAGCAGTAAAAAAATATGTTCATGCACTAAAATGGATCATTGATGCTAATATCTGGCCCACTCCTGCGGTTCAGCTGGCAGCATTTAGTTTAGATGAACGACTAACTTTAGATTTGCTTGCAAAAGCTAAAATTAATCCATGTAGTGAAGTTCTTCAAGCACAAAAACGTAATATGGCTTATAGAGACCAATGAAAATTACAGAAATTTTAATAAAATCAACAGTAAGTCTTTTTATATAATTTTTCTAACCATTTCCAATCATAACTCTTCATAAGCTCAGTTAAATTGCCCTTGACTTTATCATAGTATGCTACCGCGTCTTGTGCACCTTTGATAGACCATTCACCATTATCTCCGTTGCCAATCGTGAGCCATGTATTCAATCTATCAACTGAAGCCTCATCTGTATTATAACTCAACTTAATCGCTTCTCGAAACGCTGTACGCCATGTAGTCCATGGATCAGTATTAAATCTTGCTACTCCGCAATTAGCGTCTACAGTTTCATGTGGACTGTCAAGTGTAAAATCTAATCCCTGAACTATTGTATCTAAGGTAAGTGTTCGATTATTTGCTACGATTGCTTGATGACCATATTCCAAATCATTGACTGGATTAATAGCCTTAAAGATATAATGCTTTGCTCGTTGCAATCTATCTGGCTGCCAACTGAAATCAAATTCAGTATTAACTTCTAATTTACCATTGATCAAAAAGTACCATGCAGTCTGACTTACATTTGCGGCTGCGTGTTGACTAGCGACACGTCCTTTCACGTCTTTAACTCTGACAATACGATTTGATAATTTATTAGCGGCTGCAATTTCTAATAAACGTTCATAGTTACTATCGGCAGATGGTTCACCGTTACTTATGAATACAATGTCCAATGGATTAGACGTATCTAACGGCTCTGATATTATCAGATTGGGATACTCATAGACTTCTGAATGTATTACATCAATTGCCACATCTGGAACAAAAATTCTAGATGATCCTGTGCTAGTAGTGATAATCTCATATTCAGATGAGTCCCACATATTAGGCACAACACTATGTTTATTAGTAACTGTATCTTTAACAATCAATTCATAGTATGGCCAATTTCTGTCAGAAATATTATTAATAGCAGTAGCTTGACTATCATACTCATGATATAATATAGGACATTGTATTCTAGGAACGGATATATGTCCAATATAATTAACCGAAGCACTATAATTTTCTAATTTAATTAAACTATTACTTTCTTTCCTAAACTCACGTAAATTAATAAAAAACGTATCGCCAAATTTCTGTTTAGAATTATCAAATTTGCTGGAAAATACATGAATTTGACTAAACTGATATGGATCTCTATCCCATGTAAAATCAAAATTTTCGTAATCACACAAGCTAGAGCAAACCCACATATTATGTTCTTGTTTGATTTCATAATCTGTTTTACTATTGGCCCATTGAGTTAACGTGTTTACATAACTTAAGTCATAAGATAATATAGTTATTTCTCTATCAATACACTTAGTCTTCAATTGAGATAATGAATCAGATTTGTTTCCAAAGTCAATGTATATAATGTCGTTTAAACACTGAGATATTTTTGCTCGTCGGCGTCTGACAAAATTAATATTTTTAGCATGTTCTATTTGTTCTAGATACTTAGTATCAATGTCAAATGTTTCCGTGTTGATCATATAAGTATTACCCCAGTGAGACCACTGAGTTCCAAAAATATGAATCATCTTTCGTTGCCATTCAGACGGATAAAAGTCAAATTTAAAGTCACTATAGTCCACGTCGCTACTTAACACCCAAATAAGCTTAGTGGTAGATTTTTTTATACAACGATTAATAGTATCAATCCAACTGTTAGCAAATCTAGTTTTGTGTAATTTTGGAAATTTTAACAGTAATTCTTTGTACTGATCAGTATTGTTTCCTCTATCTATATAAAAGATATCAATGTCAGTAACAATGTCAAGTTCATAATCTACGTAATTAAATTCTCTAAATCCTTTTGCCCACATCGGTCCATTGACGTAATATGTAGACACATCTTTACTCAGTGATGTTCCGAATACGTTAGTATGTCTGAAGTTTTCTAAATTTGGAGACCAATCAAAATCAAATTTATTATAATTCAATTCACTGTTCAATGCCCAAAAAACCTCATTCGGATGTTGCTCTATCAAGTCATTTAACGTCGTAGTGATATAATATTTAGAAACTTTGTCAATATAGCTATATCGAGCATCTTCATTAGATACTAGTACAATTTCAGTAGCATTATACTCGGTATATACCGGTCCATTGTTTTCCCATTGATAAATTTGAGGAGGACTAAAAGGATTTGGTCTCCAACTAAAATCAAAAATGTCATGATGATCAGTATCAGACACTGTCCATTTCTCAATTGTAGGAATAAGATCAGCAACAATGTCAGTCATGTACTTTCTATCAGTTGCGTTATCAGCATGATATTCTATAGTAGGCTCAGTAGCAGAATCATTCCATTTATTACCAAATACATATATTAACGGTGGATCATATGGATTAGGTCTCCAACTAAAATCAATGCTGGCGCCATCTATCAACACGTTCCATTTGTCAATAGCAGGGATCAGATCAGCAATAATATCAGTCATGTACTTTCTATCAGTAGCACCAGCTACATGATATTCTACAGTAGGTTCAATAGTTGCATCGTTCCATTTATTTCCAAATACATATATATAAGAGGGATCATATGGATTAGGTCTCCAACTTTGATCAATAGTAGCTCCGTCTATCAGCACTTTCCAATTATCAGTAGTAGAAGTAACAGTAGCAATCATATCAGTCATGTACTTTCTATCAGTAGCACCAGCTACATGATATTCTACAGTAGGCTCAGTAGCCGCGTCATTCCACTGATTACCCCATACATATATTAGCGGCGGCTCGTATGGATTAGGTCTCCAACTTTGATCAATTGTTGCTTTATCAATTAATACTTTCCAATTATCAGTAGTAGAAGTAACTGTAGCAATCATATCAGTCATGTACTTTCTATCAGTAGCACCCGGCATTCTATACTCTACAGTAGGCTCAGTAATGGCATCATTCCACTGATTGCCCCATACATATATTAGCGGTGGCTCGTGCGGATGTGGACTCCATTTAAAGTCAAACGATTCATCTATTGGAATTAATACGTTCCAGTTTTGCATCACTCCAATAACTATTGCATGCTGATCTGATTGATATTTTACGCCTTCGTCTTCCGGAACAATGAATCTCGGACCGCCTATTTCTTGCCATTGAGTGCCAAATTGATGTATATAAGGGCGATCATACTCAAACGGTCTCCAATCGAAATTAAAATTACTAGTATCTAGATTATCAGGAATTTCCCAATATCCAGCTTCCCAAAGTTTCTTTCGACGAATTAGTTCTTCTTTGTCTATCATTTTAATTCTCTTTTCATCATTATATTTAATCAGTGATTCACTCAGCTAAATATTTCTATGACATCCACTTCAATTTGCACGAAAGACTTAGTATACTGGTTCAATGCTATTAGAAATTTATCAGATAGTGAACGAACACGAGCATTAGATGCAATGTGGTCAGGTCAATTACAAAGCAAAGCGTGGTTAGTAGAAACGTTAACTGGATATGTAACTAAGCCTAGTAATGTATATATTTTTGGAGGATGGATCGGCGTTCTTGCTAGCATGATGTTTAACAGTACTCTTCCAATTAAAAAGATTCGTAGCATTGACATAGACCCATGGTGTGAAAAAGTAGCAGACACTGTCAACAAACAATACGAAATGGATGGATGGAGATTCAAAGCACTATCAGCAGATATGAGTTCTTATGATTATGACTGGGCGATTTCAAGTGACATTGTTATCAATACTAGTAGTGAGCATGTCACTCAAACAGTGTATGATCAATGGTTCAATAATATTACGCCTGGCTCGTTAGTAGTAGTTCAAGGTAACAACTTCTTTACATGTAAAGAACACATCAGATGTAGCAATGATTTAAGAGAGTTTGAAAACATGAATCATGTACATGAACCGATATTTTCTGGGCAGTTTCATACAACTGAATATACTCGTTATATGAGCATTTGGCACAAGTAGTATTACTTTTTAGCTCTGGTATTACCATAATGTATTACGATACATCCAGGAATTTCTTTAATTGTGCGCCATGGATCTAGAATAATACTACCCGATTCAATGTAAAAGTAAAACTGATTTGGTTTAATCTCTACTCCAGTTCCTGAGTATGTAACCGCGGGATTGTGAGCCATTAAGATAACGGCTTTACCACCCCATGTATCTCCAGTTAATGGGTCGGCATATGCCACTTCCACTCCTGCTTCTTCTACAAAGTGCCCTACTAGTTCACTGTAACTACCAATGGTATATTCAACATATGGCTTGTATGCGCGACCGTGAATAACAATAGGCAAGTTATATTTTTTAGATAATGCTACTAATTTTAATGCCATGTTTTTTGCTTGCTGATCTCTACTGTTCATGATAGAGTGAAATAAATCATAACCTAAATCTAATCGTTCAGCTAAAGAACTCAATGCTATATTATCTCGTGGATGACAAGCGCCTGCGTCTCCCATACCAGCAGTTAAATATTTGGGTCCAGTAATACGCTGAGTCGCTGCTTTAAGAGCATCAGTTACTACATCTACATTTATATTACCATTTTTTTCAGCTACATCTTGAATCATATTCACTAAACCTATCTTAACGCTAATGAACGTATTATAGAAAACTTTAATTGCTTCTGCCTCGTCCCATGTACCGATATTAATTCGTGGATTATTTTTCATAATTGGTTCATAGAATTCTGACAGAATCTTAGCATCTCCAGTACATGACCCATCTTCTGTTCCAATTATAATACACTCTGGGTTAATCATGTCCCATTTTACACTGCCCATTGCAATTAGATAAGGATTATATATAAAACGAGCGTTAGTAATACATTTAACTAAGTGATTTCTTACAGTTCCCGGAAGCACTGTACTGATCAGCACTACTAATTGATCACTAGTAACATATTGATTGATTTCTGTCAGTACATTCTGAACTATACTATAGTCAAAATCTTTAGAGGGTAAATTAGCTATTGGAGTTCCGCCGCCGTATACTGGATCATGAGGCGTAGGTACTGCTACAAAAATTAAATCTTTGTTAATAACTGCTTCAGCAATAGTATTTGTAATTGTCAATGATGAAGTTGTATCTACGGGCATAATGTCATATCCACTGACATTGTAGTATTCTGCCATTACTTCTGAGCATGGCAATCCTAACTTTCCTAATCCTATAAATCCAATGTTCATTTAAAATTCCTAAGGTCAACTCTAGATAAATATATTTATCATTTAACTATTCATCATGACAAATACCTATCAAATTTTTGCAAGAAGCAACATTCAAGAAAAGATCCGATCATTACAAGTTGATCGTAATAATAATGATCCGATACTAAATGTAGAATGGATTATTTTACAAATGAATTCTCCGTATTTTGCAAAAAATGACCCTGTATATTATTCAAACACATATGATATTTTTTCTCAATTATCTACTGAAGAAATAATTCGTCTTCGAACATGCCCGACTACATTGTTTATGTTTAATTTTTTATGGGAAGGTCACAGTTATCATGATTATAATTTTTGGGAATTATTAACATTGTCAGCGTTACGTTATGACATACCAAGAGAAAAATTATTTTTTACCAGTAGTAATCTTAAAGAAGAAATAAGCTACGATCTTTGGCAAAAACAATATTATCCAAATGATCGAATAAACGTAATATCTTTCAATTTGTTTAGCTCATATACATTCAATTCTTATAGGTATAATACCGAACGACATAATATTCAGATAAAAACTATAGATGATGCTGTGAACAATGTTAAAGAAAATCAAAAAATGTTTTTGTCTTTAAATAGAAGAAAGAGATTTCATCGTATATATACTATATATAAAATATTTAAATCTAAATTTAAAAACAATACACTAATAAGTTATGACAAATTGGACTTAAGTGACTATGATAGATTAGGAAATGATTCGATGGACTTAAATGTGTTTGAGAAATTAATTGAATCTTCTCCTTCAATCTTAGATTTTTCTGACTTTGATAGAAACTGGGCCGGTGAAAGTTCGACTAAATTGTTCGATGAATCAATGATTAGCTTAGTTTCCGAAACACTATTTGAAACATATAATGAGTCTAGTTTATTTTTCAGTGAAAAAACATTTAAACCGATGAATCATTATCATCCAGTAATAATATTTGGACAACCAGAAATCAATGTTTCTTTGAAACAAATCGGATTTAAAACGTATGACAAATATTTTGATTTAAGTTTCGACTCTACACAGTGTCACTTTGATAGAATTGATAGTCAAATTGAGCAGTTAGAAGTTTTGCATGATCAATTGTCAATGATGTCAATTTCACAGCGAGTTGACTGGCTGCTTCAAGACAGAGAAACGTTAGTACACAATAAAGAAGCACTACAAGATAATCAATTTAACAAAAACAAACTAACAATATTAAATAATATTGTCCGATCTATAACTGAATAATAAAGATATTATGAACTGGAAAACATTACAACTAGGTCAATTACATATAGAACTGTCTTCTCATTGTAATGCTGCATGTCCGACATGTCAGCGTTACTATAAAGGAACAGATTTAGTAAGACCAGATTTAAAATTAAATTCAATAACATTTGATAACTTTAAAAAATATTTTCCTGAAGATATTATTAGAAATCTCAAAAGAATAGCATTTTGCGGCACAATGGGTGACCCAATGATGGCTAAAGACTGTTACGAAATTTTCGAATATGTTCATCAGATAAATCCTAAATGTTTACAGCGTGTTCATACTAATGGAGGAACACGCTCAGTGGAGTTTTGGACTAAAATGGGGAAGTTATTTGATCATCCTAAGATGCAATTGGTTTGGTCTGTAGATGGGCTAGAAGATACTAATCACTTATACAGACGTAACGTTGATTGGACTATATTAATGCGCAATATTAACGCCTTTATCGGTGCTGGTGGTCGAGCATACTGGGAATGGCTTATTTTTGGACATAACGAGCATCAGCTTGCAGAAGCAAAACAGTTGGCCAATGATTTAGGATTTCAAGACTTTTTGCCTAAACGTGCCTTTGGGTTTGATCATCCAAATGACAAATCTATTATTCCAATGGGAGTTTATAACAAAAAGGGTGAACTAGAGTATAAAATATATCCTCCAGTAGCAGAGGAATATCAAAATGCTAGTGATCAATCTGTATTTAAAGATATGGATTTTGATCCGGTAGATTTGAGTGAATACACTCAAGCAAAAGAAATTAAATTTTTCCCTAGAATCAAACAAAGAACATCTGAATGCACGGATGACCGACACGTTGAGTTAGGTGATTATAGTAACGAATTATCTGCCAAAAAAATTAAATGTCGTAGTCATCAAATATTCGATACTCATCAACATTCGGAAGTGTATGTCAGTGCTAACGGTTTATTGTTGCCATGTTGTTTTGTTGGAACAAGATTCGACGCGAGCATTGATTATTTTATAGATCATCAACTTAAATCTAAGATTAATCAGAGAATGGACGAACTTGATCTTAATAAGAGAAATATTAAAGATATATTGGAATCTGGAATCTTAGATCAAATATTCACGGACAGTTGGTCTAAGGATAATATTCAACACGGTAAAATGGCATACTGCGCAGAAGTGTGTGGAACTAATAATGCAATGGACAAACTTTATTTATAGTGGATAAAAGGACAATGTAAATGTTATACATCGTCTATTTCGAGTAAATGGACGAACTCTATGGTAATTCTTTTCAGTTGACAGCCAAAATATTCCAGTGCCGGCAGTGCCGGGTAATGTATAATATATATTATCCGGTGATTTAGTAGTACTAAAATCAGTATTAGATTCATTCTCTGATATATTTAATATACCATTAGCAAATATCAATCGTTGATCTAAATGCCAGTCCATTTTAAACCCCGGCTGATCATGTTGAGCGCAAATTGACAATTTCAAATTTTCATATAATTTATCTCTGTGATGTGGCATGTACCACAATCCAGTCTCTAATAATTTGTCAATCAATACGTGTTTATTTTTTTGAAAACTTGAGTGAATCTGAATCATTGATTTAGTTGCAACACCCCAATTATAATTAATAATAAATTTTCTTTTATCATCGCCCTGAAAATTATGATCGGGTATTTTTAAAAATTCTTGATCAATAATATTAATGTCAGACATCGGCCATGAAAAACAACACATAGGAGATTCTGTAATTAAAGAATCTAAGATCAATGAATTCATGAATTTTTCCATTCTATATAGTCTTTTTCAAGCTCTGGAAACGTAGACAAGAAATCTGTTCCTCGACGTTTATCATGTTCATCAACAAACTTGACAAAATCTTTTCTATTGACTCGTAACATATTACCCTGATATCTGTTATTTTCAATCCAACGAATAACTCGTTCAAACTTTTCATATTCAGTTTGACTAAAAAATAACGGGGCATAACCAGGACGTACAAATTGCTTCATATAATCCAGTGTATCATTTAAATGAGCAATGTGCTCATCAGTTGCTAATTGAGCTGACAAATGAGGAGGTTCTATTAAGTATGGAGTATCAAATTCAATTCGAGGATAACGATCATTATATTTTGCTCTTAATTCTAGAATCTTGTCAAGTAACAGCTTAAAATTCGGAATACTCATAAAGCAGAACGTTATCATTAATGACACCATAGTTCCAGGAACTTTAGAAAGATATAAGTCTATATTTGACAACCATTTATCCATATCAAAACCATTACGTATATATTCAGACTGAGGGCCCCATGTATCTACACTTGTAAATAGTTCTATTCTGTGTATTTTATTTTCTGTCTTTAACTTGTAGGCCGCGTCTACAAACTTATTAATGTTTCTCTCAGGAACGCACATATTACTATTAATAGCAAATGTCAAATTTGGATTTGGATTATTGTCAATGTGATCTAGTACTTTAAATACGTTCTTACTCAACAACGGTTCTCCGCCAGTTATTCTGAATGTATGTAAATTATTATACACATTAGGCAACCACTTCCAAAATGCTTCAATATATGGATTCTCATCTTCTTTGGGATAAAAATTTCCCCCGTTGGATATATAATCAATGCTATATTGATGTTTGCTTTGTGGATTTTCTAGTTCATACATTCCGTATTTTTTAATTTCTTGATGCCAAGCACTACTGATACTAGTAGTACAATAGCTACATTTCAATTGACATTCGTATCCAAAGTTAACTTCTAGATAACGAGGATCTACATCCGCTTTCCAATCCAATTTTGTAGTTTCTTCAATTAGCGGTACTGCCCAATCTTCTGCGCTTCGAATCGGTCTGTCACTAATATGATCTCCCGACAAATCTTCAATGTCCCAGCAGTAACTACATTCTTTTGGGCGATTACCCTCTAGCATTTCTTTACGCTGTTGCTTTTTCCATTCGCTGTTATGTAGTGAGCTTGGGTTTGCTTTAATTTCTTCTAAACTTACAACTTTAGGAGCTGGATGATAACAACTGTGATTCATACCTTTGTGTAAATGCATACTAACATGATACCATTTAGCCATACAGAATCCGGGGCCAGTTTTGTCTAGTGTTACTTTTATGTCTCTTAGTTTTGTATTATAATCTTTCATATAGTCCTAAAGTTGGTATATACATCTTGCATTTCAGGAAAAGTTTTTAAGAAATCTGTTCCTCTTCTGTTGTCGTGTTCATCAACAAATTTTATAAAATCTTGTTGATCTTGTTTTATACTCTTTCTGTCATTGAATACCGATAATATTCTAGCCATTCGATTTATTTCATAATCATAAAACCCACGACCACATAGTTCAGGAACGTGAGTTTGTTGCTGATTGTCAATCATGAATTTAAGTTGATCTGAAATCATGTCACCATATTCGTCAGGCAAAATGTCAATTGATTGATGTGGAGGCCAACGTAAATATGGTATGTCAATTCCAATTGGATGACGTTCTTGTTCATTAGTATACTCTAATCTGAATTTCAACATGTCTTCAAGAAATTGCTTAAAGCTAGTCACACTCAAAGCATTATAAGTGCTCATAACCGTTAATTTACATTTAGGAACTTCTTTCATTATACGATGACAATTAGACAACCATTGATTATAATCTAATCCATGTCTAATGTACTCTGCTTTTTCGCCATACGCCTCACAACTTGTATAAATTTTAAGTGTACCAACTGCATTCTGATCTTGAATTTGTGTTAATAAATTTATAAATTTATCCATTAATTTATCAGGAACGCATAAGTTGCTATTAATGTTTAACTCTAGTTCTGTTCTAGGATTCGCTAGAATATATTCCATTAACTTAAAAGTATGCTTAGTTAATAAAGGTTCTCCTCCAGTAACTCTTAGTACTTTTAAATTTAGATATAAGTCAGGCAACCAAGTCCAGAATGCATTAACATATGGATTATCTTCTCGTTCTAAGTACGGTAACCGATTTTGATTTTTCATCCATGACACGTCATTGAATTTTGTACTAGTAGGATAGGGACCGTGTTCTTGAATCTCTTCCATCCACTTACTACTGACTTCTGGACCACAGTAGCTGCATTTAAAATTACACACGCTAGAAAAGCTTACTTCTAAATAACTAGGATCTTGTAACTTAGAAGGGTTTTCAATAATATCATTGATGTATGGCTTAGCCCAATGATCCATGCTTTTCATTATTCTATCACTGAATACATGACCCTCTGGATCTCCATCTTCTACTTTCCAGCAGTAATCACATTCACTTGGACGTTTTCCATTGATCATTAATTGTTGCTGAGATTGTTTAAATTTAGTATTGTGCAGCGCAGAACTATCAATTTTGATTTCTTCAAGTGGAATTCTATGTGACGATGGATGATGACAACTATGTGTTCGTCCATTATGTAAATGTATGGTCACTTGTTTCCATTTAGCCACACAAAAACTAGGACTTATAGAATTTATTTTATCTCTAAACTCGATTGTCTGAAGCTTACGATCATTTACTGTTCCAAACTCATCCATTACCAGCCTTCTTGCTCTCGTATTACTGACATTTCGGTAATCATTGGTCCACGATTGTGCCAATTCTTACTAATGTAATCTTTAAAAAACTTACTTTGCTCTGAATCAAATTCGACAATATTAGTGCCGAGATACTTGTTCAAGTCTTTAGCAATGTCAATGGAAATTTGATCATCGTAGTTTTTATGTAATTCCCATAATTCGTCTAGTTTGTTGAAGTCACGAACATCAGTATGATCCCATTCTTCACGTAACATCAGATAATGAGTACCTAGTCTAGCACCTAACATTGCCCAAAATCCGTTCTCAACGTCACGACCAATTGTATGCCATATGCTAAGATTATTCATATTGCTAGGCCATACCCATTTCAGAAATTCTTGTCTACTAGCGGGTATAACACCATTTCTAGTACACATTTTCACACCCTCTCTGAAGCCCGCTCTCCATGCTTGCTTTGGACTATGATTAATAAATGTTGTACTATAGCAATCATGCATTGCAATGTATTTTGGATCAAAACAAAATTCTATGTTAGTCTCTTCTCGCCCATCAGTGTTCTCATGAGTTCTCATATTATTAACAAAAGTTTTAGTCCAGCTACTCATACCACCATTGCCATAGTACAGACCATTGACATGATTTTTGGCGCGCCAACGCATTTGATCGTATCGATTCTGCTCAGTGAGTTCTAATGTTAGATCAAAAAATCTTTCTTCTGGATAATTATCTCCATCTACTAGTATAAATCTTTCAGTTTCTGATAATTTAGCTGCTGCTTTATGAGCAGCGTCGCTTCCGTAAACATTGTCTACTCGTTTTGCCCACGGTACCATATTTTTGATTTTTAACCAAAATTCTTCTTTTTTTGGCTCATCATAACTAAGAAATATTACATCTAGATCAGCGACATCTATATATTCAATAATCTCATTCATGAGATTATTTAGTCAGCAGATATGTAGTCCATTAAAATATGATCACTTAATGAATCGACGATTAATGTAATATCAGTTGGATCAGTTCTGACAGTAGTATCAGATTCTGAATTGACTTTGACATATTTAAATATATTAAGTTCGTTCAATGATTTTAATATACCAGCTATTACTTTAACATCATATCTGCTAGATTGATACACGTTTTGATCTACGTATATAAATTTACCCGGTAAGTCTTCCATACTATAATGCAATGGACTTCCATCATCATGATAGTATAGTCTATACTTGCTCATCGTATATAGGCTCAAGTAATTTTGCTAATTCTTTTACGTGATAGTGAACTGGGTACATTTGACTGTATGTATCAATTCTGAAATCGGTATTGATTAATTCCCATACCAATTCTTTAGTCCAGTTATCAGATATAGTATTATTAATATACTGTTTCATATGAACCCATTGTACAATATTGTTTGGCATAGTACATTTTTCTACTCCTATGATTGCTGCCGCAAGTGCATATACTGAATCAGTATCACCGTATTCTAGCACAGACGGGAATTTCAGACTAGCGTTAATATCTTTCCAATTCTTAAAAATACTTTTGACTATAGTATAGAATTTCTTTGCAATTACAGACTTTTTGAAATACGTAATTCCATTATATACGTCTGGTAATAAATTCTCGTCGTTAAATCGACGATAATATCTACTATAGGATAATTGTTGCTTATAATCTCTACAACCAGTGGCAATGAATAAGTCTCGATGTTTACATAGTTCCCACCAACTGTCTAATGAACGAGTAACAATCATGTCTGATTCTAATTTAAACGTTTCGTCATATGGAGAACATGTATACGTTTGCCAATCATCGGCGTATGCTCCGTGAGTCTTGCTACTAACTTTATCAGTAACATATTTTGATATCACCTGAACCGGTCTGGTGTCACCTACCGCTCGCAATGACTTAATCAGTACTCTAGCACACGCTTCGTAATCTACGCCGTTTGTATTAGCTGCATGAATGACATAACCCTGTGTCATTTGCTATTCTTGATGATTGAAAACAAAGAATCTTTGTTCAACATATGTAAGTCTTGCTCGTGAGTAGTTATTTTAAATCGCTTGGTTTGACCTTCGTTTGTTTTGTCAAATTCCAATTGCCAACTAGTCTCATCTCGATATTTAATATCAGTTGTAAATTCCACATTCATTAATTTCCACGGTATTTCAATTTCTTTTGGTATATAATGACCGTATACAGTGTTTAATGCTATTGACAATGCATAATCATTTCTATATGGAGATGATTTGAATTTATATAGTCTGGAATAATGAATATAATTCTCTTGAATCATTTTCATCATATCAAATACACACTTAGATTCTACTGACTTAGTAAATTTAATTACAGTAGCCCAATACATTTCAATATTGTTTCCAAATAATTCAATATGATTCGACATTACGTGTGTGCCAAGATACACTCTATGTTTATGACACATAAAATCTTGATCAAAGTCAAACAATTTGAGCAATTGATCGCTGCCACATATGTAATCAGTATCTAATAACAATGTTATATCATATGGACTAAGCTCATACGCTCGATATCGACCAAAATTTTTCCATTGTTCGATTACGCCAGTATTACTTATTTCTCTACGTTGTGCGTCTATTGACTCAATATTAATAACAGTGTCAAATATTGAATCGGTTATATTAGTGTCGGTTACTAATGTGATTGGAAGATTAAGATATTTTTTAATTTTCTTTGCGCAATATTTTGCCATTTCCGTATACGAACGAGTATTTGTATCTACCGCGAATAGTAATACGCCCTTTGTCATCGTTGATTGTTTATTGTGTTTACTGTACGATACCAATCGTTCATGACTGTTTCATAAAGATCGGATGCCAACTTGAACATATGTTGACGATTGACCCGAACAGGATTATCATACATATCTAAGAGTATTACAGTTTCTCCAAATTGTTCAACTGACAAAAATGCAATAAGTTCTTGAGTTACTTGCCAACTACCATTCTGAGTCGTTAATATTAATTTAGCAAGATGATTTTCTTTAGTCGATAATTTTGCCGACTGATGTAAATAACGAGTTTTGGAGATTTTTTTGATTGTGTTAACATTCATCTACATACTTATTCAGAATATAGATGAATGTTAAATTTTATGCTGGAACTGTTACCGAGACTACTGGAGTTCCCCAGCTATTAGTTATATAAGTGCTTTCTGGTTGTCTAGCAATTGCAGTGACCGCTAAATTACCTGTAATTGGAAACACACTGTCTGCATCAGTGAATTGTACAGTTATTGTCAATACACTGCCGGTAGTACTGTAGCTTAATTGAATATAATCTGATGTATAAGACCCGCCACTAGCATATTGTTTAAATAATATTACAGGAGTGCTAGTTAAATTATAAAATCCACTACGAACATATATAGTTGAAGTGCCTGATCCAGAAAATTTGGTTAATCCTAAGTACGATGTCGATGCTATACTTTGAGCAGTGTTGGCCGCTGGCAATCCAAGTGATCCAATGCTAGTACATAAGCTAGACCATGCCAAATCATCTGTATTTCCTGACCCGCCACTTCTACTACAGTTTACAAGTACTGCGCCGCCAGCATTAAAATAATATCTTGCTTGATTAACTGACGCGAAAGTAACGGTTACAGTACTAGTAACTGTGGGAATAGCTATGTTTGATCCCCAATTAGCCGATCTAGTTCCTGTTGTCGTAATGTCAGTACCTACTGTTGCTGCGTTTAATCTATTAGTATTAATGGTGACTAAATTTGTACTAAGTGCTGCAATATATGCAATAATATTACCAACTGGAGGAGCGGTAACAGAGGTGATAGTTGATCCTTGATGTAGTGCTGAGTTTGAAGTAAAATTAATCAAATTACCCCATTCAGCGGCTCGTACAATATCTCCAGACGAGACCGTAGACACTACAGGTTGGCCGTATCCACTATTAGCTGAGCCAGTAGACCAAATATTATTAAGATTTGGGGATCCAGTAGTAACAAACGTATTATAGTCTGTAGCCTGTATCAATCCCCCTTGTGCATATGTCATTATTCTTGTCCAGGTTGATTGATATTAAAGTTTCGCACTTACTGCTGCTAATACTTTTCCGTCAATTTCAGTTAATTTATCTTGTAAACTACGTCCGACAGTGTTAAACGACGTAGCTTCATTTTTCTTAGCGGCTCTAGCGTAACCATTACCAGCTGAAACTAATCTATCGCCTTTAAGAACTACACCTCGAACTCTAACATCAACTCGCCCTGTCATTGCAATTGCTGGATGAGTTTTGTCTGTTCCTGCCGATGAGTTCATTAAATAGCCAGCAGTTCCAGAAATAACTCCAAACACTGTGTCACTCAAATCTTCACGAACCGCGGTAATTTCTTTGTCACCGCCTAGTTCCATAACTGTGCCCGGTTCATATTCTGAATCTGCTTCAAATCGTTCGCCTAAGTCGGCATAAGTAGCATTCAATGTGCTACCTGCTGTTAGTGTCCATAAACCAGTTATAGTTCCAGTGATAGTATTACCACCTGTGGTAATTACTCGTGTGTTTAATGTTCCAGTAACAGATAAATTAGCTACGGTCCCTGTATCTAGAACAGTTATATTTCCAAATATTCCAGTATCAGTCACTGTTATATTTCCAAATGTAGCATTAGTATTCGCATCACTAATTAGTAATGGAGTCCAAATTGGAACTAAATTTGCACTAGTATTAAGAGTTAAAGTAGTGTTGGCATTATCATACCATGTTTGTCCCGGTATTGGATTTACCGGACCAGCTGTATAACTAGCAAAATTCTCTAGTAGAGATAATTGATTCTGATCAACGGCTGACCCATATCCAGAAAAATTTCTTCCGGGTAAATTTAAACTGGTGGATGTATTAATGGTTGTGTCTACAACCGTTATAGTTCCTAAAGAGTAGGTAAGTGTATAGGCCATGATCTAGATATTTCCTTTGGTGTGTTTAAAATATATATGTTTATTTATCATAATTAAATTGTTATTAAGTTGGTTAGTGCTTGAATTCTAACTGTATAATCAATTTGAATTTGACGATTGAGTGCTTTTTGAATTGGGGCAAATACTACATGTGTTAATAACACTGTTTGAATATTTCCCTCTTGATCTAGTCCGTAATTAGCTAATAATCCTAATTCATCAAACGTGTATGTACTGTCGCTCTGAGTTCCATTATCGAATGCCATTTGACCACTTGGCTCTCCGTAATTTAATAAACACTTTACTAAAATGTCAGTATACATTGTACCTACTACATGATTAATAGTCATATTATTGTTTAGTGGGTCAGAATTGCTAATCAGTGTATCATCGACGATTTTTTCATAAGTTTGATTGTAAAGCGAAGCATTGGTTCCAGTTACGTTTGGAGGTAGATAGGTAATTAATCCAGTGCTGTCAATACTAGCAGCACCGTTACCAAATGCCATTTGATAAATTTGCCCATATCCACGATCACTTAGCGAAAGAGCTAATGATTGTGACATTGTTTCATAATTTATGGCATTATTCTTTTCTTCAAATACTTCTCCCGTATTGGGATCATATATCTTAAGAAATCCTCGTACATCTAATGTAATGTTTGTCTTCATATTTTTATCCGTTAACTACATCTTAATTGAACCAACACTTTGTTGGTTTCTGGGTCTTTTATTGTCACCGCGCTACTAAAACGAAATCCAACATTTTCATTAGGTTTCTTAGTAGGCGGCGACGTTACAATGGGCTTAACTGTATCATTCATTATATTATTTAGTCATTATGCAGACTGTCGTTTTAAGAATTCTGCCGGAACAGTAGTACTTTCTTGCAATGTTTGTGACATAAAATACTGATCCCACAAATCCATATCCCAATTTGATCCGTCCCATCCGTTGATATCATACCACCATTGATCATAATATTGCTGATCGAGTTTATCTCTATCTAACACACTCTGAACTATAGTTCCGATTGCAACAAATGAATTAGTAATACTATTTTTTCTACCTCTAGATAATCCAGTTACAGTATTGGCAACAATGTCAATTAATGAAAACTGAATGTATTCAGAATTTAACAATAGCATATTGCCAATAGTTGTAGTCACGACAATTTCAGTAGGAGAAGTAATCCCATCAATCGTTAACTCAACGTAGTTATTGAACAATGTTCTATAAGTGAACGTATTAGGAATATGAATTTCAATTGGAGCTGTCATTTCTGATAAATTACATTCGATCATGACTACTCCACTACTATTAGTAGTAACAATTTGATCAGTGACACTAACTAGTCTACTGGCATTCTCTACATAGAGTACATCTCCGAGTCCATTTTTACTAACAAAGTCATGTGATAAAGATGTTTGAGTAAATGGATTAGTATTATATACAGTTCCAGCGCCGTACTTGTTAACTGAAATTCTAAAGTCTAAATACTGACCAATCGGGAGAGTATCCGGATCGGTAGTAACATTGAATTCAAGATCGTCTATTACTAATCCCGGAACTAGTTCTTCTGGGCCGTAACCATCTTCAAATCGTCCGCCTTGAATATCATATACGTTTGGATTAGTTAATGGGTCGTAACTAAACGTAGGGCTAATAATATTAGAATCTACGGAAAATGTTACATCTTGATCCCATAAATTAGCGTCCCATCCAGTAGTATCCCATGTTTTTAGACCATAATTAAATGATGGTCCCAATATATTTGAATTAGGATATTCAACTCCAGTCATTAATTGTCTGATATCATTACCAGACATATTAGCAGTTGGATCATAGAATGCTGCCACTCTGTCTGCTGCGTTTAGAATTCTATTATCGCTGTAAATTTGAACCCAATTGTCATAGTTAAATTTTGGAGACGTATTAGAATTAATACATTGCCATAATTTTCCTGCATACGTTACTAGACTCACAAGAGCAATATATGTAATGCCGCCGCCCCATGGAGCAACGTTACTACCGTAACTTATTCTATCAAATTTGATAGTGGTGCTTACTTCACGAACAGGACGACCGCCGTTGAAAGCAATTGCCTTGGCAGTAACTGCCAATATATTGTCTGGTCCAGATCCAACTGTAATTAATTCTACTCTATCAGTATCGTATTCTAACACTTTATCTAAATCATAAGCTCCTCTGAGTGAATAATACAATGCTATAGTATCTACGTCAATTGATCTTATATAATAATAACTATTATTGGTCAATCCAACGGGAGCCACTGTAGTAACACTGTCATATCGATAAGTAATCGAATCGCCAGTTATAAAAGGATGATTACTAATAGTGATGGTATTAGTAATCAGATCAATGTCAGTATCATCGAACACGGCATTAATGCTACTAGCAGCAATTGTTATTGTCGGAGCAGTTGCGTATCCAGAACCAGCGTCTACTACAGTAATAGAGTTTACTTTTCCGTCACTGACAACAGATGACAGCACCGTAGGTGTTCTAGGACTAGGATATTGAATAGTATCAATTGCTACATTGACAATCGGAGGTTCAACATATCCTCTGCCGCCGTCTATAATTATAATTGCTGGCAAACTAGCATTAATACTAGAGTTTGCTAAGTGAGCAGTTGCTACTGTGTTATCCAATCCTCTATTAATTACTATTAGCTCTGAAGTAATATGGTTCACGCTTGAATAAGATATCTTTTCTGCGCCAATTATAATAGTTCCACTTATAGGAAACCCATATGAATTCTTAACTGGAATGATTAAGCTTGACGATGATATATCCGCGCTACTCTGAGTAATATTATTAATTAAATTTTCATTATTAACACTTAGTCCATAGTTACTAAACCAGTTAGTGTATTCCTGTTGTTGCCATATATCACTGGTCGGCAAATACTCATTAAGAGTGTTAGTACTAGTATATACCAATATTGGACTTTCAAATTGTCCGTTACGTGAATAATACTGAGCGGGCAAGTCAAAATCACTGACAAAGCCATCATATACATCTATACCAGGATAAGTGAACAAGAAGTCATTTATCTTAACATGATATGGTTTGACTTCGTTTAGATATCCTGCCAAAAATTCTTGATTATCTGCTTGATATTTTTTATATGGAAGCAATTCGCGTACTTTATGACTTACATCGATCAAACTTGTTTTATTGAGCCATGTTAGATAATTCTGCTGTTCTAATGACTCGCTTGTCATATAATTGAACATTAATATCAAACTATTATTACGTTCAATTTGAAGTTCATTTATGTAACATTGTTCGTTTAACCAACGAATAATATTGTAAGTTTCTTGTGAATACGTGGCGTCAAATGGAGCTGTGTCATAAGAAGTAGAGTCCCATCCATATGGATCTGTATATAAAGTTGACAATAATTGAATTGTACCATTCTGAATTCCGATTAATACCCATCCAGTTGCCGCGTTGTATACATACGTCTGAGAGTTACCGCTATTGCTTCGAGTCACTCTAGCAATTAAGCCATCTTGAAGTCCAAGTATAAGAGTGGCATTGTCGCTGATAAGCTGATTGACTGCTATAGTTTGTAAGTCAGCATAATATTCAACTTCAACTACCGCTATCGTACTAGAATCATATCCAGATGCCCACCAATCAGTGTATTCCCAAAATCTAGTTGTATCATATGATGCGCCAGTTTTGTTCAAGAAATAAAAATTTCTAGTTTCTGCTATTGGTAATTGAATCAATATATTATTGGCATACTGTATATAATTAGTAAGAGCAGTGAGTCTATTGACGTACATGCTTTGATAGTAGTCAATTCCAAATTGAGTCAGTAGCGGTTGTTTAGTATTTGGAATATAATATCCAAATTCATTTTGTCCACAAAAACTATCAATGTACTTAGAATATAAGCCAGTAGGAGCCAAATTAATAGACACAGGGAGTCCAGGCAAGAAACTACTAGCATTATTTTCTTGAATTAAAGTCCAACTTGTGTGCTTTTCATCACTATTATTTCCTGTACTGTATCCTATATGAAGCGCGCTACTATTGCTTCTTACACTAACGCTAGTATTCATCAGTGCCACAACGTTAGTGGTTAGTGCCGCCAAGTAAGAAATTCCGCTATTCAATGGGTTGAGTACATACTGACTAACTGTCAATGGACTCAGAGTCTTAGTTGGTGATATTTCATTAAGGTTTTTAACCCAGAAAAAATAATTAGAAACCATCGAATTGCTCGAATTGTTCATCACCATAATAGTATTGTAAGAATTATAATTTACTACAATACCACCGCTGATCCAATTAATCGGAGGCACAGAACTTTGAACCCATGTATATATGTCAGCTAAACTTCCAGGAAATGCTTGACCCCAAATCTTAGAATTATATTCAATATCTGGTTGATTGTAATTTAACATACGCAGATTGGTAGTATCTAGCCATGTGCTGCCCACTTGCTTAATAGTCCATATCAAGCCTTGAACATAACTAGCAGGATCAGTTGACTGAATATAATCTAAGTTAATTTCAACCGCTGCTAATTGTTTTCCTTGAACTGGATCAATGTAGTCTAGATAATTTATAGATTCATTTGTTATAGTGTCATATATACTAATATAATTTAATTTGTGTACATCTACCAGTGTCAATGGAGTCTTATCTAGATACCAGCTTGTTGCTTCTGTTACAGGAGAGAATTTTAAAACGAGTCCATCTCCATTTTCATACCATGTTGAAGAAGCCACTACAATAATTCCATCATTATTAACAATGCTAGTTCCAAAGTTAGGAGATTTTGAAATCCCAACTTTGTCTATTGTTTGAATATATTGTCCGAATACATAGTTACCACTATTAGTAATACTTTCGTTGTATGCCGGTAAGTAGTTGAACTCATATACTACGCCAAGTTGACCAAACGAATCTACAAACGTAGTACTACCGTTATCAAAAATGGTATAGTTGCTTAAATCAGATATTGATTGATTTTCTGCGCTATAGTCAAACGTTGTTTCGCTCAACGGAGCGGCTATTGGATCAGTGACGATTAAACTGTTATCATTGCCCATTGACAATGTAGTTCCGAACGCTCCAATACTAAGCAGAGTCGGACTAACGATAACTTGAGTATTAGTATATACTGTAATACCAAGCTGAGCTAATACACTCTCTGTAGCAACAATATCAATGACATTATTAATATACTGTTGAGTTCCGTTAATAATTCCAATTTGTAAAGTATTGTCAACCGCGACTGCCTTGATGTTTCTTGGAGTTTGAACGTTAATTTGTTCAGCTATATCTGCTGCCAAACCATTAAAGTTAACAATGTAGCCGTCTAAGAATAGCACACCAGATGTTGAAGACGAAACTGTTCCAATAATAGAGCCGTATTGCTGTCCACTATTAGTCCAACGATAAACTGCTCCCTGTACGTTAGGTGTATTATTAGCAGTTGATAATTCAAACGGAGTTCCTATTAATATTTGTGCACCGTATTTGTTAGTGGCTACACTTAATCCAAAATTGCCTCCGATAATCGGTCGAGCACTCAACATGGTTTGTACTGCAGTCATGTGTCCATAACTAACAGTAACTATAGATCCATATTCTGGAGTTGTGTCAAACGTAACGTTAGACCCGTATATAGTGACACCTGTGGTAATTAATACATCATTGATGTAAACATCGGCGATATTACCAGGTATTGAATAATATGTACTATAAGTATTAGATCCAGTAGAGAAGAAATTCTCATATGATTTGCTATATACATATACAGCACCGCTATCATTCAATGTAAAATTCGTAGTAGGTAAATCTTGATATGGTGCCCCTACTATTAATTTAGTTCCGTCAATGCTAGTAGCAATGCTAGTTCCAAAACCAGTGGCATTGCTTGGTCCCACAATTGTATTGATCAATTGATAAGTGCTAGTAGAATCATTCAGCGAATATATGTATATCGTCTTAATAGTAGAATTGGCAATGTATAACCATTGAACATCAGTACTGACAGCAATTGCCCCAGTATTAACGATAGATATTGAATCAATTTTTGTCAATTGGTTTGCTATATTTAACTCATACACATAAACTTTGCCATTCAATGAATCACTAGCAAATAAATACGATCCTACCGCTGTCATGTTGGTTATAATGGCAGAATTTGCTACTACTATAGTCTGTACTTTATCTGCTCCATTAGAGTCTTGATAGAATCTATAGATTATTCCAGCCGAGCTATCAGCAATTGCTGATCCAACATTACTTGAATAAGCTACAGCGGTTCCAAAGTCAATAGCAGATGATTCACTTGGCAATGTTAGCTGAGTTGAACTATAAATTGGAGCTGCAGTCCAAACTGCCCATTGTCCGTCTGTGTTTTCATCAATCCAACTGTTCTTAGAATAAAATTCAGAATATTGAATAGTGTCAAATACTTGTTCGCTTGCCTGAGCAAAGCGACGACTGATTAATTTAAATGCCAGTCCTGGTCCAAAAATTAATAAGTTATTTGATGATAGTACTAGTCCAATTACTACGCTAGTAGCCGATACCACTTCAGCAACTTGATAGTAACCGTTGACTGCAGGATCCATCTGAAATATTACAAATGGATCATATTTAGACAATCCATGATATTTGCCAAATGTGACAGTCACAGTACCATTTAAATTATTACTAATCTGAGTAATTTGACTTCCAATAGGCACAGGAGTGAACACGTCCCAACTGCCCATATAATTCGCTACCCAGATAATATTACTACGATACAATGTATTTACACTTTCTGAATTGTTATTTAAATCAGTTAAGTTAAACGTAGTGAATGTAATATCTCTAAGATTTACATAGCCGGCGCTTGGTAATCCACGCTCGTTATTATACTGATAAGAAAGCTCAGGTAAAAAGTACTGACTAGTAGGCTCAGTATTCCAATTTATTAAATCAGATACATTAACATTTTGTGCTGCTCCAGTAACTGGTACTGAATTCTCAGTAAAAGCAAGTATAGTTGGGTTGCCAGTCAATAGTGTCTGATTTAATCTGGCTTCTACAAAGTTACTATTAGATATTGTTCCAAAAGATCCAGTCTTAATGATCCAATTTTCTTTTACGTCGTAATCAATTTGACCCTGTAACAGATTAGCACTTTTAAATGAATTTGCTATTAAATTTGTACCCTTTTTCTGTATCAAATTTTGATAAACATTGACCTGAGTAATCAAACTTAAATCCGCATCTTCTAAATATTGACGAGGTCTGTATCCAATTAAACTATATGCCAATAAATCTTTGTCGTTGCTTAAGCTAGGATTTTTTGTATCATAGTAGTATAAGCTTTCATAAGCATTTGTACTTGGATTATTTAATAATCCAAATTGAATCTGATTCTGCTCTACGTATTTCCATTGTTCTTGACTGAACTCAGAATTAGGTTGAACCAATTCAATTGCGGTCCAATAGTTACCCTTGAAAGTTATTACTGAACCCTGAGGATACTTGACATACGGTTCCCAGTCTTGAATATTATTCTGACTAATGATAAAGCCAGGAGCATTCATATAACCAGTCCAGTTAGATGATTTAAATCCCTGTAATAGTAATCTATCTTGTCTTAGTCCAGTAATCAAGTCATAGATGGTATCATTGAACACGGTGTAGTTATCAAATATAACTGCACTTTCAATGCTGGCTAAATTAAGATTGCTCAGAGCAATTGTATCGCCATCAGATAATACTTGAACGCTAAATGATTCATTTTCTCTTACAACTGATACATTTTGATTTTGTAATGGTAGTAAATTTTGATTCAGAATAAAATTAGTTTGGCCATTTAATGGGCGAACTGCTAATCCAGGACTTATAACTTGCAGTAATTTTGCCGCAGGATTCAAGCTGACTGTGCTACCAATTTCCCAATACTGCTGAGTCCAATTGATAAACTGTCTAATCATATTTTGCCAATTGTAGGTAATACTATTAGCAGTGTACTCAAACTTCATTCCACTATCAATCAAATACTGACCGTATGTTTGTATGAACTCGCTTACGCCCTGAACACTAAAGTATAATGCTCCGTATGGTACAAAAGCGGTTATATTAGAAAAGCTAGTGCTAACAGTAACAGACGTGGTACCAACAGTAACAGTTTCTTTACCTGCTCCAGAAGGAACTGCTACTGTAAAGTAAGGATTAGTTTTACTATTTCCCCATACGGTGTAACCACTTGAAGTTTTTTGTATAATAATACTAGAATATACTAACTGCTGCTCTGGAACATTGTTGTATACTAATACTTCATAACTGTTATCAGGAATCAGTAAAGTAGAATTCAATGAATTCGGAGTAGATTTTTCGATCAAGAAAGATAGATAATCTTTTGAGCTAAATCCAGCAAGATTGTAAGTCAGTCTAACATCAATATTTTGTAATATTGATGTTACCGAGTTTGCTCCATTAACGCCACGTTGATTGATGTAATCAACTACCCAGTTAATATAGCTAGCCTTGCTTGTGCCATTACCATATACTTCGATATCACGAGAATTTAAATGATAACGCTGATTATATAGATACTGTCCTGAAATTTCATCAAACACATATAGATCACGATCAGCAAATAAGTTAAAGAATTTTGCTGGCTTAGTCAATGCTAGTAATCGCATTAAATCAAACGGCCAAGTACTACTACGTAAATAACTAGTTTCTGCTGGGCCCTGATCACCTACGAGCCAATTTCGTTGAAATGACAACGAAGAATAATTCTTAACTACAGTAGGAAGCGGAGGTAATAGCTTACCCTGTGAGTCTACTGGCAATACTGACAATAGACCACTTCTAATATAAAGCGGATTGATGTAAGAATTTCCGTTATTCCATATGAAACCCTCGCTAATTTCAGTCCACATTAATGTATTATCGCTAGTATACGGAGTTACACCGTATCTAGTAGACCACCAAGTTGGCTCATTAGCAAACCCTAACATTTCCCACGGAGCAGATGCTGGATTACTAGTATCGTAGAACCAATTATAAAGTCCACGCCAATAACCCTGCTGAAGCAGTTTTCCGTCTATCTTATTTGTACTTTGACTATAGTTGTAAGTAAACTGATTTGACTTAGTATATGCTTGAGTTTTATAATCAACTCTATTAGCACCTACCCACTTTAAGAAATTTGTTTGATATATATCAATAATTTCTGACCAAGTATAGTCAGTAGTTCTAAATTGTCCTGGAATTACATCTTCAGCTTGTAAAGGAATAACGCTCTTTATTTTTAAGTTGTTATAAACTCTACTTTCGAATTCTAGTAATACTTGATCACGAAAATCAGTTAAGTGATTGTCGATATACTCACCGTATAAAGCGTTATAACTACCGTCGTGTCCTAATATAAAATAAGTTGGAGTAGTGTATGTTGTATCTAATATAATTCCAGGAATATAACTTTTATATAGTCCAAGTTTAGTCGGAGTGTTTGGGCAATATTGACCATAAGTTTGATTATACTCATTGACTGTAATGACATCTCCGTCAACAATGTTGTATGTTACTACAGCTTGTGGACTAATATCACTGATCACATAATCAACGCCACTAATCAACTGAGTAGTGATTGACTGAGAATTAACAGTAGTCGTAAGATAAATTAATACGCCGTTATAATTACTACTTGTAAAGCTATAAACTTTGCTTAATGGAAGAGTAACCGTTGATATAGGGAAAGAGTACGAATATTTATTGGTAACATACGGAGACCCGCTTGGAAACATATCACTCCAAAAGAACGAATCAGAACTATTCTTTATAGTTGATAGTTGATAAATTATCGTGTCTAACATCTGAGACGGAGTAGTATAGATGCTAAAGTCATTTTGATTGGTTAAGTTAACCAACAATGTCTTGTATTCAATGTACTGTTCGCTGTTGTACTGAAGTGCCTCAAATACATTTAATTCAGGCTTGCGTAAAAAGACTCCAGGAAGTACCATTGAAGCACTGCTTTCAATAATTTCAGTACTATATCTAGATAAATTACCGAGATTATATATATTATTAGGACCAAAAACAGGACCAATTGTTCCGAATGCATTACTAAAGATAGACGTATATTGATTCTTAAGATCGCCAATATTTACGCTAGTGATATTTGTATTAAATGGATTATTTTGAAGATTACTAGGAATTTCATAATAAGCAGTCGCGCTAACCTGATCACTGTATAATAGAACGGTGACTTTGCTTCCTACTACAGCAGGCGTTATTAACGTAATTAAAGTGGTGTTGTTAGCTTCATTTAGAGTTATTGAATATTGACTATCGCTTAACAATGAATCATTATAATATACGTTGTGAGTATCAACTACTCCGTTAGAACTTACCAGTACATCACATATAAATGTTGACTGAATTGTCTGAGCTACTGTAAATTGAAATACTTGATACTGAGACGATGGACGATAAGCATCTACGTAGCCAGTCTGATTTACTGACTCGATAGCAGATATGTAATTATAAATAAAACCAATATTAATATTATCAGTTATCGTCGTAGTGCCCTGCTGATAATTAAAGGTATCGTAATTTAGATTAACGGTAAAAAGAATTTCTCCAATACTAGTAGTGCTAGCATATGCAATAGGGAATCCTAATACAGAGTCGTTAGCTCCTGTTCCGGGAGTGTAACTGAATAATTTAGTACCAGTAAAAGTTGTTCCGGGATAATGAGCTAAATTACTTAATGAGTATCCATTTATGTCGTATACATCAAATAACGGGGCTTGATTGACTGACGACTTTAACTGAGACTCAATCCACGATCCATCAGTATCAACTCCACTGAATGTCTGAGAAAATCTCCATCCGGTACCTTCATATTTTGTTCCAGACGAGATGTATACTTGATTGTTGTTTACGGCAATCAATTCCAAACTCTTATCGTACACAGTATCAAATTCATCTGACCACCATCTGATTCTTGGAGTTGGAGTAAGTGTAATTACTTCTATATTATCTGGACCGATTGGAGCAAATCCAACCTCAAAAATACTTTGTCTAACGCCTTGATTTACGTCAGCATTAAAAATAACAGTTTGACCACTGTATAATTGAATTCCGTCAATAGTATAGCTGGTTTGTCCTGCTACTTGCAAAAATGCATCAGTAGTTGTATTATCAAATAGATTTACAAATCCTAAAAATTGTGTGCCAGTATTATACAATCCTAAGTTGCCGTAGAATTGAATGATAGGACGTTGTGCTCTAACTGGTGTATTAGCAGTTGAACTAGTTGCGGTTCCGTTATATAGGGCAGTTGCGTTAATAACTTGTACATTAAACCAACGATTACCTCGTGACCATGCATTTCTATCTCTACTATCTCGATTGATGGTCAAATAATCTGATACTAATGGAACATATATAGACTGATCCCAGACCGTTGAGTCCCATGGATTAAAATCCCAAGGAATATATATTCCCTCTCCCTTGCTTTCAAAACTATAGTATTGATCAACTGGCAATAAATTTATTGAACTACCTACGCCAGATACATAATATTGATTATTTTGATAAGATTCCGGAATAGTAGCTGACTCGAATGCAACTTTAAGTCCATTAATAAATGTAACTCCATTAGGGCTAACATAGTTAGTAGCGCCTAGTATGTCACTGATATTAATAGTGTTGGTAGAATTAGAATCAATTAAGTTAATTCTGCCTACATTGAGTGGATTAGCAGCATCTTGATAATATAGTGTATCCAATACCGCACTAATATACGGAATTAGTTGAATTGTTCCAGTATCATCTCTATAAAAATTTCTAGCTACGTAAGTAGTGCCACTAGTACTGATAATTAATTGATTGCTAATGATTCCAGAAGCAGGCAATAATACTATGGTATTAGCCACTACAGTAATATTATAATATGTCACTTGAGTGCTCAAGTCTCCATTATTATAAAACATTAATGTTTTTCCGTCTAGCTGAGTAACTCCGTCAATATTGGTTACAACTGTGGTACTTTGACCGTTGATCTGATTGAACTGTGAAGTAGATACTATATCAACTAAGTTATTTCCGGGTAATGTGTATTGCTGCTGTGCATCTTTCTGAGGAACAGTAAATGTAACTGTTCCTTTATCGATTCCGTTATTCGAAACCCCAAGTACATCTCTTGTACTAATATTATTATTTGTTCCGTATCCTGATAATCCAGGTGCACCCTGAATCCAAAACGACGATGATTGATCAACTTGAAATGTATACGTACCGCCACGAAGTAATGTCAACGTAGGATTTTTCTGACTAATTCCATTAATAGTATATCCGTTAGTACTGTCAACTGTTACATAGTTGTCAAGTGAATATATATTATTAGTAGATACTGTAACTGCGTCGGGACCGTTAGGAATCCAATAGTACTGACTATAGTTAACTATCATATCTAGATCAGCAAAACTGTCCCAGCTATAAAATTTATTTTCAAACAGTCTACTATTATTATTTGTTATTGCTCCTTGATTACCAAGAGCACTTACAATTCCAGTATAATTAATAAAGTCTTTGGCTGTCTGAGAGCCATCTTTTAAAAATATAACACTTGGATCAAGTTGATAATTGTATCTACTTTGTGTAGGTTCGTCTACATATTTGTCAGTTGGTTCAACTGCATAACCAAATTTTTGTCCAATAAATCCCTCTACTCTTGTAAAGTCAGGTTGTTGAACTAACTGATCTAGAGTAGCGGCTAAGAACTGAGAATTAGTGTCGGTTCTAAAAACTTCAGGAAGAAAATCTAAGGTTCGAACTTGTGTGGCCATGTTGTTATTTTACCTGTGTTACTAGTACTTATCTTTTATTAAAAGTATCATATTAAGTTTAAATCGTTCCGCGCTGTAAAGCGGCTGGAGTAAGAGACGAAATTACAATGATATCATTAGCAGTTGCTCCATTAACAAAAATCTCATTAGGAGCACATTTAATTTCGTACAAGTCTCCAAAGCTTTGATTTGGATTATTAGAAACCAATACAACTGAGCTTATTAGACCTTGTAACTGAAGATGTAGATAAGCAGTTAATTCACTCATATAAAACGTATCTCCAAAGTCCCAATTTCCAATAGTGAAATAAGTATTCATGGCGCTCAGTACTGAACTTACAATTTGACTATTACTAGCTACGGTCACTGGATTGGCAATAACTTTTATAGTACCCTGTAGTGCCGTACTAGATTTTGTACCAAATAATGGAATAAATGTTACACTGTTTAATACTACAGAATCACTTATCATTTTATAACTATCTAAATCCCCATACGCTTGTTGTAGTTCATTGATAGTTGGCTGAGAAGGGTATAATACCGTTCCGGTTGTATCTTGAATCCAATTTTGATACTGAGTATAATAGCTTTGAGTTACCAAGTATAGATCAATGATATTAGTAGTACTTGGATCTACTCTGGTTGTATTATTGCTATTATGTCTGTATTGAAAATTAATTCCACCTCTGCCAGTAGCAACTAGATACTCAGAAGTAACATCGTTTAGTATAATTACAGGAGGATTAGTTCCTACTACAAGAGAACTTTGAAAGAATACAGGGTCGCTGCTAGATGTTGTTCCAGATTTACAGTAGAATACTGTTCCAGTAGGATAATCATATATTACATTTAGTACTTGATTTTGTGTAGAGTACGTGTAAATTATGTATCCAACCGGCAATACTTGAGTACGATACAAATTATTTATATCATAGTATACTTGAAGAAATACATACGCATCTGTACTTGTTCCTACTATTTCAGTAAAAAAATCTGGATCATATGTAAAACCGCTGGTTAAATTAATACTACTAACTATTACTTCGTAATCATCAATGTGTCCATCGCTTAACACTGGTTGTCCAGTTACGTTTAGTACTCGATCAAAGCCTAGTGTTCCACTGTTTGTAGAATTGGCATTAGTAGCAAAAATATTGATAAAATCAGAAAATACTTGACCGCTTTGTGGGTCATATACTTTCTGTGATCCATTAAAAATAAAACGTATTTGATCAACTGAGGCAAAATTATACTTAGTGCTAGAAATTGTCACGATATAATTATTGTCAATCGCGCTACTAACGAATGTTATGAATAAATCAGTTGGGCTTGGATTAGTAGGAATTGTACTTAATATAGACCACTGTTCTAGTGTTACTAATATACTGTTGTCAAATTTAAGAGCAAAGTTCTGCTTCAAACTTATTAAGTCTAACATTTGGTTTACTAATACCGAACTAAGCACACTGCTGAACGATGGTATAATAGCAGCAGGAGTAGATTGATTTATATCTAGAAATGCTCCGGTTGGAACATAGGAATTCAATGTAACTGGGCCAAGACCAGTTTCTAAATTACCGTTGCCAAAGTTATATCCATCGCCAATTACTAATGAAACTCCAATCCATATGTTAGATCGATCTCCAACATATGGATTAGCAATTCCCGGCTGTAATCTATCGTTGCTATCAAAATAATAGCCAACTGGAGCAACAAAATTAAGTTGAGCACCCTGACTAATATATCTCATTGAGTAAGTACTGTATACTCCTAAAGGAATAGGAGTTTTTACATTACCAGCGGTTAATATATAAAAATATCCAGTGACGGTTGATCCTGTTAACGTGGTTTGCTGCCAGTAAACTCGATGATCTGTAGATGCGGCTCCTGTATAATAGCCTGAATATCTTGGATAATATTTTTGATAGTATTGAGTCGCTGGCGTTGTTCCTAATATTATAGGCAAGCTAAGTGATATAAATTGAATAGCGGCATTAATGTTCTGTGACGAGAATGTAGCTATAGTAGGCAATGGATCTAAGTATAGTGCACCATCATTGGCAAATACGTTTGTACTACTGTAGATTCCAGTAGGATCTAACAAGTCTAGTCCACGACTAACACCAATACTAGTTCTGTTTACTGCACTACTTTTAACAATTGAATTGTACAGTGTGAATGGAAAATTTGTATAATCTTCTCCGTTGACCATACGATTTTGGGTATAATATCTAGCAGGTGCTCGTTCTTTAATATCAACTATAGACTGACGACTCTGAGCAGTATTATTAACTGATTGTAAATCAAATGTAAATGTCAATGACTCTGTATTGCCTGATCTACCAATGTATGGAAGTGATACAGCAATTCCAGTCATTTCGCTAGGATCAATGCTGTATGATAGACCATTACTGCTTCTAACATAAGCAAGATAGTTTCCTACTGGTATTTCTCCAAACACTCCATCGCCAAATATATAAGTAACTTGATCATTTGTTCTACTAGCTACTTCAAAGATAGGAGTGGCGCTGTTACCCTGTGAATTTCCATTGCTGATAAAGAGATTCTCAACTTGAGACCACAGTTCTTGTAATGCTCCGTTACTGTTTACTGAGTATAGCCAAGTATCAGTATTATTAATACCTTGAATGTTTATGTCTTGTACATTGTTTTGAATTCTTTCTGGGAAATTAAAATTAAAATTTCTTAAAGTCCCCTGTTTAAAGTAAAAAAGAAATCCTGTGTTAGGACTACCATATCCTAGTCCGTCATTTGAATATATAATATTAAACTGCCCAGTTGGTGCTGGTGGTAGTTCATATAGATATGATTGATTGATACTAGTAACGCTTACTAATTCAAAATTAGTCAAAACACCGTTAATTTGAGCAATGAACGGTATTACTGGATTTTGTCCAGGAACAATGTTAATCGTATACTCACTGTTTTGAATGCCAAGAATGTCTTGACTATTTCCTGGTCTGCCAATTACTTGACTGTTCACCAGTGATGCGTTTAATATTGTGTTAAATTGTTGTTGCCAATTTGGATTAGCAGGGTCATTCCAGAATACAGTACTATTGCCTAGACTAACTCCGTTGATGTCAAAGATACTTTCGCTAGTACTAATAGAAGATACTTTTACAACTCCGTTTGCTTCAATATTACGCTTTGGATTATAAGAAACTAGATTAGCAAGTTTTATAACAGAGTCTCTACGCTCTGCTGTATCCATAAAATTTTCACGAGCGTTTAAATCATCACGAAACGCCAATCCCTGACCCATAAACGCTATAACATCGAGTAGTGCTATGAATTCAGATGATTCTGTATAGTCATTGAATGATTCAGGATAGTATGTAGTAAGATAATCAATAAAACTTTTACGAAGAGTAGTATAATCGTAGCTAGTTAAGTTTGATGCTCGATAGGTTTGATATATGCGAGTCCAGTCTTGAAGTCCAAATAGCGAGCTTTGACGAGTACTACTCAATGAACTTGTTTGTGATCCAGAAGTAGTGCTGGTTGATCCGGATAATGGTATATTTGGCATTTTATCTTTCCTGTATTAATATATTTATCATTGACAATATTAGACAAATCTTACTGTGCTAATTGCTGCACTGATCCATCATATCTGTTTAAAAAGAAATCTATAGTAACTGCATTGTTAAACGGACTAAATGCCATTTCAACTTGTACTAAAATTCCAGTATCTTGAGCATATAAAGTCAGTGAGTTTAATACTATTCTCGGATCTGACTTAATAACTCTATTAATTTCTGTAGTTAATAGCTGCTCAGTATTTTCGTTAGATGGCTCAAACAAATAAGTCCACAATGTAGTGCCGTAGTTTGGCTGGCCTACCTTACTACCCTGTTGAATACTAAGAGCATTAATCAAATCTCTTATGACCAATCTCTCGTCATACAATGCAAACTTTTTACTTTGTCTAGTGGTGGCAGCCGTTGATGTTGCTCCACCAGTAACTTGTATTGGTTGATTTGCTTCTACTGTTGAAAATCCTATATATGTTGGCATTTTATTTTCCTTTAGTTATCTTCTATTTGCTGCATCTCGACGAGCCATGGCTTCTTCAGGTGGTATAAATCTAGATGTGCCACCGCCAGTTGTAGTAGTTATTTTTTGTCCAAATTGATCAATTCCCGTAGATGTTTCAACTCCGGGACCCGAGGCAATAGGAGGGGGCGGCAACCACATAGCAGGATCTGGTCCTCTCATGCCACCGGTAGAAACAGGATTAATAGATTGAGACTGAGGCTGTGAACTGACAGCTGCAGTAGTTGCGGTACTAGCAGTTGCTGGTCTTGGATCAGGTGGCGGAGTATTTTGTCCGCTGACCAATGAATTATATCGCTCTTTAGCTTCTATCAGTTCTGATAGAAGATTACTTCTACGCTGTTGAATAGGCATGGTCAATTCTGCTTCACTTAATAATGACAGTCTTGTAACACGAGCGTATTCTAAAGCTCTATCTTCTTCACGATTAATTGCGCCTAATTGATCCGTAAGTTCTTTTACTCTCTTCAATGCTTCGCTTTGTGAACCAAGAGTTTTAGCTGCCAATTGATTAGTTGACGTATTGACTGCTGCACCAGCATCATCAGTTCCAGGAAGAACACTTAGTGGCATAGGAATAATACTATTGTTTAATAATTTTCCTGCGTTAACAGCAAAATTGGCTTTCAAGAATGTTCCAGATGCTAGTATACCAACCTTTATCTGACCACTGGCGTTACCAATACTAGCAATGCTAGCTTGTAAACTAGCAATTATACCTCCTGCTGCTAATCCTCCGCTAATTCCAGCTTGTAATCCAGCTGTAATGCCACCACTAATTCCACTGATACTACCACGAATCCCAGCTGAGATTCCGTTGATTCCGGCTGTTATGCCACCATTAGCTACGAATGAAGCGGCAGCTAAACCTCCTACTACTCCAGCTTGAATGCCCCCAGCAATACCTCCTAGATTAGCATTAAGTCCTACCTGAACTCCGCCCAAATTAGCATTGATTCCTATTCCACCAGATATACCACCGTTGATACCGGCACTTAATCCAGCTGATATACTGCCTATTGAACGTGTAGTATTGCCGACTAAGTTTCCTGTTAATGATAATGGATTCTGTATTGACAGACCAACTGATCCTGCTCCGCCTCCAAAACCTCCTTGAACACCAAGAGACAGTGATGATCTTCCTCCGCTAGACGAGAATGATACCGCACCTGATATATTTTTTATTAAGTTTGATGGATTAGTAGCATTAGTAAAGCTGGCCATGGCGCTTAATCCTCCACTCAGTCCATTAATACCACTGTTAAACGTAGTTACTGGTAATTGTATAGAAGCCGAGGCTAATCCGCCTGCTATTCCAGCTTGTAGACCAGCAGATAATCCACCGGCATTAGCAGATAGACCAGCTACAATTCCTCCTGCTGCTAACCCTCCACTTATGCCTGCCATAACTCCCCCAGCAACTCCGTTTAATGGAATTCCTGCTCTAACTGAAATTCCACCTATCGATAATACTCCATTTGCTGCTCCACGAAGAGAATTCAATGCATTTCCAGCAGCATTTAAACTATTATTAGTTCCTGTAATTAATCCAAGAGCTGCTTTACCGCTTTCTTTTCTAGCTGCTGCTAAATCAGATTCTGCTGAATCTAGTGCTGCCTTGTTAATTCCATCTGATACATTTCGATAATTTGTAAGAGCCATATCATAGTTACTCTGAGCAATCTTAACTGCTGCCTGAGTTGAATTATACTTTGATCCACTGCTATTGACATCAACTGATGATGTACTCTTATCACTACCACCTAAAAAGTTTGGCAAGTTTGCTTGAAGATCCTTAAGAGATGCTTCAACTTGACCGAACGCTGCTCTTAGTGGTCCGATTAGACTCGCGGCTGCAGAAGCTATACTTTGTCCTAGATTCTTTAATGTGTCAGCAACACTGGTTGCTAGACCTGATAATCCACTACTGATAGTATCCGCTATACTACCAGCAAGCTTTCCACTAGCAATTGCATTTGATATTGCATTAACAGTAACTCCTGCCGCCACTGCCGCTCCCGCTACTGCTAGTCCAGTCTTGATTGTAGCACCGGCTTTACCACCAATGTTGGCAGATATATTAATATTTCCTAGTGCACCACCACCACCGATTAACCCGCCAATGTTGGCATTTATTCCAACGCCACTACCACCTCCTCCTACGTTTAGTGAGCCGCTAATACTACCTACTCCTCCAAAATTGGCACCTACACCTACATTAGCAGACACCCCTGATCCCATAGTTCTAGCAGAAATAAAGCCAGACACAGCAGTAGTTCCGTAATTGCTAGCCGCCATTACTAATCCTCCAGCTTGTGCTGCGCTTTCTTGTCCGGTTAATATTCCAGAATTTACCAAACTAGTAGCAGAAGCATTTATACTAAGTCCCATTGCCGCAGTCTGAATTGATGTGCTTTTCAATATAGCACTGGCACTAATTGCTCCAAAATTACCAGTGGTAAGACCTCGCACTGCCATTTGAAATGGCATTCCCAGTGCAAGATTAACAGCTATCAATGATCCTGATCCTGGCTTAAGAATTGAGCCTGATATAGTTGCTTGATTCAAATTCAATCCAACTGATCCAGCAAGAATCCCCAATGCTGCTTTACCATTTGGATCAATTTGTGGTATTCCACTCAACGGAATATTACTTGTGCCAGCATTTGCTATCGCTGCTGGTACTGCTTGTGGCGTTACTCCGTTTGGAAGAGTAGCATTGTTTTGAGCTTGTTGTCCAGTCAGCGCAGTTACTGCGTTACCATTCAATTCTGACACAGCATTATTACTAGCACTAGCAGAAGCTGGAACAGAATTAACAGTGGCAATTGGAACTGGTTTAGCTGGAACCGCAGGAGTAGATGAGTTAGCAGTGTTGGCCGCTGGAGTAGTAACTGGTTTATTAGAATCTACCACTGGATCTACTGTTATATCTACACCCTTGCCACTGCCAACGAATGGTAAATGAGTTGGGGTTCTATTAGTTAAGCTAATTGTTGGCTTTGGAGATGGATTAATCCATCCTTTTGATGCACTGTACGCGGCTTCAACTATGCTAGTTTTTGGCATAATTGGAACTTCTATCGGTGTAGTTCCAGAACTACCAGTATTTAAATTAATTTTATCGCCGTTGATGAATGTTTTCCCACTACTAGCAACACTCGCGTCTCCAGTGCTTAAAATACTAAAGCTACTGTCAACCTTAATTGTATATTTTCCTTTTACGTAAGTGAAAAAGTTATTTCCGCTTCTAAAACTAGTATTATTATCACTTTCTATTTGTATGTTAGTAGCATACATTCTAAAAGTTTTTTCAGCGTGCATGTTTATATCACGATCACTATGAAAGTTTATATCTCCCTGTGATCTAACATTAAATGAATTAGTACAAAATAAATCAATGGTGCCTTCTTTGCCTAATTCCGCCCAACTTTGCCCATTAGCATGAACAATGCTAATACCTTGATCAGTATCATTCATCATAATTTGATGACCGGCTGCACTTCTGAACCTCATCAATTGATTTTGACCCTGAAGATCACCGTCGTCTAGTACCAGACTATGACCGCCCGTTCTTCCCTTCACTTGAACCTGAGTATCGGTGGCTGGGTCAGTGACTGCTCCAATAATAGTGCTATTATTAAAGCCTCCTGAATATATTGGACCACCTGGACTACTTATACCAAACACTTTGCTAGGAGTTTCTCGTTGAGCACTGCTAGTAATCATACCTTTTGAATTATCACGATTAAGACCCTGTTGAGCCATGATAGCCATTTGATAACTATGTACTGGCTTAGGATCAGTTGTGATAGTTCCGCTATTTGCTAAGTTAGGATTATTTGCGTTGACTTCAGTAGTCATCATTCTATCAGCACCAGCAAGAGCAGATGCTTCTGCAGAGTTAGGAACAACTGAATTGGTTGCTCCCATTGCTGGAGTCATGCTATTCATTCCTGGCATAGGAATACATCCGATGTAGTATCCGTTTTGAGGATCACCGTCTACGAAAATACATATTACATTGGTTCCGATATCAGGAGAAGCAGCCCAAAATCCGTAGCTTTGTGGATTGTCTACGAACTCTCCGTATCCCTCACTGGTACTACCAGTTGCAGCAGTACCGCTCATTCCGCTCATTCCAGAAAACGGACTCATATACGATACTGTTTTCCAGTTACTGCTATTGTTTGGATCTAGCCCTCCAAATTTAGAAATATACACTCGTATTCTTCCTGCATGGGCGGGATCGATATTATCTTTAACTACGCCTATAACCGGGGCATTGATGATCGTGGCGCCGCCACGATCATCTTGCATGCTATTTGGAGTTCCTTGTCTAATCGGTTCATCGCGTGCCATATTAAATCCTATGTTGTATTAAATTAAAATATATTATTGATAGTATCATTTAAATCTGTTACTTATTAGTCCCTTGTGTTCTCTCTCGTGCAGCGGCTCTTGCTGAGGGACCAGTAAGACCAAATCCAGCGCCACCGGATCCTGTTGTGATATTTGTATTAATACCAGCAGCTCTAGCAGACGCTTCGCTCAAAACTCCGTGATCAGAGGCTCGTTTTGCTGCGTCAATTGATGCAGTATTAGCATTTTTATCATCGTCTGGCGAAGATGGAGTATTTTTTGCACTAGACTCAGCAGATGAATATACAGAGTCTCCATAATCAGTTGGAAGAGATTCATTGACTTTTTTCAATGTATCTTTAGAATTTAATGCAGTTCTAGTATCATTTGCTGAGGCACTTGAAGTAGTTTCTCTTCCAGATGAATCATTAGTAGTCTCTGATTCAAACAAATCTTTTTCAGCAATATTGGCGTCTAATACTTGAGTAAATGTTCCACCATTAAACGTAGATGTTACTTGCCATACTTTATAAACTATTCCTTTAATCCCACTATCTTTTCTGTCAGTAGTATCAAAAAAATTAAGTGAGTCGCTAACATCTAGTAATCCATCGGTTGATTTATTATTATATGAAAGATCATTATAATCTTCTGCCATATAAAAAATAATCTGACAAAAAATTTGTCCACTTAGTGGATTTACGCTATAATTATCTCCGTATGCATTTTTAATCGTGTTTAAAGTAGACTGAGAAGCAGCGCCGGCTGCCGCATCAGATTGTGTGGTAGAATTATCATCATTGAATGGTCCCTGAAAGTTCCCAACTTGAGTCATTAACCAGTCTGGATCGCCCATAATTTTTATTTTTACGCTTACTGCATCATTATTTCCGTCCAAATTCAATTGTGCTCTGATACTGTCTTGAGTTGCACTACCAGCATTTGGTTTACCACCAATTGGATTTGAATTGCTAGCAGGAGCAGGCATTATAGTAGCATTTTTACCAACTAAATTTACCGCAGGGATAATAGAGTCGTCAGAGTTTGATTTTGCCGTATTAATAATAGCATATAAATTGTCAAAAGTTAACTCATAATCTAAGACTTCTGTATTTTCTCCAGTTAATAAATAATTATATAATTTATACGGGCCCGGATACTTTGACTTCGTTACTTTCATCGGAGCTTTTATATATGATACTGGATAAACACCAATCTCATATACTATATCATAAACGTAAGTTTGAGTTGCATTGTCATATCCAGAAATAGTAGTGACTAGATTGCAACTATACCATTTTAATTCTACTCCTTGTTGACCCGACTCTGTTCTGGTTTCAACGGCGGCGGTATTTATTTTGCTTAGAGCTTTTCCTATATAATCACTTTTAGATATTATAATATCTATACCCGTCAGTATAGATGTTCCAGCAGTAAGAGAGGTAGTTCTGCTAGTAGTTAATTTAGATACAGCAGCCACTCCTTGTTTAATATTAGATTGACTAGTAGTATTGACTCCCTGAGACATTGAATTAAGACTAGTCTCAATTTGAGTATCATCTAATAGACTAGAATCTCTTATTTCTTCTGCTCCTGGCAAGTATTTAATACTGTAAGTCGTTGATTTATTCTGACTAACCTTAACTAGACTTTTTTGATAACTGTTAAGTTTGTCCATTAGTCCTTGCAATGCCTCTCCTACTTTTCCCTTAGGAGAAGGAATTTCACCCTGAGCATAAATTTGACCATTTTTCTGTCCACTTCCTGCTTGTTCATTGAATGGAATAGCAGTTACATCATATACAGTTGATTGACCACTGAGCTTAAAAGTTATTTTTTCTATTCTAATTGGGAAATATCTAGGAGTGATGGTAGTTGAAGTTTCAGAATTCGAATTTACGCTCGATGTATTCACCGGCGTTGAATTTGTAATATTTCCGTTAACGTCGTAACCAACAAATTTAATACCTATAATATAATTTTGAACTGATAATGGAGGGCCGTCGATCATTCCAGCAACTGAGCTTAATTTATTTAATGCTTTACTAGTTTCCATCAATCTAGTTAAAAACGTATACCCAAGCGGCTCAATTATTTTAAATGAGTATGTTGTAGGAGGAGAGTCTGGAGCCACAGCGGCAGTCATGTTCAAGTCTTCTACGTAAAAATCCAATCCAGCCTGATTAGATGGTCCTATTTTTTTAGAAAATGGTAATGCTCTATTATCAGCTTGGTTATTAATGCCGCCGCTCTGAGCAACCAAAACAGTTTGCTTTTTACTCTCTGAATCAGTCGGTAATATACCTTTATTATTAGCAAGTTTAGTAAGAACCTCTGGAGTTACCATGTATAACTGAAGAATATAAGAATAACTACTGTAGTTACTCAATGGATTTGTTTTTCTAGCTCCGGGAAATTGTTGATCAATTTGATCTTTGTTACTACTATTCGGCACTCCAGCTTTTTGTCCAGTCTGTGATCTATCACTAACAGTAGTAGATCCAGATGGATCTGCCGCTGTATTAGTTGTGCCAGTATTACTTCCATCGTCTCTCGTGGAATTATTACCTAATTCTCCTTGTATTCTTGCTAGCTCAGCCGCCCCTACGTTATTTCCAGCAGCGTTTCCTATTGAATCTGCTTCAATAGCTGATTTTCCTGCAGCTAAAGCTGCCGCTTCTGCTTTCGCTCTGGCCGCTTCTTGAGTTGCTCTGATATTATAAGAAATTGCCATTTATGATCCTAGAGATGCCTGTAGTGCAGTTTGTTTAGGAATATAAATTGATACACCCTCTACAAAATCAAACAACGGATCTTTTAGCGTGTTTGGATTTCTCTGAGCAAACACCCACCATAAATTACCATCATTATATAAATCACTTGCCAGTAAATCTGGTCTAAGATTATATATATTAGTAATTTGCCAGTAGATATCAGTAGGATCACTAAACACTGGACGATTTATCATAACGTCTAAAAATACTTGATTTACTACTGAAGTTAAATAATATGGACTGCTAGCTGGATATGACATTACCAAATTCCTCCGCCTGTTCCGGGATTGACTCCACCCTGTAGTAATCTACCGGTAGAGTACGCTGCTAAACTAAATTTATTACTAATGGCATTTCTAGTTACTATAGGTAAACAACTTAGTTGAATTGTTATCTTACTAGGAACTCTTGTAACTTGACTAATATTAGTAGTATTACTAAAAACCGGAGGAGGTGGTAGTCCTCCTTTAGTAAGTCCACCTGAGCCATTTTTGCCACTAGCATTTAATCTAGACGATGACTTAGAAAAATTAGAAGAGTTTGCAGTTGATGCTCCCTTTTGTTGATATGGCTGATTATTTTTTCCACCATTGGTGGTAGTATTGTTAGTTGGATATGCATTTACATAATCAACATCAGTGGGGAAAGAATATGTAAAGCTAGTTATTGCCACTGGATGCATATCAAATTGATACTGGCCAAATCCGGTTAAATAACACAGCGGAGGAGGCAGACCTCTTTGTGGATTTTGATCTTGACCATAAAACATCTTAGTCACTGATCTAAAAAAATGTATTACTGCTAGTAAATAATTTGCTTCTTGAGTATCTTGCGCGGTAAAATCAGCAGCGATAGTTATTGCCTCAACTGAGCTATTTTTATAAGTGTATATCTTATAATTGCTGTGAGTTAGTTCTGAATTGTTATAGTTAGCGGCATAATTTAAGCTAATTTGAGGAGTATATGGAAATATAACTCCGTTAGTATTTTTTAATGGAGCTAGTATCCCAGCATCACCGCTGTTGTAAAAATACTGAGCGGAAGGAGCCAATTGAATTCTAAATCTCCAATCTTTTGCTCCGCTAGCTAATGCCACTCCGGGAGATGAATTGCTTGATGGCAACTTAATATTATCTGCCATTGGAGAAGATATTCCGTTAATATCAGATCCAGTTGCCTGTGGGTAAGCATCTTCTGTATCTTGAACTGATTGAGCAAATGACTTTTCAGGAACTCCATCATTAATCGCAGTTTGTTGTCTGTCAGCTGCATCATATGCCCCTGGATCTTCCGCTGATGTAACCACTGTATTGTTCTTTCTGACATCGTTATTGTCAGTAACACTATTTCGTGCTGCTTCAGCAGTTGCGTTATTTGCCTCAGTTTGTAGTCTATCAGCATTATCATATGATGACGAATCATCTGCTGGGCCAATAACAGTACCGTCAGTTTGTGCTGCTAGTGCTCCTGGATAAGATGGGGTAAAAACAGGGGACTGAGCGACAATTTCTGGCTCTTGACTAGACTCAATAATATTGCTAGGTGCGTACACAGGAGGCGGGGATTGTCTTCTAAGCAATGTTTGATTTGGATCGCTTTCATCTGGTACAGATGTATCTGTAGTATTATCAATATTAGTTTGAGTTACTGGGGTTGTTACAGGCAATGTAGTCGGTGGAGGTCCTGGCGGAACTCCTGGAGTAGTGTTGGTCGTATTTGCTGCCACTTCACCGGCTGCTTTTCCAGCAATTTCTGTATCTTTAACAATGGCATCTGTCGTGGGTTGATTGCTAGTAGGAGCTGATTTAAGTTCATTTATTTTAGCAGCGGCTGTGTTGGCATCAGCTTCCAACTTATTCAATGTTCGAACATATGCATCATATACAGCGTCATTTTGTTCACGAACTGCAATTGCCGAGTCACGTATTGCCTCAGCCGCTTGTTTCTCACTATCAGTTCCATTATTCTGTCTCAGTGCTACAAGTGCCAGTGTTGCATCAACTTCAGCTTTAAGCGTACTCTTCCTTAACGCAAATGCTTCAATAACTTCAGATGATTTTCTGAGAGTATTGAATTGATTGGCCGCGGCGTTTTGTTGGGCAAGTAGTTCTGGTATCGGCGATGCTGGCGTGGTTCCCATGATATTATCCTATATAGTCTAGCAGTATGTATAGTATTTAGCATAAATAATATGCTGATATATTCTATCATTCATCCAAAAATCTTGACCGCAAGCATATAATGTTGTATAATCGCAACATCTTAACCTAAAGAGACTATGACACCTATACTTCAAAAACCCAAAAACTATTTAAACAACAAAGATATCTTAGCAGAAATTCATAAAAGTAAAAACACATATTGTAAATTTACATCGAAAGATGATAATCAATATGATTTCATTATTGATTATGAAGACAATAACAATTTGCAACGAAGCTTAGAATATTCTAGCAAAGCTGAAGTAATTCAACTAGCAAAAGAAGGACGAGCTTATAGATTAAGTAACGTCACTGCTCCAGACGGAACTAAAATTAAAACAGAAAAAATTGATCCATCTACTATAGATGTTAAAGATTTAGTTTTTCGAGTTATGACATGGGATCATATTCCAGTTGCTCCAAAACAACCTCGTAAAAATAACAAACCAAAATCAGCAAAAGAAATTTTCCAATTTGAACCAATAGACGAATCATTGTTCGAAGATTTGGAAGACAAAACATTGGCCAAAGAAATGGGCTTGGACAATCTAGTTCACGTTCGATTAAATTTTCCTCCATTTCAACATTATAAAATAGATGATAATAATTCATTTTATTGTGTAGGTAAAAGCCATTGGAAAGGAGAATTGGATTCTGGAGAGTTCTCTAAAGAACACGGTCAAATTACAAATAAGCTTGCAACGATGTATCTAAAGTTATGTGAGAAATACAGCTTAAGATACAATTGGCGTGGATATACTTATATAGACGAAATGCGGGGAGCTGCTATTTTACAGTTAACCTACGTTGGATTACGATTCAATGAAGCTAAATCTCAAAATCCATTTGCTTATTATACCGCTGCTATCACCAATTCATTTTGTCGAGTACTGAATACCGAAAAACGAGTACAGACAATCAGAGATGACGTACTTGAAATGAATGGATTAAATCCATCATTCACTCGTCAGCACAGCAATGATTTAGGAAAAGAAAAAAAGAGAGTCAGCGGGGAATAAGCTAATAAGACCAAAATGTTTGATTAACGTAAATCATTAGCGTATAATCATCTGATGACAAATCTATTCAAAAAAGCAGCATTTTTCACCGACATTCATTTTGGTCTCAAGACTAATTCACTACAACATAATAGCGATTGTGCTAATTTTGTAGATTGGTTTATAACAAATGCTAAGAAAGAAGGGTGCGAAACCTGTTTCTTTCTTGGCGATTGGAATCATAATCGAGCTGCTATAAACATTCAAACTCTTCAGTTTGGATTACATGCACTTGAAAAATTAAGCAAATCATTTGACCAAATATTTTTCATTCCTGGAAATCATGATCTTTTCTACAGAGACAAACGTGATGTTCATTCAGTAGAATGGGGCAAACATTTACCCAATGTTACAATTGTCAATGATTGGTTTACGGCCGGTGATGTTACGATTGCTCCGTGGATCGTAGGCGATGAATGGAAAAAACTTGAAACCTTATCAGGAAAATATCTGTTTGGACATTTAGAACTTCCACATTTTTACATGAATGCCATGATTCAAATGCCAGATCATAAAGAAATTCAAATCAATCATCTTAAAGGATTTGATGAAGTATTCTCTGGACATTTTCACAAAAGACAAACTCGTGGAAACGTAACATATATTGGTAATGCTTTCCCACACAACTACTCAGATGCCGGCGATGATCAAAGAGGTATGATGATCAAGAGTTGGAATGGTAAAAATGAATATCATTCATGGCCAGATGCTCCTAAGTATCGTGTATATACATTAAGTAGCGTACTAGATGCTCCAGAAAAATTACTATTAGCTGGAAGTTATGTTAAAATCAATTTAGACATAGATATTTCATTTGAAGAAGCTTTGTTCATTCGTGAGAAACTCATGCCTGAGTATAAATTAAGAGAACTTACTTTAATTCCTATAAAACAAGATTTCTCTAAAACAACCGAAGACAATACTCCCGCTGAATTCGAAAGCGTAGATAAGATAATTCAATCACAAATCGAATTATTGGAAGACGGAGCATTTGACAAAAAGCTTCTATTAGAAATTTACAATACACTTAATACAAATACATAATGATTACATACGGTAAACTAACTTTAAAGAACTTTCTGTCAATTGGAGCTGTAGAACAGTCAATTGATCTAAACACTAGCAATCTAACACTTATTTTAGGCGAAAATCTAGATTTGGGTGGAGAAAGTGCTCGTAATGGAACTGGTAAGACAACCATTTTACAAGGGCTGTCTTATGCACAATTTGGTGTTCCAATCAACAATATTAAAAAAGACAACTTGATTAATCGTACCAACGGAAAAGGTATGGTAGTCAAGTTTGAGTTTGCAGTTAATAATGTAAAGTATCGTATTGAACGTGGTAGAAAGCCAACTTTCTTAAAGTTCTATATAGATGATAAAGAGCAAACCAGCGAAGAAACAAATGATAGTCAGGGTGATAGTCGTCAGACACAAGACGCTATTGAGCGTATTGTACAAATGTCACCTGATATGTTTAGACACATTGTTGGTCTGAATACCTATACTGAGCCATTCTTAGCTCTTAAAGTATCAGATCAACGAGTTATTATTGAGCAATTACTTGGCATTACTATCTTATCCGAAAAAGCCGAAATGATTAAAAAGATGAATACTAGTACAAAATTAAGTATTCAAACAGAAGATATTAGGATCAAAGCTGTACAGGAAGCCAACGTTCGTATTCAAGAACAAATCGAGTCATTAAAACGTAGACAAAGACTATGGATTACAAAACACGACGAAGATTTATCCAAATTAGTAACTGAATATGATGAATTAAGCAAAATAAACATTGATGCTGAGTTACAAGCACATAAAGATTTGGCTATTTATATAGCTTGTCTTGAAAAGAAAACACGTTATAATGACTTGATATCAAAACAACTAACGTGGAACAAAACCAAAACAAGCGATATCGCTGTATTACAAGAAAAGTTAACAAAGCTAAACTCAATTGATATTGATGCTGAGTTACAAGCTCATAAAGATTTGGCTAATTACAATATCAAATCTAAGAAGATAAATGAACTTAACAAATGGATTAAACTTTGTTTGGTCGATGAGGCTCGTGAAATTAAAATTATGGATCAACTTAAAGTAGAAATTGCTGCTTTAGAAGAACATAAATGTCATGCTTGTGGTCATGACTTACATGATGATAGTCATGAACGAATGTTATCAGACAAACGTATAGCACTACAAGAAGCTGCTATTCAAGCGTTACATACTAATACACAATGGATAGAAAATACACAAGCATTAAGTGACTTAGGAGAACTGGGGACAATGCCCAAAGTCTTTTATAATCTTGAAGAAGAAGCTATTAAGCATAGTTATAGAGTTTTAAATCTACAAACTGAAATTTTTTCTAAACAACAAGAAGAAGATCCGTACACTGTACAAATCTATGATCTTAGTAGCGAAGAGATTGTATGTGGTGACAAACCTATTACTCACTACAAGACTGAGAGTGAAGCTATAAAACACAGTAGTCGTGTAGAAAGCCTATTAGATCAAATTACCAACAAGAATGATGAGACCGAGCCATATAGTGAACAAATTTCAGAGATGGAACAAAATGCCATTCAAACAATATCATTTGATCTGATCAATCAGTTAACTAAAGTTATGCAACATCAAGAATATCTATTGGATCTATTAACCAATAAGAAAAGCTTTGTTCGTAAAAAGATTATTGAGCAGAATCTTACATATTTGAATTCAAGATTAACTCACTATCTTACTTCGTTAGGGCTACCACACGAAGTTTTATTCGTGAACGATCTAAGTGTACAAATTACAGAATTGGGTCGAGAACTTGACTTTGATAACTTAAGTCGTGGAGAAAGAACCAGATTAATACTGGCTCTTAACTTTGCGTTTAGAGATGTATTTGAATCCTTATTTCAGCCTAGTAACTTAGTATTTGTAGATGAACTTATTGATAATGGATTAGATACAGCAGGAGTAGAAAATGCTCTAGCATTGCTGAAACACATGAGCAGAACTCTTAATAAAAGCGTATTCTTGGTCAGTCATCGTGAAGAGTTATCAAGCAGAGTTGGATCAATTCTTAAAGTAATCAAAGAAAATGGGTATACCCGATATGAGAATGAAGATGAATAACGATGAACGTTGGGAAATATTAAAAAAAAAGTTATTAATAATAATATCAAGGATTCAATAATGGAAATAGTAGATAAAATGAACAAAACGGAATCAAGTGATGATAACGATAGCTCGTATAAATTTAACATTGAAGTCAAACAAAATACATATGGTCGAACGCCTAATGTCGATGATATACAAGAAATGTGTTTATGGGCTGATGATAAATTTGATGATGATCAATGGGTATGGCGAGGATGGGTTAGTTATAACACCGAAAGCGTTACAGCATTTGCATTCGTTCGCGAAGAAGATGCTGTGTTATTTGCACTGAGATGGGCATGATGAATAAGATAATAACAACCCAAATTGATGTACCAACTAAAACATTGACTGTTACTTGGACGCTTGAATCACCACTCCAATCAGCTATCATAGACACCGCTATGAATATTCTGGCAGATGAAATAGCCGATGAAATTGACTGGGAAGTTCTAAGTAAATTTATTGATACTAGTAACTGGACAGAAATCAAATTTTCTAAAACTGCTAACAATGCAGGAAAAAGAGTAATTAAGAAATGGGCAAAGAAAAACTTTAAACATGGATTTTTCGTGTTTCGTAATCGTGTTATTTTTGCTAGTGAAGAACATGCTACTTTATTTGCATTGAGATGGTCATGAAGCACATAATATTACCCGTAATTAGAAAAAAAATGAAAAGCATTGCCAAAGATATTGTAAATGCACAACCTATGTTTAGTCCACATAACAGAACTTATTGGCCGCATCAAGCAACAGTATGGTGGGATGATCGTTATGATATAGAACGTTGGTGCTATGCTAATCTCAAAAGTAAAAATTGGCGTAATCGTGCTCAATATTTTGCATTTAAGCGTGAAGAAGATTATGTATTATTTGCACTGAGATGGATGTGATAGCAGCAGAAATACTCACAGAATTTACTGGGTGGGGTGTGGCGATGGGCGAATATGATGAACAAGTAGCATGGTGCATCGAACATTTTGGGCCGAAAGCACTGTTCAGAGATCATGTGGACGATAACAGACCATGGTTGACTGAGTACGCAGGAGATGGTCGTTGGTGGTGGTACTTTGCTCGTGAAGAGTATGCCACTTTATTTGCACTGAGATGGCTATGAATAGTCATCAACGAAGACTCACAAGAAGATTCAAGCATCGTTCTATGACACAAAAACTACGTGAATGGAGAGTTCCAATACTAGAAACATTGGTGCGTAAATTTACTCCGGGTCTTATAGCATATGATATCACAGGAGTATCACCAATGAATCTTTCATTTGGAAAAATTCACACACTACGACTTAACTATTTGAGTGATCCTAATTGGAAATTTGAAATAGTATCAAGAACTGATTATTCCGTTAATGAAACTTATACTATACCAGATGGTTACTTAATAATAGACGTGATTGATACTTCAATACAAAAATGGATAAAAGATCAACCTATACATTTATGGAAAGATATTGAGTCTCCTAATTATGCATATGATCGTTATTTTATTGCAGAAGAACTATGTACAGTACTGATTTTAAAATGGAGTTAACTACTTGATTTGGTAATCACGACTATTGACACTAGCTGTGATCTTTAGTATAATCAACAATCAAAGAATAATTATGACAAAAAATTTAAATACCGTTAACATTAGATAAGTATATTAATGTCAAGCAAAAGCAAAATAAAAGGCAGTTCATTTGAACGCGAAGTAGCTAAGTATCTTTCCGATCTATACGGCGAGTCATTCATCAGAAATATTTCTGGTAGTGGAGCGTTTATCGGAGGTAAGAACTTTCACAGAGCATCAACTCTAACTGACAGTCAAATATTGAGTACTCGTGGTGATATATATTGCCCTGAGTCGTTTGCTAATCTCAATATTGAATGTAAATCGTATGCCACTTTTGCATGGCATCAATTGTTCGATGAATCTAAGCAATTAGAAACGTGGATCAATCAATTAATGACGGTATCTGATACTTATAGTCTTAACATGTTATGTTTTAAGATTACAAGACAGGGTCGTTATCTAGCAGTACCAGCCAAAGTATCTATCATTCATCATCAGCGTCAACAAACTGGAATGTTTATAGATATCAATCATATGACTTATACAACTAAGTATCATGGTGTTTGGTTTATTTACCCGTTCGAATCGTTTCTTATATCATATAAGGATACGGTCGCTCTACTCTCCTCAAAAAATCAACCTGAAAATACAACTCTAAAACCGTGCGAACTCACAGAAGAGAAGCACTACAACACTCAAAACACATTATAAAACACACAAAAGAAACTATAAAAACATTATAGTTTAACACAGGTCAAACAATTACCTGTCAAAACAAAATAGAAACGTTACTGATGATCCGACACCGTCAGTGGAGTAAGACCAAAGCGTGGACAATACTAAGCGCAACAAGTCTCTAAACGCAAAATTCCTTTCGGAGGGAGTTTTACTGCGCCTGACAGATCAACGGGCAAGATATAAAGAGTTCTGGGTGCATCCTTTGCGTACAGTCTTTCTCTAATAGTGATCCAAAATTATTATTCAAAAGACGGGGGGAGGACATGAAGTTATATCTGTCACTACAGATATATTATATATTACTACTTATATCTATACTTTATCGGTTGTATCGCTTCGCTCAACAACCGGGATATGTCTCATTATCGCTTCGCTCTAAGTGAGACATCCCTATTCTTTTATCATTAATAAGAAGAAGAAAATAAAAGCCAGACAACCGCTAGGTTTCTGGCAGGTGAACGAAGTTCGTCCTTTTATTAGAAGAATGGTAATTTGGTTTTCTTCGTGGTTTCTAAGTTTTCATCAATAATCTTATTCAAATTGTCAATTTCCTGAGTACTCATATTCATAATATCCGTGAAACTCACGCCACCACGCATATACCATGCCAATTTTTGAGCATGAAATGGTATACCCCAACGTTCTTTCTCCATATCGTCTGTAAACTTCTTAATCTCGTCGTTGTTAAGATAAAGAAGTTTTAAACGAAAAAATCCGTAACGTTTAGCTCAATTTTTTGTTTGTATTCATGTTGACATGATGGACATTTAATGTCAATTGGTTCCAATTCATTTTTTTCTCTTAGCTCCACGCTTTTATTTCGTATAAGAGCGCCAGTCTCTCTGTCACAATTATTTAGAAATTCTATTATGAAATGTTTTTCTGAAACTTTTACTTCTGGTGTTTGTACATAGTCAATTGTATCCGCCACCATTCCCGTAACCAATTCAGTTAGTTGTAACATAGTGTCACTCATAAGCTTGGCTTTTTCTTCTCCATCTTCATAATTGTCGATAGTAACTAATGTTTTTTGAATTTTAAACTGATTTAAGCTGTTTTTGTTAGTTTCTTCATAAATCAATGGTCTAAATTTAATGTCTAATTCTCTAATTTTTAATGTTTCGCTATAGTCAATAAATACCGATTTATCTAAAATTGGAAGTAAATTGATTTCGTATTCATTTTGCTCATCACAGCTTGGGCACTGTGAACCAATAGTCATTGACCCATCTCCACTAGCAGCTTTTATCGCAACAATAACTGCATCTAAGTCAACATTATTAAGTTTCCATGGATCGGTGATATTTGGAATACAGCTTTTTATTAATTCTACTACTGCCGATCCATTGAACAATCCATCTGGAGTTCTGACAGTCATTTCATCAATAGCAGTCATTGGATATACTGGAAGTTCTCCGTTAGGTGGAATTTTAACTACATCAGATGTATAATATGCACCGCCGCTTGGTAGTTTAATATATATGCTTGGGCGTCGAAAATACTGTTTTAATGGATTGTTTTCTAACATATTATGTTCCTTTTGAACTAGAAAAATTGTAACCTAAATACTATAAGAGGACTGATTACATATCAGTATTTAGTGAGAGAAAATGGACGATAAAAAAATAGATAGTGATTCTATAGATTTTGACAGTAGTACTGTTCTGTTAAACAAATTTGGCAATTTGGCCGGAGATGGGAAAGATGGCATAACTATTCAGACAAAGGCGCTAATAGCTGCTAAAAAAGAAATAGAAAATAAAAAAATTAGAATAGAAAAGATCACAAAATCTATAGAACAAGCTACAAATGATTTGACGTATTTTGCTAGAGCGATATCATCCAGTGGATCAGATGGATTTAGTGGACTAAATGCCGCGGTAGATGCAGTTACTGGTATAGCCAGTGGATTTGCAAGTGCCGTTCCATTCGTAGGAGAACAGTTAAAAGAAGTAGTCGATACAATAGGACAATTAGGTAAATTTTTAGTAAATCAATTTAAAAGTGCCTATGGAAAGTTTGAAAAATTAAGCGATACTGGAATAGTTGGCACCTTTGAAGACTTAAAAGAAATAAGTGACAGTACTGGATTGAATCTAGATGACATTAACAAAGTATTTGGTAAATTTAGTCAAGAAATGTCAATATTTGGGGGATCTGCTACCAATGGTAGAAAAGCTATTCAGGCAATGCTTTTTGAATCAGATAAAATGTCTAAAAGTTATCAGAATTTGGGAATGTCCATTGATCAAGTTGCCGAATTTCAAATAGCTTCATTAGCTCAATCAAAGTATACTTCTGACTTTGATATAACTAATACTAAAAAGAATATAGAATTTAGTAAAAAATATATACTTAGTATAGATTCGATTAGCAAACTCACTGGTAAAGGAAGAAAGGAACTACAAGAAGAAATACTTGCTAGAGGGAAAGCCGCCAGATATACTGCTGGTATTGGTCAATTGCCAGCAGAAATAAAGCATGAGGCAGACGCAGCAATATCATTACTGTCAGTGCTGGGACCAAAAACATTTGGAGAAGGAATCTCAGACATTATTGCTACAAATGGAGCCCCTATTACTGAAAATTCTAGAATAGCGATGATGAATCTAGAAGAAGGCGGAATGAGGGTTAGAGAATCTGTTTTAAAACTTAAAAAGGGTGAAATTACAGGAATTCAATTTAATGCAATGGCTAGAAAAGCCATGGGAAAATTTGCACAAGCTAATAATAAACAAATTCAAGTTAGTGGTAGTGGTCTTAAATACTATCAAAATTATTTAGCCGGTGCTGATGCACTGGCATCAGCACAAGAAGATAGTAATAAATCAGCCGAAGAAGTTTTAGCTCAGCAAAATAAAATTATTAATGCCACTAGTGGTCACGGTAAAGATTTATCTGATACTCAACGACAAATGTATGGAACTTCTAGAAATTTACAAATGTTAAGTACTAGCTCTGATATTGTGGCCGGAGCAATGAATACAGTATCATCAGGGATCAATGATACTACTAAATTGATGTATGAGATAGCTGGCAAAAAACTTCCAGATCATATTAAAGCTCGTTTTGAAGAAACCAAATCACTTGAGGGATTAAATAAAGATAAAAATAATTTTAATAAAACTACTCAATCACTTATTGATCGAGAGAAAAAACTTATTGAATTACAAAAAGATCCAAAATTAAATGCAAAACAGATAAAATTGATTGAATATGAAAATAAAAAAGATAAATCAGAATTAGAATTATTAAAATCGAGAATTGAAGAAAGAGAAAATCAACTAGCTATAATAAAAAAAGATAGAACTGAAAAAGAAAATATGGCCAAATATGGTCAAAAAACAAATCCAAATTCGCCAGGTGGAGCTCCACCATCGACTAGTGCTGCTCCAAGTGCAGGAGCCGTTACTGGTGCTTCTTCTGGATCTACTAATGACACTGCAGTGACCGAATCGGCAGGAGGAATGCCAGCGGGTTCAGCACCGACTACAGTAGGACAAAATCAACAATTGTTATTACAGGCAATGAATGAACAAGGAGTAACTGATACTAAAACCCGAGCTGCCATGGCCGCTACGGCAGAGGGTGAATCTGGATTTAAACTACAATCTGAAATTTCATATGAAAATACTTCAAATCAAGGTATTAGAAAATCATTTGGAGCTGGATCGGTCTTTGGTAAAATGTCAGATGATCAATTAACAAAAGTAAAAAAAGATCCAGTTCAATTTTTTGATATAGTATATGGAGGAAGATACGGAAACACAAGCCCAGGAGATGGATATAAGTATAGAGGTCGTGGATTTATAGGAATTACTTTTAAAGATAACTATGCAAAATACGGAAAGTTATTGGGAATTGATCTTGTTGGAAATCCTGATTTAGCAAATGATCCAAAAATTGCTGCTAGCATTGCTGTTATGATGATGAAAGATGGAATGGCAGCTAATAAAAAGGTATATGGAAACGCAGATACCTATACTCAAGTGGCTCGTAGTATTGGAAACGCAAATAAAGTTACCGAAGGTAGAAAAAAAGATGCATACGCTCAAAATTTAAAAAGTGGGCAATGGGGACCAGATAAAACTGCCGATCTGTCGTTTATTAATAAGCAGCCAGCTCCGCCATCAGTTGCAGCTGGATCAACATTTCCAAAAACAAGAACTGGTGGTATTATTAGTGGACCGAGTACTGGGTATATGGCAATATTACACGGCGATGAAATGGTTATTCCTGCTAACGAAGGCTCAGCTAAAATGCAAGTAGAAGGAATGATGAGTGATAGTATCGATCAAGAATCAGTGATTAAATTATTAATGATGATGAATCATAGATTTGATGATATGATAACATCAGTACGCTCAACGATTTCTACTCAGATGACATATAAAAATATGAGAGTTGCTTAACAATGAAAAAGGTAATAAAAAATGTCTAAACAGCAAGATGGATTTGATAGTGAATTAGGCAAAAGTACTAATCAATTAAAGTCGTTTAAAGACGCTATTAAGATTAATACTGACGCAATGTTGATTACAACTGCGGCCACCAAACAAGCAAAAAAAGAAGATGATGAACAACTAGAAAAACTGAAAAAGTTTGCTTCTGGTCTTAGTGGAGGTGTTGCTGGCGTTGTTAGTTTTGGAAAAGCATTAGCTGATGGAAGAGGTAGCTTTGCTCCATTACAAACTGTATTTACAGCAGTAACCAAAGGATTAGCAGCTTTTGCTGGAGTATTTGGTACAGCAGGAAAAATTGTCGGAGCTGCTATTAAAGCTGCCGGAATAGTAGCTAATTTTATTGTCGAAAGATTTGATCATACTTATGGAGTTTTTACTAAATTAAGCGACAGTGGAGTAGTTGGTTCTTTCGAGGATCTTCATGAGGGAGTAGCTGCTACTAGAATCGGATTTGATCAGATGTCTACTGCTTTGGAAAAACATAGCAAAGAGTTGGCACTATTTGCTGGCAGTGCCACTAAAGGAACTAACGTATTTAAATCAGTAGCAGCAGGAAGTTTGGATTTAAGACGACAATATCAAAAACTCGGAGTTAGCACTGAGGATTTTGCTGATTTTCAATTAACATATCTTTCTATGGAAATGAGAACGGAAGCTGGCAAAAGAAAAACTAATGATGAATTAATTAAAGGAACATCTGATTACATTGACACATTAGACTCAATGTCTAAATTAACAGGCATGAGTAGAAAAGCCATCAATGATGAAATGGCTGACAGACAAAAAAATGATGCTGGGTTCAGAGCATGGGCTATGGATGCACCAAAAATACAAAAAGATAATATACTTAAAATGACCTCGATGATGTTTGGTAAAACTGGAGGTAATAAAGAATTAACACAAGGATTATCTGATTATATTAGAGGTAATACTAATACCAAAGAAGCTCAGTTATTACTGAATACCGTAAATGATACTAGTGCATTAGAAGAACTTAGAGAAGCTAGTAAAAAAGGAGGACTTGATTACGTTGATAAGTTAGAAAAAGTAGCAGAATCTATGGGCATAAATGCTAAAAAACAAACTGCTCTTGTTCAGTATCAAACAAAAGACTCTGCCGTAACAGCAGCTTATGTCTCAGCATTAAACATGTCACAAAAAACTGATAAATCTTGGCGAACTCAACTTGAAGAAGAAATAGCAGCTGCAGCAAAAACAAAAGAACAGACTCAGGGCTTAGGCGCCAGTGCAGCTGAAACAAAACAAAATATGGAGCAAGCTAGTATTAATATTGATTTGTTAGCCACTAGCTCTGAAATGACAGCATCTGCGATGAAAGTCTTTTCAGGAGCAATGGAAGCTGTTACTGAAAAATTTTACGAAATGGGCGGAAAATCTCTTCCCCCTATCTTAGTGGCTAGAAAAAAAGAAAGACTATTAATGGAAAAACAAGCTAGTAATAATAAAAAATTTCAGGAAGATCAAGCAGCATTTCAAAAAGAATTTGGTAATACCAATAAAGGAGGTGCTCGTAGAGACGCAATGGAAAAAAGATTAGAAGCTCAGAGAAAAGAATATGAAACTATTACCGCTGAATTAGCTGATGCTAAAAAAGAAACAGAACGATTAGAAATTTTAGAACATGGCAGACCAGCTGGAAGTCAACCTCCTGGAGCTCGAACTTCGTCAGCCAATTCTCCCGGTGCTCAATCTTCTAATGAAGGTCCCGGTCCTACATCTGGATCAGGAAAAGATGAAAGTGTTAAGCCAGACGTATTGGCAAAAAAAGCACAATTAGAATCTATATTAGGTAAATCACTGACAGTTACTAGCGGGTTCAGAAAAGGAGCGCCAAATCACGGAGATGGTTCTGCTATTGACTTGGGATTTGGCGCTAATAAATTGAGTGAAGGTGAAATAAATAAATTATTTAAAGGAGCTATTGATGTTGGGTTTACCGGAATAGGAGCAGAATTTAAAGCTAAAGGTGGTGCTCATATACACTTAGATACTTCGCATTCAAAATTAGTTGGATGGGGTAGCGACGAAAAATCTGCTAGTTTAGCCAGAGAGTCTCCGTATCTAGCAAAATTAATCAATGATAAAAACAGTGGCGCAAAGTCTGCAAGAACTGGTGGAATATTCACTGATCCCGGAGACATGAGCGATGATCCAGAAGAAAATGCGGGAAATGTAGGTCAGCAAGCATTGAATACTAGTACATTGACCGGCGCCTCAAATGGGTCATCTAAATTAGATGATTTATATGATATGATGTCAAGCAAAATGAACACTTTAGTTAACTTGATGGAAACAAGTCAAAGAAATGAAAAAGACAAAATGAAGAAAGAGTTCAGTTAATAGATAAATACTTAACATTAAAAGACACCTATGGCATATACAAAAAAATTCTCTAACAAACATGGATCACTTTCACCGATTAGTGGTGGAAATAGCAATTCTGATTCATGGAATAACGGCGCTGGAATGAATAAGCAGCCAACCGGAGGATGGAATAATGATTTTGCTTTTAGAAATTATCAAAGTCGTCTTCCAGAAGTGTATACTGGTCACCCAAACAGAATTGAACGTTATAATCAATATGAGATGATGGACGTTGATCCAGAAATTAATGCTTGTCTTGACATTCTAAGTGAATTTTCTACTCAATTAAACGATCACAACAAGACTCCGTTCAACATTCATTTTAATGGTGAGCCAACTCAGATTGAAGTCGAACTCATTGGTAAGCAATTACAACAATGGTGTAAATTAAATGAATTGGATGTTAGAACATTCAAAATTTTTAGAAACACTGTAAAATATGGTGATCAAGTATTTGTAAGAGATCCAGAAACATTTAAGTTATTTTGGATTGACATGACTAAAGTTGTCAAAGTAATCGTTAATGAAAGCGACGGTAAATTACCAGAGCAGTATGTCATTAAAGATATTAATCCAAACTTACAAAATTTAACAATGGCAGAAAAGACAACAACTGACTTTGCTGCTCAGCCACAAACAGCAGGCTATAGTGCTCCGAATTCATATACAGTTCCAAATGAACCATATGGAACAAGTGGTACGAGATTCTCATTGGGTACCAACGAGATGGCTATTGATGCTAAGCACGTTGTTCATCTATCATTGACAGAAGGTCTAGATCGTTATTGGCCATTTGGACAGTCTATATTGGAAAATATATTCAAAGTTTATAAACAAAAAGAATTACTTGAAGATGCAGTGTTGATCTATCGTGTTCAACGAGCACCTGAACGTAGAATGTTTAAGATCGACGTTGGTAATATGCCTAGTAACATGGCAATGTCATTTGTCAATAGAATTAAAGATGAAATTCATCAACGTAGAATTCCAAGTGTACATGGTGGGCAATCTGTAGTAGATGCTACCTATAATCCATTGTCAATGAACGAAGATTACTTCTTTCCAGTAAACAGCGAAGGTAAAGGTAGTACTGTTGAACTATTACCGGGTGGGCAAAATCTAGGTGAAATTGATGACTTACGTTATTTCAATAACAGATTGGCTCGTGGTCTCAGAGTTCCATCTTCTTATCTTCCAACTGGCCCAGAAGATAATCCTACGCCGCTAAGTGATGGTAGAGTTGGCACAGCAATGATTCAAGAATTTAGATTCAATCAATATTGTGAAAGACTACAAAAGTACATGGGTAGAAAGTTAAACGAAGAATTCAAGCTATTCATGCGTTGGCGCGGATTTAACATTGATAGTGGTTTGTTTGATATTCAATTTAATCCACCACAAAATTTTGCATCTTATCGTCAAGCAGAAATTGATACAGCACGAGTTACAACATTTTCTACCATGGCAGCATTACCGTACATGAGTACAAGATTTTGTATGGAACGTTTCTTAGGCTTAAGTCAAGAAGAGATTAAAGAAAATCAAAAATTATGGCGTGAAGAACGTCTTGAGCCAGAAGATACAGAAGCTAAAGGAACAGATTTACGTTCAGTTGGTATTTCTACTGGAGACATTGATAGTGATTTAGAAACCGGAGAAGAACTAGCTGCTAATCCAGAGGGTGAACAAGAAATGGCTCCAGAAGTAACAGCTCCAGTTCAAAGTCAAGCAGGTGGAGCACCAACTCCTGGTCCAACCGCAGCACCTCCTCCAATATAAAAGATAAATAATACTATGCTACTAAGAGAATTCTACGAACCAGCGAAACAAGGATGGCAAGACGTTCAAGACGACAAATCAGCTCCAAAATGGGGTGAAGGTCGCAAAACCAAACTTACGCTGGGAATGATTAGTAAAATAAGAAAAATGAACGAAGTTCAGGGTTACGAAAAAGCAAAAGATTTGAAAATTATAAGAAAACAATACGGCCCGCCTCCAGCTTCTCCGGGATTTTAATAACAATTATTGATCTTAATCATCTTTTTGGATGAAAACACATAAAATGCGTAGATATTACGCTATTTTTTTGGCTATTAGCTAAATATTAGTACACAAAGCCATTTACCAAAAGGAGATATTAAATGTCTACAGCAAAACAATTTGAACGTCTGATTGATTTAATTATTAATGAAGATGTTGCTAAAGCAGAAGCACTATTCCACGACATCGTGGTTGAAAAAAGTCGTCAGATTTATGAGTCATTAGTAGAAGATAACACTAGTGGTTTTACTGATGAAATTTCCGCAGAAGAAGAAGGCGGAGACGGAATGATGGAAGATGAATTCGGCGACGATGAAGAAATCGAAGGTGATTACGACGTTGACGGTGAAGATGAATTCGGTGATGAAGATGAATTCGGTGACGAAGATGACATGGGCATCGACGGCGAAATCGAAATGGGCGGAGATGATCTAGAAGGCGACGAAGACGACGCAGAACTAGAAGATAGAGTAGTTAATCTAGAAGACAAGCTCGACGAATTAATGGCAGAATTTGAAGAAAAAATGAGCGGCGGCGGCGACGAAATGGGCGACGAAATGGGCGGTGATGAATTCGGCGACATGGATGATGAAAATGATTTTGGTGACGAAGAAGACTTTGGTGACGAAGAAGACTTCGGTGACGAAGAAGAAGGCGCTGACGAAGAAGTTATGGAAGCCTTAGAATTGAAAAAAGTACCAGGTTTGTACGGTAGCAACATCTCTAAAGACTATGCTGACGGTTCAAAGAAAGGACCAGTTACAGCTAATAGCGGACAAAAAGGAATGGCATCACGCCCAGTGAAATTTGCTGGTGATACTGAAACAGTTCCTACAAGCCCAAAAGAGCCAACTAACTACGGTGCTAAAGGTAAAACACAAGTTAAAGACGCTGGCAATTGGAACAATCGTCCTAATGCTAACCCAACAGTTGCTAGAACAGGTAAAGGCGATACAGTTGCCGCTACTGGTAAAAAGCAAGGTCAGGAAGTTGGTAAGGGTGGTTCAGTGAAGCAAGATAACAAGTCAGTTATCGAATCACGTCGCACTACCAAGCGTAGAATTTAAGGAACATATACAAATGGCTTTGTATATTCGGGGTGAGAAACGCATGAATGCTAAAACAACGGCGTTTCTCTATCGTTGGACACACGTAACCACAGGTATGTGGTACGTGGGTTCACGTACAGCAGCCGGATGTCATCCAGAAGATGGTTATATATGTTCGAGTAAACAAGTTAAGCCATTGATTATAGAAAATGCAAATGAATGGAATCGTGAGATTTTAGTAATTGGCGATTCGGAATATATATTGTTTTTAGAAAATCAATATTTAACATTATTAGATGCTAAAAATGATTTGATGAGTTACAACCGACACAATGGAGACGGTAAGTTTACTACATTAGGTACTAAATGGACCAAAGAACGTAGAGAACGAACTGTTAAAAGTATGAATGGAGTTTCTAAGCCAAAAGAATTCAGAGCTAAGATTAGTAAAGTCAGAACAGGTTTAAAATTTAACGACGAATGGCGTAAGAATATTGGCAAAGCTAGTGCAGAACGATTACAAAATGCTGAAGCCAGAAGAAAAAACAGCGAAGCAAATTCAGGTAACAAAAATGCCAGTTTTGTTGGATATTATATCTCTTCTACTGGTGAAATTTTTGATAGTTCCAGAAAAGCGGGACAAAAATATAATGTGTCCAGACAAACTATAGTTAGCTGGTCAAAAAATAGTAAAAACGGTTGGTCTTTTAAATTAAAGGAAAATGCATAATGGCATTATATTTGCGTGAAGACTTGTCATTCAACACTGCTAGTTTAGTTGTTGAGTCTAAAGACGAAGGTGACAAGAAGTCTCTTTATATGAAAGGCATATTTATTCAAGGCGGAGTTAAGAACGCTAATGAGCGTATTTACCCTGTTCCTGAAATTGAGGCTGCTGTTGTAACGTTGAACCGACAAATCGAAGAAGGTATGTCGGTATTAGGTGAAGTAGATCATCCAGATGATTTAAAAATCAATTTAGATCGTGTCAGCCACATGATTACAAATATGTGGATGGATGGCCCAAATGGATTTGGTAAGTTAAAGATTTTACCAACTGAAATGGGTAAAACTATTCAAGTAATGTTAGAGAATGGCGTCAAACTCGGAGTTAGTAGTAGAGGCAGCGGCAACGTTGATGACTCTACTGGTAAAGTTAGTGATTTTGAAATCGTCACTGTAGACATTGTAGCTCAACCTAGTGCACCTAATGCATATCCAAAAGCAATTTATGAAGGCTTGATGAACATGAAACACGGTCATCAAGTACTAGAGAACTTGAAAGGCGCCAATTTAGATAAAGACGTTAAAGTTCAAAAATATTTAAAAGAATCAGTTCTTAAAATGATTAAGGAATTGAGACTGTAATGAAAAAGAATGAAACATATGGTTGTTCTACACAACAATACGTAACGGTAGTTCTGAATAAATGGAACGTCATTCATTCAGAAAAACTCGGAGCATCGGAGTTAAACGAGCAAACATTATTTAAAGGGGATATCAATGTTTGATGCCATCAAGCCACTTCTTGAAAGCGGAATCGTTACTGAAGACACTGCCAAGGCTCTTAATGAAGCTTGGGAATCTAAATTAACAGAAGCTCGTGATCAAGTACGTGTAGAACTCCGTGAGGAATTCGCACAAAAATACGAGCATGATAAAAACGTAATGGTAGAAGCTCTTGATAAGATGATTACTGAAGGTCTAACTTCTGAAATTACCGAATTTCAAGAAGAAAGACAAGCAATGAACGAAGACAGAGTAAAAGCAAAAGCTAAACTACGCGAAAATGCACAAAAATTCAATAATTTTATGGTTACTAAACTAGCTGAAGAAATTAAAGAATTACGTTCAGATCGTCAAGCTCAAGTTCAAGGACGTGATAAGTTGGAACAATTCGTTGTTCATGCCTTGTCAAGAGAAATTAAAGAATTTGAACAAGACAAACGTGCAGTTGTAGAAGCCAAAGTAAAGCTAGTAGCTGAAGCTAAACAAAAATTAGCACATCTTAAAGCTCGTTTTGTATCTGAAAGTTCTAAGAAATTAAGTCGTTCAGTTAGTAAGCATCTAAAAAGTGAAATCAGTCAATTAAAAGAAGACATCGAAAGCGCACAAGAAAACGCATTTGGTCGTCGTCTGTTCGAAGCGTTTGCCGCTGAATTTAGTTCAACACACTTGAACGAAAAAGCAGAGACAAGAAAGTTAGTTGCAAAACTACAAAAGCGCGAAGAGCAATTAGCTGAATCTATCGAAGTTACTAAGCAAACAAAACGCTTAGTTGAAAGTAAAGAACGGGAAGTTCGAATTATCAAAGAAAGCAATCTTCGTGAAAAAACAATGTCTGAGTTACTTGGTACATTGAATGAAGACAAAGCTTCAATAATGAAAGACTTACTGGAAAGCGTCCAAACACCAAAATTGAAAGGCGCATTCGAAAAGTATTTGCCAGCGGTTCTTAATACACAACAATCACAAGCTCCAAAAAAGCGTGTAATGGTTGAAAGTAGAGAAGTAACTGGTAATAAATCTGCCGTGAAAACCGAAGTTGATATGGAAGAACGTGATAACGTTATCGATATCAAACGTTTGGCAGGGCTTTAATCAGACATACATTAATAGGAGATAATTAAAATGTCAAAAGTATTATTAGAGAGCCGTTGGAATGAAACTAAAGAAGCCCTCCTTGAAGGTCTCAAAGGTATTCGTCGCTCATCAATGGGTGTTATTTTAGAAAACACTCGCAAGCAGTTGTTGGCTGAAAGTTCAGCTGGTACAACTACCGCTGGTAACATTGCCACATTAAACCGTGTCATTCTTCCAGTTATTCGTCGTGTTATGCCTACTGTTATTGCTAACGAGTTAATTGGTGTTCAACCAATGACTGGTCCAGTTGGACAGATCCATACATTGCGTGTTCGCTACGCTCAGTCGTTGACAGACAATTCAGCAGCACAGACTTCGGTCGTCGCTGGTGATGAAGCTCTTTCACCGTTCTTGATCGCTCAAGCTTACTCACGTACTTCTGCTACTGGCGGCCCAGCGTATAGTTATACTGCTGCACCTACAGCTAGTCTTGAAGGCAATGGCGGTAAAGCAATTAGTGTTCAGATTCTACGTCAAGCTGTTGAAGCCAAGAGCCGTAAGTTACAAGCTCGTTGGACATTCGAAGCTGCTCAAGACGCACAATCAATGCATGGTATCGATGTTGAAGCCGAAATTATGGCTGCTCTAGCACAAGAAATTACTGCTG